GTGCATTTTTCACACTGTTATCAAAGTTCATCCTAATTTTGGTGCGAAGTTCCCTGGCTGTGAGCTTCACACGTTTACCCTTGACAGTTTTGGTGATCCGAAGACCTTGCTTCTTGGCTTTGTTTTTTAATTCAAGATACTGCATCTACTCTTGGTTGAGATTATAATATAAAGTTATCATTCTTAATTCTATTAATATGTTGGCTATTGGTCAAACCCCAATTTGTTTTCATAACATTGGAAGACGGCGACGAACCTATCGATCGCGAAAAAAACCATGTATGAAGAAGGTTGACAGGCTCGATTGTGCTATACGTCATAGAAGGTGTCTAGGTTGCCCATTCAATGACTTCTTCAGGCCCGACAAAATCAATATAAAATCAGATCAAGAAAAGTCTTCAGATCACCCGTCTCAATAAGTCTGGCGTATAACATACCTTCCTGATCGAAATAGAGTGGGTTTAGATTAGCCCTATCAAATACATTTTTAAGTTTAATTTTTAGTTTGTCTAAATGCATCAATACTTTGGATAATATATCAAAATCTAGGACCTGGACACCCATACGGAATGCGACCTTGTTTACACTATATTCACCCGTATCAGTTTGAACAAGAAATTGTTTTTTTATAAATTCTTCTATTTCGTTTCTTGGGCTAATCCCAATTTGATTTGCAATTTGTGTAATTTCCATTAAATTATCTAAACCCGCTACTAACTTTCTTATAAATTCACGCTTACCTTGTGGGAGTGACATCTTATTGTGTATAAAGATAAAAAACGCACCTAGGGTAAGATGACTGATGTATTTGAACTAAAAATTATGATTAGTAAGGTACTTCTTCCAAGAATTAGAAAACTCGAAGAAGAACTTGCGTCATTACGAAAACATACGTGGCCGTATGTACAGGGAAAAAAAGAATCTCATCAACTTGACGATATCGAGGCGAAGGTGGATTTTCTTAAACATCTCGATGAGGACACAGTAGTTGAATTATTGAGGGCAAAGGTAAAACTAAGTAGAAATAGTGGATTTCTAACTAGAGAATATGATATGATTTCTAATTTACGAAATAATTTTTGTTGAGCTATAGTAAAGATGTTAGGAAATCTATTCAAAACCTCCGGTGAACCCATGGGTAATACCCAATTAGGTTTCACAATTGCATGCTTGCTTTGTTCAGTGATGGGCCTTATGGGTATTATGAGAATTCCTATGAAAACACCCCCAATATTAGCAGCTTGTGCTCTTTCAGCATGCTGTTCTTCCAGTCAGACAAGTTCACTTGTAAATGACGTACAGAAACGTGTAAAAAAGAGTCAGGAGACTCCAGATGAAACTCCGGTTGAAACTCCAGCGGCGTAATAAAAAAATCATCACTTATACTAGATGGTTTTGCATATAGGGTATGTAATATGCCTAATTATATGTATATTTATTACAGGTGGTAGCACCACAACCATTTTACGAATGCCCCTAGTACCACAAACTGCCTTAATGGCAGCTTGTTGTTGTTTATCTTGCATATCTTCAACAACTACTCTCGCAAAAGATTTACAAAAACGTTAAATTAGAAGAAATCATCAGTCCTGTACATATTTACAGTGAATGAACCAGTCTTTCCCATTACGGTGACTGTTTCATTTCCGTATAGCTCTTGGCATCCAATGTCTTCCATGCAATCACGCGCATTGTGGGAGACTGATACTGGGTAAAGATTTTCACCTCCGGTGGTGGTGTAGTAATTGTAGCGATCACGGCGACCACGTACCTCCTTACCATAGAGAGGGAGAGTCTCATCACCATTCGTGATTAGACCCATCTGTTGCATGTGACCAGGCTTGTATTGTTTAATAGGGGGACCCCTAAATTCGGGTTCTTGGGTGTGACCACGACGAGTGGGTACTGGACGCACTGGTACTGGAACAGCTACTTCTACTGGGACCTCGACAACTTGGGGATTGTAGAACATGTAGCCTACAGCCCCCACGAGTACAATAACAGTCAGTATTAATAAGTTTGTCTTTTGCTTGTTCTTCATATACTATAGTTAAGGAAAATGTTTGAGATGAATATATGAAGGATATAACTATTTTTGACAATTTCATCAACGATGAGGAGCTAGAAGAGGCTAGACAATTCATTGGTGAAGAATCAGTCAATTTAGATAACAAAGATTTTGGATCTCCAATTCCAAATAGACAGTGGTATTTTTTGGAAGAAGATAACTGTTATAAAAAAGTTCTAATGGATTGGACGTTTGCTATGGAAAATCTTATCCCTTCTGCAAAAAAATTTATTTTGAAAATTAAAAACAGAATAGACAAATGTACGAATACAAAATTTAAATTAGAACGAGTTTATTTAAATCGTCAAGTACGTGGTCAAGACGTGCCATTACACACAGACTATAATAAACCGAATTATTATACATTTTTAATATATATAGGTGATATTACACCCGAAAACTACGATAAGGCTGGTGGAGACTTAGAATTGAACACTAAAGAAATTACTAGGATTGAACCGTTTACAAAAAGAGCTGTACTATTCAAAGGATATATACCACACCAGGCTTATGCACCTTTAGTCCCAGGTTTAACTCGCATTTCAATGGCATTAAAATTTGTAGATACGTCAAATGAACTTCCATTTGCTGTAAATTATAGTTAAGGAAAATGTTTGAGATGAATATATGAAGGATATAACCATTTTTGATAATTTCATCAACGATGAAGAGCTAGAAGAGGTTAGACAATTCACTGGTGAGGAATCATTAAATTTAAATGATGAATACTATGGTGAAAACCACCAATCAATAAATAGGAAATGGTTTTTCAACGAGAGAGATAACTCTTATAAAAAAGGTCTAGTTGATTTGACGCCTGAAAGCAATTGGACATTTGATATGGAAAATATTATTCCTTCTGCAAAAAATTTCATTTTGAAAATGAAAAATAGAGTAGAGAAATACACGAATATAAATTTTAAATTGGAACGAGTTTATTTAAATCTTCAAGTAATTGGTCAAGATGTGAAATTACACGTAGATGCTAATAAACCAAATGTCTATACACTTTTAATATATATAGGTGATATTACACCTGAAAACTATGATAAAGCTGGCGGAGACTTAGAATTGCAAACTAAAGAAATTACTAGGATTGAACCGTTCACAAAAAGAGCTGTACTATTCAAAGGATATATACCACACCTGGCTTATGGACCTTTAGTACCGGACATAACCCGTATTTCAATGGCATTCAAATTTGTAGATACGTCAAATGAACTTCCATTTGCTGTACATTATAGTTAAGGAAAATCTTTCACATAAAGACATGAAGGTCTTAGCGATAGACATTGGGTTTCATAATATGGGTTTGGTGTCTGCCGAGTTTGAAGATAGCCCAAAAATTGATGTGAAGTACATGAAAAAGGTAAGTCTCGAGGACTACAAGTATCTACGTTCAAACGACTTTGTTGACCTCATCCCTTTATTTGTTGAAGATCACCAAGATATATTTGATTCAGCGGATAAAATACTTATAGAGAGACAACCACCCGGGGGTTTTACAAATATTGAAATTCTATTAAACTACATGTTCAAAGATAAAGTTACTTTAATTTCACCTGTGAGCATGCATATGCATTTTGGTATGAGACACTTGGATTATGAAGAGCGAAAAGAGAGAACCGTACTAATAGCTGAAAAATATCTAGATGACGAGATTCCATATGAAAGAAAACATGATATAGCGGATGCTTTTTGTATGATTGTGTATTTTAACTTCAAAGTTACAACTCATATATTCGACAAGTTTAGATATTTTCCTAAGGTATAGTATATGCCAACAGCTAAACAACTCCAGAACGCAAAGACAAAATTAAAAAAGACTCCTAAATCCAATGGTAACAAACCTGTTATACCTACAGCAGCTCTTCTTCGTTTAATTGCTGCCGACCCCAGGATTCAAAGGAATCGTAATTTTATGAAACAAGTTCAAGAACTCGTCAAGAAGAAGTAGTTTTACCTTTGAGTGTTACTTTTAGTTCATCAAAGAACGTGTCGAAAACACCCAATCTATACTGAACAAATGCCCAAAGTGCGAAAAACATAGTCTTCGTCATCTTATTTACATCATTCTCTTCCATTTTGTAAATTGGACCCACTAACCTGCCCATAAAAGTTTCATCCTTCGATTTACCAGTCATTGCAATCTCCGCTTGGGTCAATGCACATGTATCATCGTTCACTGACCAATGATAAAAAATGAATGGTATAACCATCGAGTAAAACTCAAGATTTCTACGATTATTTGTAAAAGGTACTATCAAAATCATGAGTAAAAAAATAACATGTAGTGCAAAAATTATATTCATTTACTATATACAATGGTAAAAGAAAAAATTGTATGGAATGATCAGCACGAAATTATATTACGACAATGGGGTGAGGCCTGTGCGTGTTATAGGTTTATGCATCATAGATCATATTTACTCTATAAAGACCTGAGTATGAAATTTACCTTACCCGTCATTGTACTTTCGACTATTACAGGAACAGCTAACTTTGCACAATCTACACTTCCCCCCAGTATTCAACCCGCTGCACCATCTGTGATAGGTGGTTTGAATTTGATAGCTGGTCTCATTGCCACAATCATGCAATTCTTAAAAATTAATGAATTAATGGAAAATCACCGAACTGCGGCGTTAGCTCATGGTCTATTATCTAGAAATATTCGACTCATGTTAGCGATATCACGTGATGAACGTAAGAAGGATGGTTTGAAATTTGTTGAAGACTGTAAAACTGAATACGACAGACTCCTTGAACAATCTCCATCAATCCCTAAACAAATAATGAAAGATTTTGATAAAGAATACCCACTTGATAATATTTTTACAAAACCTGAAATTCTTAATGTGCGTTCAATTCCAATTCTCAAACTTCCCAAGACTATTGAGCCAATTGAAGCTATAACTAAAAATACACCTCTCGAGCGTGTGGGTAAATTTCTTTCTAAATCGAAAACACCACCACCAAGTGAAGCCAGTGAAGAATCTAATCTAGATGAAGTTGAGGAGTTAGAGGAAGAAGAGATAGACGTCGAGCAAGGTACGCCAAAAGAATAAACATAACCACATTGGTAAGAACTCCACATGCAACGTATGGTAAAATTTTCCTTTTTAAAGGTTCTACGATACGTTTATGTAGTGCGTCATTTTCAAGCACTAAATCTATGGCCTGATTAGTAAGATCATCAATGGACTCTTTCATTAAAGTAATCGAGCAAAAAAAAGAAGAGATAAATACCGTGGCAACAATTCACACGAAACAGATCAAACTCATTCGCAAGTACCTAGATGAAAGAAAGAATGTATTCATATGTGGGGGGTATGGTGTTGGTAAATCATACATTCTCGAAGAAGTGTTGAAAGGTTTAAGTCATGTTGAACTACGAACCGATCATCTAAAAAGTAAATCACCGTTTCTGACATTTATTAAACCTTCTACAAAGCATGTATTTATTGAAGACTATGATCCAGTGTTTAAACCTATCGTAGAACAAGTTTCGGATGGTGCCCCTCTGACTCGTGGTTCATTATTGGTGACTTCTGTAAACATGTGTATGTATCCAAACTTTGAAACCGTGTTTATCCCTAGACATAAACCAGATACATTACTCACACTTACAGAAGATAAGGGTCCCAAGGCTGAGAATGCGGCGTATAGATGTAATGGTAATATTCGAAACTTTTTCACTTATCTTGACGGATATGATGAAATGGATATTTTCAAAACACCGAAAGAATTTATTGCTGAAGTACTGTCAGATCCTAATCCTATACCTATTCATGATAGTATACACGAACATGGACACATGTGGGACATCTTCCAAGAAAATTACATTAATTCGAACGGTGTAGATGTTTTAAAAATTACAGAATCATTTTCTACAGCTGATTACTACGACAGTCATATATACAAATATGGTAATTGGAGTCTCATGCCTTATTTTGTATTACACGCCCTCACGATACCAAAGAAGTGTTTAGGTGAACCTCTCATGAAGGATAAAATTAGACCTGGGAGTTGTTGGACTAAACTTGGTAATTACAAAATGAGAAAGGGTAAATTTGAGGAAATTAAGAAAAAATCGAGAATGGGATTGGGGGTTGAAGAATTGTGTCTTTTGAAGAAATATGCAGAGAAAGGAGACCTAAGTAACTTGGTAGAATATGAAATCACACCTCAAGACTTCGACGTCATTAATCATTTGGCTGTTGGAAGTGGCTTAAAATCGAGAGAAGTAACAAAAGTAAAGAAAGCTTTGAAGAATGTCTACGAAGGATGAAGAACCTGAATCTGAAGAATATGTTAAGGTTATTGGGAACGAAATCCTCTTCTATGCTGACGTCGATCGGGAAAACGCTCTTGACTTCGTCGAGAAATTTAAAAAATTGGAGATCGAACTTCTTAAAAAGAAAGCTGAACTCTTTGGGTACGAACCCCTAATTAGGGTTCATATCATGAGTGAAGGTGGAGACATCTTTGCTGGTATGACGATGATGAACACTCTCGAATCATCTCGTGTAAAGATTGTTACCATCGCCCAAGGTTCTTGTTGTAGTGCCGCGACGTTCATGTTGCTTGGAGGTTCTGAGAGACTTATGGGGAAAAATGCATACGTCCTCATTCATCAAATCTCCACAGAATTATGGGGTAATTTCCAGGAACTTAAACATGAGCTGAAATCAACGGATAAGTTTATGAAAAATTTGAAGAAGATGTATCTCGAAAAGACTAAGATTCCTGAGAAAAAGCTAAATAAGCTTATGAAAAAAGATATTTACCTCTCCCCAAAAGACTGTCTCAAGTATGGAATCGTCCACGCTCTTGAGTAAGTGTAACCGAGCGTCGATATAGAGCTAGTACACATAGAATTATAAATATTATACAAAACGTGTTTAAATTTAAAGGCAACGTCGTGCTTTCTGGAGGCCTAAGTCGTTCCATTCTAGCGTAATTAACAACTGGTAATCCAGACATCTATTTAAAGTTGAGAAATTAATTACTCCTATAATGGAACGCCTTATCAAACAAGACAAACACAACCGCGACCGCTACATTGACATCAAGGTTGAAGACTTGAAGGATGGAACTGCGGATATCGTGAAGATCTCTGGTATCGTGGGGAGTGACAAGTTCTCTGAGTCACGAACCAACGTCAAGACTGGTTATGAAAAGGCTCTCAAGAGAGCCCAAACCATGTGGAATAATGAGCATACCAAGTGCAACCAAGTGTTGCCTATGCTCGCCAACAAGTGGGAGGATCGCCAGAAATACATCTCTGAGCCGTTCTACGTTCAACCCAAACTTGATGGTGTTCGCCTACTTGTCTCCAAGGATGGTGGCATCTCAAGAACTGGAAAGATCATCCCCGGAACTGAGATTCTTGGTAAGGGTCTTGAGTCAGGTCAATACGTTGATGGTGAAGCCTTTGACCCTAACCTCAACTTTGAGGAACTTACGAGTACTTTCAAGACTGACCCTCTGAAGCTCAAGTTCCACGTGTTCGATTTCTTTGATCTCAAAGCTGAAGCCCTTGCCAGGGATAAGATGACCTTCGAGCAACGCTGGGAGTATGTCAAGGATTCTATCTACAATCCTCATTACGAATTTGTCAAAACGACACTCGTAAAATCCAAGAAGGATCTTCCCAATGTGCACAAGAAGCATGTTGAAGAAGGACATGAAGGTACCATGATCCGTGACCGCTTCAGTGTCTATGAGGTTGGTCAGCGAAGCAACTATCTCCTCAAGCACAAGGATTTCCAGACCGAGGAATATGAAATCACTGGTGCCAAGACTGGTCACGGTCGTGACGCAGACGCAGTTGTTTGGGTCTGTAAAACCCAAGATGGTCAGCAATTCAATGTCAGACCTGAGGGTACCATCATCCAACGTGAGGAGGACTACAAGAACCACAAGAAGTACATCGGAAAGATGCTGACTGTACGTTTTCAAAACCTTACCGCGATTGGTGTTCCACGTTTTCCCGTGGGTGTTGTGATTAGAGATTATGAATAATGTTTGTAATAAATAAATGAACAGGGTCGCAATTGATATCGATGAAGTCTTAGTAAAATTCCTATTTCCCATGGCAAACCACCACCGTCAAGTTCACAAATTATGGAGTAAACCCAAATATAGATACGTGTACCGCGAAATATTTGAAGTAGATGAACCAACTTCACAAAAAATGGTTCACGAATTTTACCAATCCAAGGACTTCATGGATCTCACACCTATCCAAGGATCTCAGAAAGCTATGTTCAATCTTAAAAAGCGTTATGATAAAATGTATGTACTCACCGGACGTCAAGATATTGCCCGAGAAGAAACAGAAGCGTGGATAGATACATACTTTCCAGGTATATTTGATGATGTCATACTTACAAACAGTTATACACCGAATGAAATACACAAGGCGGATATATGTCGCGCACTTAATATAGGTTTACTCATTGATGATAACAAGGCTATATGTGATAAATGTATCGAAAATGGTGTACGCGCCCTTAATTTCATAGGAGATGAGGATAGTATTTATCCTTGGTGTGAAGAGAGTGATGTAAGTATTCAAGGATGGGTGGATGTTAGACAACGAACTTAAAATATATGATAATTATAGAATTACAATATGTCAATCGGAATCGTTTTACCGAGTGTTTTACATAAAATAGGAATCAAAATAGGAGCCGATTTGAAACAAATTGACAATTTCCATATATCAACTAATTATAAAAGTGCAAAATCGATGATTACTGACATGGATAGACCACGTCAAATAATCACAATACTTCCGATGAAGGCTAAAGATCCTGAAGATACTTTAGAATCACTTGTTAGGAGTATGGGTCCATTAGATATTATACTCGATTGTATGATAGACACTCCTGATCGTATACAGTCTAGAGCTGATATCTGTTTTGAAAATAGCACACAATATTTAGCGATTAATATCACAAGGGATTGTGTTTACGCTATGGGTACGCACATGGCGTATCTAGAAAACAAGAATTTATTACGTAAAATTAATAAAAATGTTAAATACATCGGTGGAATTGAAGAAGTTTAAAAGAAAAATTTCATTTTGATATACGACGATGAGATTTGCTGGTGAAATTATGATTGATGGGATTGGTGCAAAAATTTACATTTTCAAAAATTTATTCTCCGAAAGACAATTGAAAATGATAAGAGATGGGATAGATGAACATCATCATATAAAAGAAACATATTCCAATAATCATAATGTATTAGCTAATAGTTGTGATATAAAAGATTTCAATAATAGAGATGAAATTGAAAGTATTACAATGAATGCATTAGAATATATTCGTGACTATATGTCTAAATATTTTGGTGTAAAAAGTGAAATAAATAAAGACGTAATTCAATTTAGACAAATCTATGGAAAAACCACACTACATAGAGATGGCCCAATCAGTGATACCAATCTAAGCTCGAAACATATTCGTATGTTTTCAGTTATACTCGGTCTTAATGACAATTTCAAAGGGGGTGAACTACACTTTCCAGAGTTTGATAATTTTAAAATGAAAGTAGGAGCGGGTGATGCCATACTTTTTCCACCGTATTGGACACATGTACATGGTACAACCGATCTTATCGACGGTACTTCTAGATATACTATAAATACGTGGTTTGAACACGGATAAATAAATATTACCGTATATTAAAATGTTTGCCCTTCTTTGTAAACCAGTTGTTGTTCCAGTTCAAACAGGTAATCCTGTACTAAGAGCGAATGACTGTCGTATAGCATATGTAACACCATCTCAGACTCAAGAGGGTAAGCTTGAGATTGAGATACTTGAAGCACCACCAGTGTATATAGGTGCTGATAAACCGAGTGACAAATTTTAATACTCGTATATGTATAGGTATGAGGTTTATACTACTTATCTTATTTATTTCAAATATGATATTTAGGGCAACTTCTAGAATACCAATCGAACCTTATTATCATGACTTAACAATATTGAATGAGGCTATACTTATCAAAATGAATTTCAAAATAATTCAAAATGAAATAAAAAATATATATAAAAATTTCAACACAATAAATAATGATTTATTTTTTATGGGTTTGGGTAAATCTAAAACCGATTGGACAAGACTCTATCTGAAATGGTTCAATAAAATAGATCCCATAGGAGCGAATCTTTGTCCCAAAACTACAGATATAATTCGGTCAATGCCAAATATTCAGACAGCTATGATATCAGTATTGAAACCAGGTGCTAAAATAGTTCCACATAAGGGTCCGTATAGTGGTTGTATACGACTGCATATGGGTTTGATAACACCAAATAGTGATGACTGTTTCATAAATTTAGATGGAAAGTCCTATAGTTGGAGAGATGGTGAAGTAATTTTATTAGACGATTCATATTTACATTATGTTGAAAATAACACAAACAAATACAGAGTCATTTTGTTTTGTGATATTGTCAGACCTATGAATTTTATTGGTGATATGGTAAATAACTTTTTGATAAATAATTTGTCAGAATATACACATAGAGAAAATTAATAGTACCGTATAGTATATGTGGTATCTAATCACAGCAATTGTGTTAATCATTTTGATACTTATAAAGGTAAATCATATCAGTGGACCATGGGAACATTCAGATAAAGTTGTACGTGGAGAAGGGATTTCAAAAGAAGTTGACTGGAAAACGGCAAATATTTCGAAGTGTCCACCCAAGGTCAAAGAACAAGGGTTCTATTCATGCACTACAAATTATGGAAAGGGTACATTAGTAAGAAGTACAAATCAATGTGAAGTGCATATTCATGATTTCAATGGTGATATTTACGGCAAAGAGTTGAAACTAAAAGATATAAATATGCATAAATTATCTTTCAGTACTACATTTCATAAATCACCTCCTAAAAGCTGATAAAGCAGTCCCACCACCCTTTATCTTTGTTGCGATGAGGTACCCCACAGTGGCAATCATCACAATGAAAAACCCCCCACCGATTAAAAAGGTGTGACACTAACGGGAATCAGTGGGCCGTCTGGAGTCTTTTTCATAAAGATGACTTCATCACATTCACCACCTTTCATAGCCAACTCTGGTTCTCCACAGACTGTTCCAGATTTCTTGAATCTATCACAAGCACCTTTGGTCCTCTGCGCGATATTCATATTTTGGCTGTATCCAATGAAGGTTTTATCGAGTTTGCCACTTTCCCTATCTTTGGATGTCACTGTAACTTTCCAACAGTAACTACCAAAATCCCATTGCTTGTTTGTATCAACTGGGGGTGGTGGTGCATCTAGAGTGGATGCAGCGAGACGATGATTGAATCTCTTTTTTATCGCAATGACTGGTGAAATCAATAAATTAGCAATAGTGGTCATTACTATTGATAAGATTTGTGTTTTTAAGTTAATTAATTTATTTAAAATGATGTGTAATTCTCTGTAGAATCTTGAGGTTCTACATCAGAAGTTTCATCATTTTCTTGTGGTTCTGGTTCGGGAGTAGGGATGGGTTCAATAACAACTGGTGGGGTCTTCCTGGGTTCATTCAACGCAGCGGCGACAAAGGCGGAAGAAATACAACACATACTAAGAACACCAACACCCAATAGCATTGCACGAGAATTCGACGACATTTTATTATATTATACGCTGAGATTTTTACATAGTGGATGACACTATGTAAAAATCTCCTCCGACCGGGTTTGAACCGATGACCTACAGGTTAACAGCCTGTCGCTCTACCAACTGAGCTACAGAGGAATGGGTCCTCTCTACCTGATTCGAACAGGTGACCCTTGGAACTACAGTCCACTGCTCTACCAACTGAGCTAAGAGAGGGTAAGGGTCCATCACATATGCTTGTTCTGGGAGCCTCTTAAGGTGAACAGTCTTATGAGTCTCCCACATATGATCCGGAACGAGCTCCCACCAAGATTCGAACTTGGGGTGGTGGATTCAAAGTCCACAGTGTTGACCAACTACACCATAGGAGCCGGAGCCTCGGCTACTATATCAGTAATTTGATTCTTTTCTTTAACCTCGTATATATATTTGAAGTAGTACATGAGAAAGGTGAAAAGACTAGCGGCAACATTTGTAATGGTCATAGGTACGACATTATAATGGAATGAGTATACGAGAGACAGAACACTCGCAGCCAAGTTCAAATGTAGGAAGTGGTAATTTATAGCTTTGGCATCTCGATTTTTGTACACATGGTTAATTTCAGGTATGAACATAACAACGATGAAAGCGGATCCTAACAGACCACATACATCTATGGCGTTCATTCTTGTTGGTATATATTTTCTCTCGTTTAAGTAGGTATGTTTTTGTTTGTCATACTACTTTCATTAGTGATATATATTCTTGTGGAATCATTTCGTAAACCAGGAATAAACAAGACAGAAAAATATGAGTACAAATGCTTTATGCTCACAGTAAAGGATGCAAAAACTCGTCAGCAGACTTTCTTGAAACATTTTGATGATGAACAACCACTCGAAATTATTTATGGTCCCAACACTTCAAAGGTGAAAGTTGCACGAGAGTTTGAACATATTGTGGAACCTGAATACTTTGAAAAGGCTCTAGAGATACACTATGACCCCATGGTGAAAAGACCTAATGTCACATATTTTAACCTTGGAGCTATAGGATGTTTCGTAGGTCATATGGATTTTTACAAAAGGTGTTTTGATCAAGGTCTCAAATATGCTGTCATTTTTGAAGATAATGTGGTGATCAAATCTCCTCAACTTTTTAATCAAATCCAAGAAGTCATAGATGAAAAGGGGAATAACTTTGAAATGTGTTTCTTCCACTGTCTCTCAAGACTTCCTGATAAAACCGAGGGAAATCTCGAAAAAGTAAAATGGATATCGAGTACGAAGTGTTATCTTGTAAATGTTGACAATATGCGTAAATATAACAAATATTTCTATCCTATGGACAATCACATCGACATGAAACACGAAGATCTTATTCAAAAGGGGGCTAGGGTGTACTATAAGGATCTGCGTAAGTACATGCTCATTGATAGATCCAAGGGTAGTCTGATTGGACACAGTGACCACGGTGAGAAGAACTTCATCTCAAGGCATCACCCTCAAGCTACCCCTAAGGATGTTAAGTGGGGGTACTGATGTAAACTGGTCTTTCAGTCTTAATGATCGCCAAACCTGCACGTAATATAAATCGTGCAAATCTCGAATTGACCAAGACAACCGTATGGTCTATATATTTGTTAGAACTGTGTCTATGTTCATCTAACACACCTTTCATAGAAAGAATACGCCGTAATGAAATCCTTCTACAATCCGTAGCATCTAAAACAATATTAACACGTTTGTCCTGAGACCATACTTGAGTAAAAAATGAATCTAACTCACTAGCAGACGTCGTATCATTCAATTTAATCCCAACTTGTGTGGGAGTCATATATGAGTAATAGAAATGAAAATCACAACTTTTACAGTGAGGATAACCCACTCTAAAAGCTGTTCCAAACGGGGCTCGAACCCGTGACCTTGGCGTTATAAGCACCACGCTCTAACCAACTGAGCTACAAGAACGGTGCAACTTGATTATATTACTAATCAACTTGTATAACGGTGGGACCACCCACATACCAGATAGGAACTTCAACTTTAAGCTAATTTATTGAGGTTTAAGACGTTTGAATTACCACCTCCAAGGACTGTATTCTCAAGAATACTGATAAGCTCTACGATGAGAATAGTCTGTTGAGACATGACAACAGCTTTAGCGAATCGCGTCTTTGGTGAATAGTCACCATAGCCCACGGACGACATCGTAGTGAAGCTAAAGTAAAAAGGATCAAAAAGTCCATCCTCAAATCCAAACGCTGTTGGATCGGCTTTATGAATAGTAGCGTACACGAGACCGTACACGATGGTAATGAACAAAATTGTCAAAACCTTTGCAATCATTTTATAATACCCTGAGAAAATTATACAGAGTCAACACGTTCTAGTTCATCCATCTCTTTACTCCTTCTTCTGTTTATATTTTGAAAAGCTCCCAACCATCTATTTACTGCACGTCTAGAACCTGTCACAGATGCTGCATCATCACTCACTACAATGGAGAGTCCATTACAGACATCCGGTTTGTTTTCTTTATCTGGAAACTGAACCATGAATGCCTGAATAGATATAGCCGGTATATCTGGTGCGTCGTCAAGTAACTTATCATAGTCTTCCCTAGATTTCATAAGAAACTCAACAACTTCTGAGCGGTGTTTAACATCGAGTGATATTTCCATATCAATAGACCTATAGAACTTTGACCATTGTACGCACATAGCCGAGTGTGCCTCAGATAGAGGTAGAGATTGACTAAATTTACTGATAGATGTGAGTATACCACCCAAAACATTTAGGAATGCAAAGAAATACTGAATGACCATTATATTGTTTTTGGTATCTTGAGATACATTTTCATTACCACTGGGATTTAGGACGGCAAAACCACCGACACCCGTTATACTCGCTATAATTATACTAGGATAAGACAACCAATCATTCTGTTTCTTGTAGAATAGGCGTGCATGATTATGCAACCAGCGGTAACCAGCCGCTTTTTCAGCCCATTTTATAAGCAACTTTTCTTGTTTTTCGCACCACTCACAGTGTTCGTCTTGTTTAACACTCATGGTCTATTTTACGCGGATATATTTTTCGCACTCTCCCTGGCTAATTTATCAGCTTCTTCATTTCTAGGGTCGCCATTATGGGCTTTTACCCATCGCCATTCAACTACGTTCAATTTTTTACGCATTTCATCGATAGCAATCCACAAATCCTTATTTTTCACGGGTGCACCCGCAGATGTCATCCATCCATTCTGTTTCCATTTTATAATCCATGAATTTATTCCTTGTTTCACGTAGTTACTATCCGTAAATATACGCACCTCTTGAATATCTCTCTTCACAGACTCTTCAAGAGCTCGCAAAATCGCGGTCATCTCCATCCGATTATTTGTTGAATTAGGTTGTCCAGCACTAAGCTTAAAACTATCACTGACCACACCCCAGCCAGAAGGTCCAGGATTTCCCAAACTGCTCCCATCGGTGTATATCTCATACATGATTAGGTATTGGGTTTATTTTCTAAGTCCATTTTTGAGGGGTACTCTGAAGCCTTCTTTGGTGTTTTACATATCGTATCACCACAATGATCCCTGTTCTGATAGATAGAATTGATGGATGTTGAAATTTCGTTACACGACTTCAAATTCCAACGTCCCAATAGAGGTTTATCCACTTTAATAAAAAGTTCAAATACTTTCTTGAACATTATCTATAATGAGAGGCTTATCTTAAAGTTAGAGATTTGGTTGTATGGGTACACAAATGAAAATAGAGATCTCAAATGCAGATCTCATTGATAAGATCACAATCTTAGAACTCAAAATGGAAAATTTAAGTTGTGAGGAATCTAAAAAACATTTACAAAAGGAATATGACCTTATCGCACCCTACGAAATGAAAAGCTCATATAGAGAAGAACTAAAAAATGTAAACCATGGTATATGGCAATTTAGGGACATGAATCGCCAATTACATTCCAGGGGTTTTTATAACAACACCTTCGTCGTTAATGCTCGACGAATTATAGAATTAAATGATGAGCGTGTGAAACTAAAACAAAAAATTAACATTGAGACAAATTCTAATATCATAAATCAAAGAGGGTACGATACACCTATAACAACACCTTCACCCTCATTTGGTTCTCTAGAGGACCCTGTATTCTTCATGGACACACACTAAATCATTTTTAAACAGCATTGGTACTGTGCATTTTAAAAATGAGTTTTATTTTTTAATTATTTACTAAAATACCGTGTATGGACATTTAGTTGGAGAAGGCAAGGCCACCCATACCAGACTGGATGCGGAGGACGTTGTAGTTAGTGGCGAACATGTGCATGGAGATCGCGTTGTTGGTGGTAGCCGCGGTGACAACCTGGACCTGCGCGTTGTCGATCCTGGAGAAGTTGCAGGTGCCGGTGGGCTGGTGCTCCTCGGGCTTGAGCGCGAAAGAGTACGAGTAGATACCGGGGTAGGGGGAGCCGGTGTGGTGGTTGTAGGACTGGACCTGGTTGAAGTACTTGCCCTTCTGCTCCTTGAAACGGTCCTGACCGTTGAGGATGAGCTTGAAGGTGGCGAGGGGACCGACGGCCTCCTCAGTGAAGATGGAAGAACCGCCAATGGCACCAACCTTAACCATAGGGGTACCAGCGGTGGCGGTGGTAACGAAACAGTTAGAGCCCTCGAGGGAGTTCTGGTTGGAGTCGAGCTTGATGTTGGCATCGGTAGACGCGGTGGTGAAGTTCCACATACCGTTGTTGGTCTGGGTGTTGGAGAAGCACCACACCAATTCCTTGACGGGGTGATTGTACGAGAGGCGGACCTGCTTGGTACCACCATCAGCGGTAACAGTGTCAGTGCCGGTGTGCTGAACCTGCTCAATCAGATACTCGTGACCCTTCTGGGCAAATCGCCTACGCTCCTCAGTGTCAAGGTAGACGTAGTTGGCCCACACCTTGAACACAGACGCGTTGAGGTAGGTGGTGAAGTTAGACGCTAAATCGAAATCGATGCGCACCTCATGGTACTGCAGGGCAATTAGTGGGAGGGCAAGTCCGGGATTGCGGTTAAAGAAGAAAATAAGGGGGAGGTAGACAGTCTTGCCGTCACCCGCAGTGGTCATCTTACCCCAAGTGGCCTTCTTGGACTCATCGAGGTAAAGCTCGGAGTACATGCGCCACCACTTCTGGTAGTGCTTGTCAATGCGCTGTCCTCCGATCGATAATTCGACGTTGTTAACGGCACGCTCAGCAACCCAGTTGCAATCAGCCGCGGCAGTGGTGATAGTAGTCGCCTCATCGGACTCAAGCTCGATGTACATGTCACCGACGAGATCACCGTTGCGGGCAACGGTGACGGAGACGCGACCGGAGTTAGCGGCAGTACCGTTGACGGTCTGCTCGATGTTCTCCATCGCGAAGTTAGTGTGGCGCTTGTATTTCGCCTGGAAGAAAGTTACCTCAGGGTTACCGGTAAGGTAGACATCCTGGGCACCGTAAGCTACGAGTTGCATAAGACCGCCAGCCATTTTTGAGAGTTGTTGTACTATAGGCAGAGAAAATAATTTTGGGTAAATGTGCGAAATTTCGCGATCCAATTTTTCTTAGTCTAAATCAAATGTCAAAACAGCCTGAAGAAATTGAGGAGGGTGAAATCGTACCCGTACCCCTACCCGAATCTGAGTATGAGACAGAGTCTGACACTGTCGAGGAAATTTCTATGACTGAGGATGAAGTTGATGAATTGGATGAAATGGGGGATGAAGATGATGAGATGTTTGAAGATGATGGTGTCGATGTCGCGACCTTGATGACTTCACTACTCGCCACTGAAGATGGTGACACTGTATGCACTGCTCTGGTGAGTATCACCCAACAACTTCAAATGCAAAATAAAATACTCATCAAAATTTTGAGTGAGTTGAAAAATTAATTAGAGAGAAAATTCTTAATAATAGAAATGGACATTACTCACTTCATCGACAAGGAACCAAATCGTTACGAAGCGCTGGCAGAGCTTCAAAAACAGAGTATCCAGTCGATGAATGAAGATGCCTTAAGAAATATTGTCGTCAATTTTGAGAATTACTGGGATCTCAGGACAGAAGATTTCAGAAATGCTCGCGAACTTGGATATAGGCAATTTATCCACGAAGGTAATTATGATGAGAATAACAACCCAATTGTAGGTAGAATCGACATCCTAGCTGTTAAGGGTATTCGTGAGAAGCAACGACGCTTCCTGGTAGATTTAAAAGGTAGAGTGAAAGCTCTCAATCTTCAAACGAAAGAAGATGATGAGGGAACCACTCTAGTTATGCGAATTCATAATGTCCTAAAGCAACTCAAAGATGGATATGATAACATACGTCGACACTATACTGCGTATGAACGTATTGCAAATCCAACTGCATTGCCACAGACAAACTCCTTTTTTGATGCCTCAACTATGTGTGATGATGATTTAGATAATTCTATACCCCTCCAAAAATGTCTTATTTTCACTCTTGCTGAACTTGAAAAAGCCAAATACCGTAGATATAAGGGTCAGTGTTGTGAAGAACACAAAACGGAGGAAGGATACAATACAAGGGCATGGGAACCAAAAATGACTATCGAGAAATTCGTGTATTCATTAGCCAACAAAGATGACAATTTTGAGATGTGGAAAAACTTTACGAGTAAGGGGAGTATTTTCAGGGAAGTTATCGACAATATTTCTAAATGCAATGACAATCAGTTTCCGGATATTGAGAAGAGGCGTCATGTTTGGTCTTTTAAGAATGGTGTATTTGTAGGTAAGGAGTGGGAACCCACTAATCCAAATGACCCCGAGGAAGGTTTTTACAAGTGTAAATTCTACCCGTATGATAGCAATGACTTTGCTGTATTAGATCCAACTGTTATTTCTTGCAAATACTTTGATCAGGAATTCAATGAATTTCCGGATCTAGAAAGGTGGCAAGACATTCCAACACCAAACTTTGACAAAGTTTTACAGTATCAGAAGTTTGAAAAGGAAGTCTGCAACTGGGCGTATGTTATGGGTGGTCGTCTCTGTTATAATGTTGGAGAACTGGATTCGTGGCAAATTATTCCATTCTTCAAGGGTATCGCTAAATCGGGTAAATCTACGTTAATTACTAAGGTTTTCAAGAATTTCTATGAAAACCAGGATGTACGAACCCTATCGAACAATATCGAGAAGAAGTTTGGTCTTTCTTCAATCAAAGATGCATTCATGTTTATCGCACCAGAGGTGAAGGGAGATCTCGCTTTAGAACAGGCCGAGTTTCAGTCTCTCGTTTCAGGTGAAAACGTATCTGTGGCAGTTAAGAATAAACCAGCTGAAGAGATTCCAGAGTGGAAGGTCCCAGGAGTTCTTGGTGGTAATGAAGTCCCAGGATGGAAAGATAATTCGGGATCTGTTCTACGCCGTATTTTACCATGGAACTTCAGCAAACAAGTAAGGCACGCAGATCCTCGCCTCGATGAAAAACTTAAACATGAACTACCCAACATTTTACATAAATGTATTAGGGCTTATCTAGAATACAGGAACAAATATGGTGATGAAGATATTTGGGATGTCGTACCGAAATACTTTGAAATTATCAAGATGCAGGTTGCGAAGGTTGCAAACTCTCTGATTCACTTTCTGGAATCAACAATCGTCGACAAGGCTAAGGATCAGTATGTGCCCCAGAACTTGTTTGTGGCTGCGTTTAATACACACTGCAAAAACAACAATTTGGGTCAGCATAAGTTTCATGAAGACTTCTACGTGGGACCATTCAGTTCTTATGATATCGAGGTTAGGAATGAATCTGTCTCGTATAGAGGCAGGCAATACCCCGTCCAACCAGTTATATTTGGTATCGACTTGATTGAAGATCAGTTGATGACTGGCAATAATCATTAAAAAAAAATCCTTACAAATAGTAATATGAGCCAGTCGGTCAAAGAATTTGTCAGGCAATCCGGTGTCGATGTACAAAGCTCAGACTCTAACTCAAACAATAACTTCGCTCAGGAACTTGAGGCGGATATGTTTAGAAGACAGAGAGAGCAAGACCGTGAAGCTCGCATGAGGGCTGCGGGTTTTCGTGAACCTCTTAGACCCGAATTAATCCAGAGACCCCAGAGACTCCAGAGACCCCTCCCAGGTCCACGAGCTCTCCCTCCTCCACCCCCTAGACGGAGTCGTTTCGCACAGTTCGAAAATAACTCTCCTTTGGAAAATGAATTTGCGGACGTTAATGTGGACAAATTAGTAAATAATGCATTAAGAGAACCCATAAATACAAGTGAATTTGACAACATGAATCTCACTCCTATCAACGAAGCCGCGTTTGAAAAGGGTCTCGCTGAGATGAACCCAAATACAATCAATGAATTTGGGGCCCTCACTGATCTAGAAATCTCTCCATTGAAACCTGGATTGTTCGTTGGCACTATTAATAAATCATTTGGTAAAGAAGTTCGTTTGGACCTTTTACCAATTCTAATGAAAAAACCACTCGGTAAAATACCTATCGGTCAGGGTCTTTATATAGACACAAAAGAGATAAAGGGTATTTATGGTCAGTTTAAAACTGGATTTTCTCATACCAAAGAAGGTGGTCCAAAAGGAAGTATTAACAAACCTTTCGCCAGTGTGCAAATTATGGTGACCGTTTCGGATGGTGTGAATAGTCAAGGTGGACTCTGTAATATTTATAGGAATGGTAAAATACTTTTCCGAAATGGATTTGTTGGTACGAACATTACAAACCAACCTGAACTCATTCGTCGATTTATCGTAGATAATTACACACAAAAAGAACCATTCCTTTACAGTCCAATCGAGTATAACAATCTCAGTGGTCAGTTTAGTATAAATGGGATATTCACAAATCTCACTCGTATGCAAATGAAATTTTCGAAATACGGATCTACCACTTATGAACCAGAACTTTCACCTATGCTCTATGTCACCATGAAAGGGTACACACTCAATATTAGTAAGTCTGGCACCGTACAAATCATAGGTGCCAAGTCACCCGCTATCATGGAAAATGCATACAAAGCTGTAACTCCATTAATCCGTGAATTTTATAGAGATGGAGATGTTAAAATAGACAACACCAAACGCAAGACAAAGGCTAAGCGTAAGACTAAAAAGGTTTCTCCTCCTAAAAAGACCAAACCTATAGTAAAACGCAAAGCACCTTTAACAAACAGCCAAATCAACGCACTCAAGATTGATGGAAAGAAGTGTGATCGTATGTCTAGAGATGAACTCAAAACTCTTGCACGTAAAGTGGGTATTCTCAGTTTTAGAATTAAAAATGGTCCCACCACTCGGGACATGCGTAAGGATGAAATTTGTGCTGCTATAAAGGCTAAATCTAAGACTAAAAACGTTACTGTAAAAAATACCAATAAAAACAAGAACGTTAAATTATCTGGTACTGGTAGCACATTTCGCGTTGGTGGTAAACTGTGTCGCGATAAGACATTAACTGAAATCAAACAGTTTGCTGCATTACTTAAAATAAATACATCAGGTAAGCAGACGAAGGATGCCCTTTGTAAACAGATTGAGAAGAGTCGTAATAATCTTGCAAAGCCCAAACCTCCTCCTCCACCCAAGCCTACAAAGAGGAACGTACAGAAGGAAAAGAAAACACAGGTTCAAACTGAAAAGATGAAAGAGAGGGTAAAGAGGGTCGGATTAGACGACAATTCTATTCGTAAGGACCTTGAGAAGCAGTACGGTAAGGCGTGGATGAACCGATACAAACCTAACCTCACTCAAGACGTTAGAAACATCAAGAATGCTGCATCTAGAGTTAATTCCAATGATAAAAATAAGGCACTTGGTGTAGCGAAAAAGATGGTCGTTAATAGAATCAAGAAGGATATGGTTTCACGATGGAAAATGCAGAGAAAGCGCAATCTTGAAAGAAATTACGTGATGAAAAATGTAAACGTCACTGGAGTCCCTAATAATATGAAAAATAAATGGAGACAAGCAGCTGCTAATGAAGCTCTTCGCAGAAATAAAATTTTGACTGCTAAGCAGTTCGCAGGTTTAAAGAAAAAATGGTTAAAGGGTATGAAGAATATTATAGGTAATGGGAACGCGCGTAGAAATATTGGGGCGGCTCGAGCTCGGATTGAAACGTTATAATCATGGAGTACGAGTCGATGATGATACCCAAACGTGGGGCACTCCAAAAGATTCATGGATGGAAATGGCCAAAGAGGAGCTTTTAGATGCTATTATTTACACTGTGGCGGATTACATTAGAAATGTTAGGAGTGAGGGAGACCGTGCACCCCTTAGTTTTCGTAAAAATGATGAGCTTGATGATAACAAGCTCATCATGTCTATAGTTGATGACTGGGAATGTGTTGAAAGTCCACAACATAAAATGATGTTATGGAATCTCTTCAAAATGCTAGACTGTGATATTTTCAGGGATTAGGTAATTGCTCCGCTATTTGATTGCATGTATTAAATGCGGTGATACACATCATAGCGATTGAAAATTGGTAAATAGCTTGTTCCCACATTCGAAGTACACAAAATGGTACTATCATGAGCCCCGCACACGTACCATGAAACACTATAACTGTTATAGATGCTGAATCATTACTATGTAGAGCACCCGTCGTAAATACTATCAACACAAAATTGATAATATCTATTGTTCTTGTGTAAAGAGCCAAATTTATACCAGATGCAAGTACGAATATATACGCTAGAGCACGCGCAACGGGGTGATATTCTAGTAATAATCTGAAACGTAGTCGTGGTCGTATAATTTCTGGTGGTGGTTCCGGTGGTTCTGGTGGTGGAACCTCTTGGTTAAATGCTATCGCGACGGATCCATCTGGTTTTTCGACAACCATATGTCTGGCCTCATCCATAACTTATTATGTAAAGACGTTTATTGTTTAAGTTCTCTATACAGTGTAAAAAAACTGAAAAATGAAATTGAAATCAATATATAAAGTAAGACGCGTGGAATAATAATAAATTCGTTTAATAGTTTTAAATCTTCTTCATTGAGTTTAGCTTTGAATTTATGTAAATGTTCCAATAAAGTGTTCAACACCTTTAAAGCCAACAACATCATAGTTATACTAATAACGATGAAAGCTATGTTATAAAACATGTCTCCTTTACCACGATAAAATCGAGAATAACCCAATAACGCGAGTGATAAGGATATGTATACACCGGCATTAGCTAGACCCCTTTGGGCTAGGGCAAGTAAATCCTTGAGTTCGGGGTTCATTTAATATTTACTAACATTTAATTTTCCTGTTGACTATTTTTGTAGGTTCTGCTATTTGTTTGAGGTGTATGACGTGGTGAGAGAAATCATATTTAGGAAACATATCTTTGATTTTATTAGAAAGTACACCAGCTTGAACAATTAGAGGTATACCGGTGCATACAGACTGTTGTTCCATTGAGAGAAATTCATCCTCCATTAGAACAAAATTCTTTAGCCTATCACTACTCACTCCATCTGCATGCATTTTGACATACATCGCTTTGGAATCACCATCACTGATGTAAAAATATTTGGAACCGTCAACCTCATCAGACTTTGTGTGTTTTTCATACATCAAAAACAAAACAATAAGAATCGCTATGGCGTATATCATTTACTTTTACACAGAAATTAGTTTCGAGAGATCGGAAACCTTGTTGATGATATTGAAAAACTTGTAAATATCGTCGACTGCATCGGGCTTCATGATCTCAAGTTCAATTTGGTAGCTCGCCTCCTCTTCAGAGTCCATATCAGCATTATCACCTGAAGAGATGGTCATATCAATGCTGAGGTTCTTTCGCACGAAGGAGTGACGAGTCTTGGTTCTCTTTCGATCCATCTCATACTCCCCAGTAGTGGGAATTTCGCGGGCAACACAGAACCGTACATCGAGAGGATCACATTTGAAATCCTCTTTGACGACGCTAATCTTTTGAATCATGGTTTGTTCACCAGAATTTTCGTCGGATGTGATACGAACGTTGTTACTATCGTTGTAATACATATCAACAGTGGAGGTCTTCTTGCTCTCCCAGCCTTCGTATTTCTTCAGGCCTTCGAGGACCCTCTTCCACGTATCTTTACCAACATTAGTATCAAACAGGGAGCCATTATGCTTTCCAAGACGAATTTCGACTTCAATATCTCCCTCATGCTTATGGGCTTCGAATATGGGGAGAACACGATCGACAATAGCTTGGACGTTCATTTTTACTTAACATTTACATATTGCGTCTTTCTCTTAAGTGTTTAATGTACATAAAATGTAATGAAGGGACTCGAAAACCATGGAAATACTTGTTATTTCAACACCGCCCTTCAATGTCTGCTTTACATACCAGTACTATCAAATTACTTCATAAGACATCCATACCAAGGAGATTGTAAATTTACCAATGAATATTCAAAAATGGTCAAAACATATTGGACAAAAGGTCAGGATGAAATTGACATCAACTCAGTTCTTACATGTTTTCGTGAGAAGTTTCCCAGATTTGGAACAAAAGAACAACACGATGTGCAAGAAGCAATCCTGTGCATCATAGATATTCTTGAAACATCTAGACCTGAAATTAAACCATGGTTTTACGGAAAGAAGATACAAGAAACTATATGGCCAGGTGGAAAGTCAACAAATGAAGAAGATTTCAGTGTTCATTTGATAACATCCGAGGGTAAGGATATGGCTAACATGCTTTCTAAAAGTACGGATTGGAATACAATTGAAAATTTTGAAGACAACGAAGGGAAGAAGCACCATGTTGCAACTACCCGTATGCTCTTTTCAAAACTTCCTCAAATTTTGATGATTTCATTTGACAGAAAAAGTCATATTGAAATTATTGAAAATATATTAATTAATGAGCATGAATATAATCTAATTTCGACAGCTGTCCACGTTGGCGCACAAGACGACGGACACTATGTGAGTTTTGTGAAGAAACGTAATAAATGGTTTTTTATTAATGACGAAATGGTCAGAGAGGAGGAACTACCTGACGAAGCCGGATTCTATTTTATGGTGTATAATTTAACAGTACATTGAATAACCGATGGACTTTAATCCGTATCCAGTATCAGTGGCTGCGGTCCTCGCAGTGGGAACGGCAGTCTTCGCATTCCACTTTGCAACAACTTCAGCATCTGTGGTCGCCACACATGCGTCGGTAGCACCCATACCCCCACCACCATAACCCGCGTACCCAGCATCCTTAATTGAATAGTTACAGTTGCCACCATCCTTGGTCACGTCTATTTCAACCATTTTGCAATGTTGGTTAGTTTTGCGCATCGCGATGTACTTCTTATTGGTCGCAGTGGAACTCAATTCGTGGAAGGTGTGTGATATACCCCCATTTGGGGTGGGGTCGTCACTAGAAACGGGTACACTACTATTGATATAGGTACCCCACCATGTAGCGGCTTCAGGTTTAAACGCGTCAATACTCTCACATGGTACCGTTCCGGTCTGGGCATCGAAAGTTTGGTCGGTTTGACAGGCTGGACCTGAGTCATCCACTCCCGTGTCTGTGGAGTCGGTTGTTTCAGGAGTCTCCTCACCACCCATCATCATAGAAGCTACACTGGACGATGAACAACATACCATCATAAGTCCAACACCTGCTAACATTGGTACAGCAGCCATTTATATTAAGTCAATATTAAAAATTGGGTTTACAATCTAAAAACTCCTTCATCTTGATATTCTCTTTGATGTTCACAATTGTCCGGTAAAAAGTTCGTCGATTGTTGGGGTAGTTCTTATCGGTCCGCCTCTTTAGGGGTTTCCACCATAGGGGTTCTTCCCATGTAATATATTGACATTCGACGATGGCTCCATCTTCAAACCATGGTTTGTCCTCCATTCGGCCATGTGGTATTTCAGATTCGAAAAACAATTTACCCTTCTCTTGGACATAGAGTCTCCATGTGGGTCTACCGGGTTTGAATCCAGGTGTCTCTCTCGAGGGTTCCCACTTCATGAGAAAGTCTACAGTGTTCTGTTCTTGTGGCTTCCATTTGAACATCGTCTCATGGGTCCCAAGTCTTATGGGTTCGTTAACTGGTGTAAATACGAGACCATCAACTTTTTGTTGAACAGTTGGAAGGTATTCATCCATAAACTTCCTAAAGTCTCTCATTTCATGAAATGTTTTGCATTTGAGTCTAAACTTGTCAGACTTCATATAAATTATTGACTTCATGATACCTCGAGCTGCATCAAGTCTTTTCATCAAGTTAAGATCCCAAACTGATTCACCATTTACCCATACGGCATCGTATACCATGAGAGTATCTTCATACAACTCACCGTCAAGAATAGTTCCCTCGTAGGCACTTTTCTTGAGGTTGATAGGTACTTCGAACATATTGAAAGAGCGATTAACAAATACACACTTCTTTTTACCCTCAAACATAAGGGCAACCATCATATAGCGTTCTCCATCTGTTTTTTCACACACAAGGTACTCAGCACCTTTTAGAATGGGAAAGTGTTTATACTCAATCGAGATTGGTTGAGGCCCGGGAAAGTAGTCTTTACTACCCCACTTTGTGTGAATATACTGCACAACATATTTGTAAAGTGGGGATTCCAACTTTATAGACATATTGTATGTTCAGTTATAATCTTTAATCTACTCTCACACCTGCGGCGTTGAGGATATTACTTATACATTCATGTGTATAAGTTAACGTTAACTTAGCTGCCGTAAACGCATAAATTCGAACACCTTGATCAATAAATTTTTCGAACATCTTGGGATTGACCACCCATTTTCCAGATTTCTTATCCTTGATTGACTTAATAGTATTTTTGGTATTCATAAACCAAGCTTTGGCTTTTGTTGACTTTACTCGATAAATATCATTAGATATTTTCATAGAAACGTCCGTGTCAAAGTTAAGACCCATTTGTTCAACTGGTTCAGACGAACCGCTTTTAATTTTATGTTTAAATAGACCCCAATCAATACCATCCTTTACTCCAGGGAATACGACCATACCAACCTTTTCATGCTTTTCGAAGCACTCAGCAACTGAAGCATCATCTAGAGCAACACCAAAATCCACAAAAATAATTCGATCATGTGTTTTCATGAAACGTTCAATAAGTTCAGCTTTTAGGAAAGGGTCGTCATCTACATATGAAATTTCATTATCAACACCTTTCTGCATGCATGTTAGATTAATTCTAAGAACTGTGTGAAGTGTTTTAACACTACATGATTTCGAACGAGTGACTAACAAAGTGACAAGCTTCATACGACTATGTCGTGTCTAAGCCTTAAGCCTTTCATTCATACACCCAGAGAATGGCAAATTACCTACATGTCCAAGGGTTGTATTTACATCGGCGAAAATTTTACCTTCGCACTGTTGCCAGCGACGACAGAATGCGTAATCCTCAGATAAATACCTCCTAGTCACGGGATCTATCATACAATCAAAACATGCATGGTAGTCATCAAAGTCCCTATTTTGGTGATCATTCTTGCACCACAATTCTGGAAATTTGTCTTCTAAAGTTTTAAATACAGATCGTTTAATCATCATAAATCCAGTTGGACCATCTAAAATTTCAATAAACCCATTTACAACTGGTCGATTAAGAGCACCAAAGTTAATAACTAGACTTGAGGACAACATAGACATATCACGATCATCACCTCTCTTTACAGCATTTGCTGCCTGATCCCACATCACAACTTTCTTAGGATAACATGCGACAGATATATCGTGACCGGATTTTACTAGACGTACAACAGCTTGTGGATCAAAATGAACATCAGCATCTATAAACATGAAGAGATCACAATCAGTCTTTTGCATAAAACGTCCTACAGCTACATTACGGGCGCGGTGAACAAGTGACTCATTTTCTGTCGTATCTAAATACAATTGAATACCTTCTTTTATTAAAAGAACTTGAAGTTGAATAATACTACTCATGTACTTTTCTAGACACAATCCACCATAACATGGTGTAGAAAGAAACAACTTCGTCGTCATATACTAATACTAACTCTTAGCCTCTAAGTGCTTTTTAATAATAGCTTCTATCTTATTCAGTGTAGGGATAGAAACTGAACATTTGTCACACATTTCAGATTTTGTAACTCTATGACCAATAACAATGTATATAATTGCTGATGCCACACTATTAGGGGTTTTACTCATAAGTTCAACACAATCATCTGTAGCTCCACACATCCTATTACACTTGAGTCTTTCTTCTCTAGAAATTTCAAAAGCGTTCAATAGCCTCTGCATTACATCGAATGCTTTCGTCACATAATTTTTCTTTGTAGCACCCAATATATTGTCCTTAAATATATCAGTCGTTCGACTAACATCCTTCGATTGAATTCCAAACATATCCGCAATCTCTTTAGTTGTTCTTGGATTTTTTGCAAGTCTACATGCGTATAAAACGCAGTTAGCTTTGATTCCTAGGCGCACTGCACCACGGGTCAATTTTTCTTCATTGAATTTTCGATATAAAATTTTTGCATCCTTCAACACTGAATCTGGTAAGGTGTGACACGCTTCATCTATGTCACGGTATGCGTGAAAAAGTGAGCGATCCTTGTGATTCATTGACATGTGAAAGTTGATTTTTGCCATCCGTTTATTTTCGTAAGTTGAAGAGTGTTGTGTAGATATGATCGTACCCTTACCCCAATTTTGTGAGAACAATTCGGGATTTGCGTTAGGGTTACCACATCGAGCTGGATCATTTACTTTACCATCATCGGTCATACCACTCGTCCATTCAGCTGTGTCATCTATAAAATAAGAATCAACAAGTCCACACTCCGAACATGTCGGAAGACCCTCTCGTGAAATAACTTTCACACCTGAACACTCTATACAAAAATTTTTACTCACTGGCTTTATTTCGTTTTCTTTTGGTTTTAATTCTTCGATTTGTTTCCATATAGCTGCCAGCATTGTTTTGAATGTGGTACTCTTTTTTAAAATTTATAATCAACGCATCATACACTTAGGCGTCTAATTCGCGTTTCAATCGCATCAACGGTGTCCTTGAAACTTTTCCCACCTGATGTTGTTGGTTCCCATTCGTTCCAATCTTTGTCAATCGATTCATGACCCGGAGGTAAAGGGATATCTTGACCTGCAATCTCACTATCAGATACAACGAAACCCTCGAGGTCAGATTCATCTTCATCACCCCCTTCGTCATATATATCACTATCACTATCTTCGATGTCTATTTCCGAATAAAATGCGAAACGATTCATACCAAGGGCCTTCATTTCAAGATCTTCGAATGTAGTCCCCACAGGGTAGTGTTCCATTACACTTTCATAAGGTGCAGGTGAAAGCTCCGTCGCTTCGACTTCATACACACATGCACTTTTGTAAAATAATTCGGTGGTGTTGAGATATCTCAGGCCGAGGGTCTTGCCAGTATTCATTCCAACAATACCGTATATTTCGTCTTCAATTCCATCTTCATTTACTAAAACTTTTACTATATCATCTTGGTTTATTTCAGTTGGCACAATCATGCTTAGAGTTTTCAGACAAAAAATTATCAGCGATAATATCACAGATGAAAGTTATTATTTATTCGAAGGAAGGTTGTGAGTATTGTGACCACGCAAAGACACTATGTGAGTCGGAGAACATCGACTATGAAAAAATCATGGTAGACAAGGAAGAACTCAAGAAAGTGTGTGGTGGCTCTGCTTCAACTTACCCTCAAATATTTATTAACGAAAAACACATAGGGTCCTATTTTGACTTTCAGGACTATATAGAAGAAGAGTACGAACCAATCCTCGCCCCTACCCTAAATAGATTCACTGTGTTCCCCCTGAAGTACCCTGAGCTCTGGGAGCTCTATAAGAAGGCTCAAATGTCTAATTGGACTGCGGAGGAGGTAGACCTATCCAAAGACCTTGATGATTGGAAGACTCTAAACGATAACGAACAAAAATTCATAAAGTATATTCTGGCGTTTTTTGCTGGATCTGATGGAATTGTTTTTGAAAATATCAATAACAATTTCGCTGATGAGGTACAAATCTCCGAGGCTCGTTCATTCTATGCATACCAATGTCACAATGAAATGGTCCACGGGGAGACGTACTCTAAACTTATTGACAAATATATTAGGGACCCTACTGAAAAGAAACAACTTTTCGAAGCTATCCAAACTGTTCCCTGTATTGAAAGAAAAGCAAATTGGGCTATGAAATGGTTTGATACTAAAACTCGTTCTTTTGCTGAGCGTCTCTTTGCGTTTGCTTGTGTTGAGGGTATTTTTTTCTCCGGTAGTTTCTGTGCTATTTACTGGTTGAAAAAGAGAGGTCTAATGCCTGGTCTCTGTTTCAGTAATGAACTCATCTCCCGGGATGAAGGACTTCACCAAGAATTTGCCGTCGAACTTTTCAAATTACTCAGAAATAAACCTTCAACTGAAACACTACACACTATTATCAAAGAAGCCGTTGAGATTGAAAAGGGGTTCATCATTGACGCACTCCCATGTAATCTCATTGGTATGAACTCTGAGAAGATGGCTGAATACATCGAATATGTATCGGACCGTCTCCTCAAACAAATTGGTCAACCCCCAATTTGGAACTCCAAAAATCCATTCGACTTTATGGAAAATATTAGCCTTGACGGTAAAACAAATTTCTTCGAAAAGCGGGTGGGAGATTACGGAAAGATGGACGATACCTCAGACGAAATTGGTTTCGATGAAGAGTTTTAAACATTTTACTATCAATTTATCCAAATTGACTGGAAAATGCATGAATTAAATTACTTGAAAAGGGTGCCTTCGGAATCGATAGGCGCGGGTTCGAGGATACGACCACTGTCGACAATCTCAATAGAGGGCTCGGCAAATTCGGGTCTTGGGTCGGGGGCTTCCTCCATAGGAACTGGGGGTTCGACAACAACCTTGGTTCCCTTCTTGGCACCATCACCACATCCACACCCACCTTTCTTCTTTTTACCACCACCCTCCTTCTTGATGTTCATCATACCCCAAACAACGAGGATGAATACGAGGGTGTGCACAAGAAGACCTAGAGTCGAGGGGCAACCGGTAGGGGTCGCAATCCACGAACCGAGGATCCGCCTGACAAGACGGAACGTCTCGGGGTTCGCAACAATGAAAAATGTGAGACCAGAAATGATAGAGATGATTAACTTCTCCGCCTGCTTTCGGCCATTACATCCACATCCACAATCTTTAAAAAGACCCATAATTACTTTTGATATATGTCAACAAAAAAAACTTAATTAAAGCCAAGCCACCTAAGATAGATATAACCCACTACCAACAATGTCGCTCACTATCCAGCAATCTTCTGAATTCTCTCCTGCCAATGTGCAGTTCTCAAAACTTCGCAAGAACAAGAATGGCGGCAAGGCCGTCTATTTGAACGCCGGCGACAACAAAAAGCTCTACCTCCAGTTTCCCTTCATGCGATCTCCTTACGGCATGAGTGCGTTCACTGATGAGAGCACTGGTCGTACATCCTACTCTCTCGACCTGTCTTTCGACCCCGACAATGAGGAGGCCATGGCTCTTCACGAGAAGCTCAAGGAGCTTGATGATATCATCGTAAACACAGTCGCCGCCAATTCGCAAGAGTGGCTCGGCAAGGAGTTCAACGTTGAGGTTCTCAAGCAGGCTCTCTACAAGCCTATGGTTCGCCCCGGTAAGGAGCAGTACCCATCGACTATCAAGCTCAAGATTCTCACCAAGCCTGATGGGACATTTGTACCCGAGTCTTACTCTATGCAGAAGCAAGCTGTACCCCTCGATAGCATCGAGAAGGGTAATAAGGCTATGGCTATTGTTGATCTCAACCAGATTTGGTTTATCGACAACAAGTTCGGTGTCACAATCCGTCTCCAACAGGCTCTCTTCGAGCAGTCTGCTAAGCTCCCGTCATTTGCCTTTCAGGGTGTGAACCTACCCGATGATGACCTTCAGGTTGATGTTGAGGATGAGGATGAGATTGAGGAAGTTGATGATCAGTAAAAAAATATTTAGTTCAGTTTTTGAAAACAATTAAAAAAATTATAAAATCTAATTGATTCTGAAAAAAAATAAAAATATTTTAAAAAATCCTTCTTGGTAAGTATAAAAAACTTCTTACCAATAAGTAAGTATGTCTAATAAGAACATTGAGAGTAACTTGAAAAAATTACTCAAAGGTGAGAAGGCTTGTATCCCAGAACACTTCTTGAAAGTTCCCAGTTACAACTCACCGACCCTTCGTACCGGTAAGGGTAGGCCTATAAGTGAAGGTGCATTTGGAAAGATGTACCGTGGAAGCATTAATGATAATGGAAGGCGGTATGTCGCGTACAAGGAAATAGATACATCGGAAAGTATCGATGGCGCCTTCGAGTTTGAATTCAAGGTTGCCGAAAAATTGAAGGAGTTTGCGGTTCCTGAGATGTACCTCTTTAAGAAGTGCCCCATCCAAGATAAAACACCTAAAAAGGTGCGTAAAAAGAATGGTACATTGGTCGATCTAGGTGCGTTCCCAAAACGTACCAAACCCAAGGATATTCTTTATATGGAACTTCTTAATGGTATGTCGTTTAATTCGTGGTGGAAAACTAAACCATCTCTTGATGCGATGAAGTCTGTAATTGTACAGGTTTTTGATAATCTCTACCGAATTAACCAAAAATTTCCAGACTTCCGTCACCGCGATTTACATGGAGGTAATGTGATGGTTAACCCAGATGCTCTCAAGACCCAATACACATGGGACGTTGACCTCGGTCGTAAAGTAATTCGAAACGACCCAGGTGGATCTTTTAGGAGTCGCCTCGGTTCACCTGATATCAAAAAGTATAAGCGTACAAACGCTGGTGTTGAAGCGACTATCATTGATTTTGGTTTATCATACTGGTCCAGGCGTATGCCAAACCCAGAAACGGCTGATGGTGGATATGAGGGTGCGGGTATATACGGACATGGAATAGGTCCAGGTACGATTTACTATGATATTCATAGGTTCTTGTATATCATTTATGTTAAGGTGAGACAACCTGGGACTCTAAACGAGCGAGCTATTAAAAATTTCATCGAAGAGCTTATACCGAATAAAGAGTTCCTCGAGTTTAACGGAAAATTCACCAGCGAGGGATATCTACTCTCAGATTACCACGTCGCCCTCCGAGCAAACCTTCCCACATTCAAAACTATTTTGACACACCCATTCTTAACTGGTGATAAATCACCGAATAGACCAAAGACTCTCGCGGAGGCTCTCAAAAAGATTGGTGCCATGAAGGTTAAGACACCTCCCAAGATCAAGACAAAGACCCCCAGTCCCAAACTTTCAACTACGGAAAGGAAGAAAAAGATGAACAACGCGATTAAGAAGGCTGCGGCTGTATTGGCTAAGCCCAAAGCCAAACCGGCACCCCTGAGGAGACCCGGTGCTGTACGCCCCAACCCAGTCCCCGAGATTCAACCGGCCAGTCCCGAGCTTGGACCAACTGCACGAGCTATAAAGAAACTCATGGAAAATCAAGCCGTAAATGTAGAAGCCATAAGGTTGAAAATGGGTCTCCCCCGTAAGATTGGTGGTGAACCACTTCCTCAAAACTTAATGACTCCCTCAGCTAGGAAGAAATTTAACGAAAAGGTGAAGAAGAAAATGGTCGAGAACAACGAGGCACCCTACGGGGTGATGTCCCCTTCCAATATGATGGAATATGCAAGGAAGATTGAAAGTGGGAGGAAGAAGGCTGCGAATAAGCTAAATGCCAAACACAAGGAAATTAAGGCTACCAAGGGTAAGACACCCACACCCGTTCGTCTCAAGGAGAAGTTCTCTTTCGTCAATGTAAAGGGTAAGAAGCGTGAATTTGTCAGGAAGTTTGCATACGATAGGGCTTTGGCTAAGAACAAGGCTGAGAGGGCTAAGAAGAACGAGTACTGGCGGTCTTTCGTTGACGTAAACGGTAAGAAGCAGGAATTTGAGAGTAAGTCCGCATATCATGAGGCTAAGCAAAAGAACTTGCAAGCTTACGCCGCCAAGATGCAAGCAAAGATCAATAATCAGATTGAAATGGGACGCAAGGCGCGGCTTAACCCACAGAAGTACTCGTTTGTTGACTGGTATGGTAGGAAGCGTGAATACGTGAGAAAGGGTGCATATGAGAAGGCTTTGGCTAAGAACAAGGCATTTAGGGTAGAAATGGCGAAGCCAACATTTTCGGAAAGGGCTCTAGTGAAAAGGCAGCAACGCGGTCAGCCATTTTATATGATGACACCTCAAAACGTAAGGAACGCCATACAGGGTGGTAAGAATATGAAGTTTGTTGGAGGATCAAAGGGTTTCAAGACGGTCACACCCAAGGCCAAGACCCCCACACCCAAGGCCAAGTGGTCTAACGCAAATAATAAACAATTCATGGAATTATTGGCACGGGAAAAGAACGCACAGAGAAAACTTGCGAATAAGATGAACAAGGCGAGACCTCTCAAGAATGGACCATTAGACCCAGCTGTTGCGTACGCTCTCAAGACCCCTAAGCCTTCCACAGCTAAGAAGGTGGTTAAAAATTACATGAATAGGTTCGTAAATAAACTCGATAAAGATGAACGCAATATGCTCAAAAAGAAGATTTGTCAACCTTAAAAACCCGCTTAGTTCCCTCGTCAACTTCAGAGAGTATCTTAAACTTTGGAGTCTTGACGAGTTTGTCACCATTATTAGTCACGAATGATTTCATCCGTTCAACTTCACCACGGGGCATTTTCCTGGTGTATTTGAGCGTAACATTCTTGTTTCCAATAGTGAATACAGTTGAAGACATTTTTAATATTTACCTATAATAAAATATGCAGCGCTCAACAATTGTAGTTGCAGTGGCAATTGTCCTCGTTGTCTTTTTGCTCTATAGGACCAGGACCGGTGGTAAAAAGTGGACCATTTACGGAACCAAGGGGTGTGGATGGACAGTCAAGCAGTTGGATTACATGAAGAAGGCTGGTAAGCCCCACGTGTTCGTCGACTGTGACAAGGGTGGTTGCGACGGTATGACTGCTTTCCCTACCCTCAAGGGTCCTAACGGGGAGAAGATCGTTGGATACAACGAGGTTTAAATCATTTATTATTCAAGAGTTGATTGTATCAACTTATCAATAATGAAATATGGAATCTATTTAGAGACCACGTACAATCTGGAGGGAAATAGAAAGGATGAAGGCATCAAGGAGGGTGCTAATAGGCTTGAGCACAGAGATGTGCTTGACAAGCGAGCGGTTCCACACGAGGCGGAGAAGGAAAGTGCTGATAAGCACAGTGAGAACGAAGGTGAGAACTTCGGTGAGAACTTCAGACCTGGACTTGGCTTTGGCAACCTCGTGAATCATTTATTACATACGGATATTTTTTTCTAGGTAAACTACAAATGAGGGCTCTCCCCCTGAGTGGCTCAGAAAGTAGGTATACAAACAGGCGGTGGTCGACACCAAAGGGTATTGGAAACAATAATTGTTATGCCTATGCCGTTGGAGACTACGAAGCGTATAGGTGGCAGAAGTCTATACCAGGTGATCGTTCTGGTCTTTCAAATGGAAACCACACCTATACCCACTGTACTGGACTTCCTCGTCGCGTTATTTCTGACAATCCTAAGAGGGTGTACAAGGCTGGTGCCAATGAAAAATGCAAAAAAGGATATTTCAAGGTCATGATGTTTGTTTCGCCTGGAAGACCTATGAACTACATTCGACAAGGGGATTTCCACTTTTACAAACAGCATGGGGTGGTTGAATACAAAATCAAACCTGGGGATACTATCAAAGCTGTAGCCAAATTCTTTAAAGTACCTGAATCGCGGGTCAAGAAAGGCGGTCAGTTTAAGGTTGGTAAACGTGTAATTTTTAAAGCCAATGTATTCAGTCACAAGCGTGGTTGGGCCACTGGTCCGCTTCTGACTGATGCTAAAGGTAAGGCCATCACTGACCCCCGTAAGGCTTCTAGGGACTATCCAGGTCTAAACTACGAGAAATATTGTAGTTCATTCTGTGTCAAGGACACTGGGATCAAAGTCGGTAGGACTCACCCCAAGGTCCGCTAAGATACTTTCAAGGTCTTCTTGTTGATCCACATCAAAATTAATGTCAAATAGATCTAGAACCTCAAATATAGACCCCTCATTCAAGGACACAGAATTCGCCGTTGCTGTGTAATTGTTTTGTATAGTGACTGTAATTTTAAATTGTGTACCATCTATCACTTTTCGACAAATGGGGCATGTATTCTTACCTTGGTTCTTCCATTCCTGTAGACAGTGGGAATGAAACATATGTCCGCACCGGGCTGGAGGGTTGGTCCTCGTACACCGGACTTCATTCAGACATATGGAACATGTTGACATTCTATAGGAAGGTTTTAAAGTTTTTTTGGGGATTTTTCTCAGTTAGTAGATCTTGGAGGTATCCACGAGAGGATTGTCACACTTAATGCATGGTCCCTTACCTTGTACATTCTCCTGTACCTTGGTGAGGAGCTGAGGACCCTGAGATTGGAGGAGCTTACGGTAAGAGTAGTTGTCCTCGAAAGAAATACCATTTTGCTTCATAACATAGTTGTTAAAGAGCTGAGCTGAAGAGTTTACGGTGAAGCACCGACCATCGGCCATACCAAGTCGCTGCGACATATTGTTAATATACACTTAGAATTTTATTTGCCTGTTGGTAATTGTTCTCATCCAAGAATTGAACCCTTTTTCCTTGAGAAGTTTGACAAAAGGATCACATCTATATCCCAAATAAATATCAAATACATCAGTTTCTTCTGTGCGTGACACTCGAATCTGGGGATTTTCATTTATGTGGTTGTTGATGATGTTGTAGGCAAATGCAATCTCCTTGAGGGTCTCCGCCCCTGTAATGATAATTTTACCGGTACTGAAAATACTGGTAGTAATCTCCTTCATATCCTCTGAAGGCTTGAACTTGATCTTCACTGCAGAATACCTATCTGGTTCAAAAGAAACCTTAAAAATATCATCATACTCCTCAAACCAGTCGGCAACCTTCATGAGGTTGATATTGTAGTTGAGACTGAAGTTGGAGTTAATCATAACAACACGGAACGAATCCACTGGTACTTCAATTTTCAAATCCAAAAAGGTCTTGAAAATGTGAATGAGTTGGGTGATGATGCGTTTGCAATCGAAGAGATCGCAGCATCCAGCCACTTGGATCGAACCATTGGGGAATACCTTCACAGACTTAGTACTGTAGGTGTCGTGGTATGTTAGGGTCACCTGGTTGTAGAAAGTCGTCGGTTTCAATTTCCACTCAAAACCATCTGTTTTGGTACCCACACGTCGCATCTTATAGGAACCAATTTCTTCGAATAAACCTCGAAGTCGCTTTATATCAATCTGTTGCATAAAGCTCGACACCATAGTGATTGTTGTAATCTTTATCCATGAGGGTCTAGTCTCATCCGGTAGTTCTTTTCGTATCTCATCGAGAGTGAGGAGATACGAAAAGCTATTATTTGCAATAGTTGAATACATTTTTGGACATACTTTTTACAATGTGGGTGGCTCACTTAGGCCTTCGTTTAAGGAATTGTATACGTCACAGGAAATGGAGATGGAGATAAATCAGAACCCTTGTTAGAGTCATCTCTTAAAATTTCGACACCATTTTCTTTTATCATCAGAGCTGGTGTGTAGGTAGGTCTGTGAAAGCTAATTTCTACCTCCCCTATCTTTTTATCACTCGTAATCGTAAAAAATTTTTCGGGGGGTGTATGTTTGTTCCATGCAGCCATAGTTATGGCTCCATCCTCATCTAGATAACCCATGTCTCCTTTACAGTCCCAGTTGTTCTGTGTGTCGTGCTCACAATCATATTTAGTAGGCGCAATATGGAAAGTAATTTCATCCTTAGACACCCTATTTCCATCAATCTTTATATCGCTAATAACTGAACCATGATCACTATGTTCAGTCTCACTTACGATATGAAATTCATATGTGAAACCACCAGCTCCAGCTCCAGCACCCGCACCCGCGGCTGGGTCTTCTTCACTACCACCACCCATCAACATAGAAGCTATACTGGAGGACGAACAACATACCATCAAAAGACCAACACCGGCTAACATTGGTACAGCTGACATGATCTTTATATTACTTAGAGATAAAAATTTATATAAAGATAATGACGTCATTTCTTAAATCCGCAAAGCATGTTTTTGATGTGGAGTCTGATCTCTCCTATGTTGAGATTGTCTATGACCGGTACATAAGGAATAAGGGATACTCGACCTTCACCGATTACCTCAATACAGAGCCTTTTGCTGATTGGGTATCCTTAGAATCTGGTAATCACTCAATTGTTTATGAGAAGTTTCTTGATACAATGGTTAAGAAGACCCTAGAGGTGAGACAGCGTATGGCTGAACTGTCACTCGAAAGTTTCTTAACTTACGACCAGGATATTCGTAAGTATGTACGTGTAGCGCACGCAGTTAAGATTCTAGATCCAACATTCCAGCCACCCCGCATTAATATGGAGAGTGCTTGGCAAGTGGAGTTTATTAAGAAGTTTTGTAAGAAATCAATAATAGATTCAATTCAAGAATGTAAAAAGAAGTCCCGTCTCAAGTATTTCTTCAACGTACTAAAATTAATAGAATTAGAGCAATAAGAATAGAAATGACAATTAATTGAGTTGTTGTATTTTTACGCTCAACACCAACAACAACTGGTTCCCTCTCCCTGCCACATCCAAGTCCGTAATCAATATTACGGCGGGGTTGAACATTCCTGTCTATACGGCAAGGTTGTTTCTCAGGTTTGCATAGTCCAACTGTGCAAAAAACACTTTTACCAGTGGGTGGGATACCTCCACTTTTAGGAACTTCTTGAAAATCTTCAAAATTACCCGTCTGTCTCACACCTCCTGGAAGGGAGAAATCGTGTTGGACAAATGGGTTGATGTCATCAATGGCAGCTTGATCATTGAGCATAAACTCACTCATTATTGTTATTACTTCAGATTATATTTCTTGTCCACCATCTTGATTTTATGTTCATCCCACATCTTGTCTAAATCGACATTTAGCATATGTGCCAATTGAAAGAGATAACTGAACACATCCCCCATTTCCATCATAACATCTGTTCCTCTCTCCTTTTTTAGATTTGTCTTCTTGTATGTTTTCTTATATTGTCGAATTGCGGATGCGAGTTCGCCAACCTCTTCTGTCAGGAGAAGCCACACTGTATCAATGGGGGCACGATCCCACCCCTTAGACCTACACACTTTTTCTGTTTCACATTTGTATTTGTTAAGACTCATACTTATTCTACAGGAGACTCAAAGCTTTAATTGATTCCAATCTTATTGTTAAAATCAATTTTATTTCCGGTGGTACTGGTATTTACAGGTCGATCCATGGGTGTACTAATGGTATCGATATCCTCAGCATAGGCAATATATTGAGATACACCAGTTTGAATTTGAGACATGGCTGAAGATATGACCTTGGTGTTCATATACTTAACCTGTTCATTGACTTGAGTGTATTGATCACCAGAGTTGTTGATAAATACAACACGCATCATGGCGAATAAATCATCGGGGTTCTGATAATCTATGGAAATGCCAGTCTTATTTTTAAACGCCTGACGAATTCCACGTTGAAGAAGATTCTTGTTGAAATCCGAAAAGAACAAAGTGTTCAGTGGGGTCTCACACTGCTGAATAGAATTAAGGTGGAGGTTATCACACATTTAATATAACCCCCGAAAAAAATTGTCTGTACATATTAAATGTTGACCATGTCTGACTTCGATGAGGCGTACGCCAGCAAACCCAACAATGTCGAACCAATTCCATGCAAGGCTCCCGAGTGCTTCGTGGGTTCTTATCCTCCTGTGGCCAAGGCTGGTGAGCCCGGTCCATTTTTCGTAAACACTTACCTTCTTCAACCCAATCGCAAAATGGAAGTGGCGGGAACAGTTTCTGTTCGAAGTGCTGACCTCGAGTGTAAAAAATAAGGTTAAAAATAAAACTTGAACAGAAAGTATATGAGGGTCATTAAACGCTCAGGTCGTATTGAGGATATGAGATTTGATAACGTCACCAATAGGATCAAGAATTTAACGTCTGGACTTTCAGACAAATGTGACTCTCAAAAAATTGCTCAGCAGGTTTTTTCATCAATGTATGATAACATCACCACACAGGAAATAGACGTTCTCTCTGCTGAAATTTGTATTGGTTTGATTACATCGGACCCGGATTATGAAGTTCTCGCAACTCGTATTATTGCGAGCAATATTCATAAAGTATGCCCTAACAACTTCCATCTCGCAATGCGAAAGCTTCAGAAGGCGAATATTATCACAGATGAAGTCGTTGAGGTTGCTCAACAGGTAAAAGAACATATTAAAACAGACCGAGATTTTGACTTTGGTTATTTCGGTTTAAAAACTCTCGAAAAAAGTTACCTTCAAAGGGTTGAAGGAAAGTTGATTGAAACTCCTCAATATTTGTTTATGCGTGTTGCTATCGGTATTCATGGTAAAGATATCCCAGCTGTTCTCGAAACATATGACAAGATGTCCCAAGGTTTCTTCATCCATGCTACACCCACTCTATTCAATGCGGGTACACCACGACCTCAGATGTCCTCTTGTTTTCTTATCGCAAACAAGGGTGATTCAATTGATGGCATTTATGGAACTCTAACTGAGTGTGCACAAATTTCAAAGTGGGCTGGTGGTATTGGTATGCATATCCATGACATCAGATCTAATAAGTCCCGTATTCGAGGCACCAATGGTCAATCTGATGGTATAATCCCAATGCTTAGGGTCTTCAACGCCACCGCACGTTATGTGAACCAAGCTGGTCGTCGTAAGGGTTCGATTGCTGTATATGTTGAACCATGGCATGCGGACATCATGGATTTCTTGGAACTTCGTCTCAACCAAGGTGATGAGGAGGCACGTTGTAGGGACCTTTTCAGTGCTATGTGGATTCCGGACCTCTTCATGAAGAGGGTCGAAGAAGGTGGTAATTGGTCTCTGTTTTGCCCGGACAAAGCCCCAGGTTTATCCGATGTATACGGTGAAGAGTTTGAGGCTCTCTACACAAAGTATGAAGAGGAGGGTCTAGCTAATGCAACTGTACCAGCTACAGAAGTTTGGAAGGCCATTCTTAAGAGTCAAACTGAGACTGGAACTCCCTATATGCTGTATAAGGATGCGTGCAATAAGAAGTCCAACCAAAAGAACTTAGGAACTATTAAGAGTTCTAACTTGTGTACCGAAATTATTGAGTATACAGACAAAGATGAGACCTCGGTGTGTAACCTGGCGTCTATTGCACTTCCAAAGTATGTAAACAAGGAAACGAAGACATTCGACTATGACAAGCTCCATGAAGTCACTAAGACTGTAACTAAGAACTTAAATCGAGTTATTGATAGGAACTTTTACCCAGTTGAAACTGCTCGTCGCTCTAATATGAAGCATCGTCCAATTGGTCTCGGTGTTCAGGGACTCGCAGATGTTTTCATCCTATGTGGTCTTCAATTTGACTGTGAGGAATCCCGTCTTATGAATGCACACATTTTTGAGACTATTTATCATGCCGCACTTGAAGCGAGTTCGGAGTTGGCTGAGATAGATGGTTCGTATGAAACTTTTAAGGGTTCTCCAGCTTCTGAAGGTATTCTTCAACCAGATATGTGGGAAGGTGAAACCAAATTTAGTGGTCGATACGACTGGGATGCTATGCGTGAAAAGGTAAAAACAAAGGGTCTTAGGAACAGTCTCCTTCTCGCTCCCATGCCTACAGCCTCCACCGCACAGATTTTGGGTAATAACGAATGCTTTGAGCCATATACAACTAATATCTATTTGCGCCGTACACTCGCTGGTGAATTTGTTGTTGTCAACAAGCATCTCGTCGATCATCTTAAGAATGTAGGTCTCTGGAGTAAGGAAATGAAAGACCTAATGGTTAAGGCTGGTGGTTCTATTCAGAACATTGTAGACATCCCTGATGATATTAAAACTCTTTACAAAACCGTGTGGGAAATTAGTCAGAAATGTATTATCGATATGGCAGCTGATCGCGGTAGGTTCATAGACCAGAGTCAGTCGATGAATCTTTTCATTGAAAGTCCCACAATGTCCAAGTTATCTTCGATGCACATGTATGCATGGAAAGCTGGTCTCAAAACTGGTATGTACTACTTGAGATCTAAGGCAAAGGCTCGACCAATCCAGTTCAGTCTAGAGCCAGATTGTGTGGCCTGTTCGGCTTAAAGTTTTGAACCTAAATATGAATTAGAAAGATGGACAAGGCTATCGACAACTTACAAATTAACGCATTTAATAATCGGAAAATTGTCATAAGTACAAAGCAGGGTACACCCCTGCGTGTCCAATTTCCTCGGATGTATATGCCATTTGGTGTATCAGGGTTTACACCTGAGGTTGGTCAAACTAAGTACAATATTGACTTTGCAATCAAGGGTTATGACGAGGAAGATAGCTACATGAAGAATTTTTACGACTCTGTGCGTAAACTTGAGGATCAAATCATCGATTCGGTTGTCGAACAAAGTGAAGTAATTTTCGGAGCACCTATGACAAAGGAGCAATTGTTACCAATGTTTAACTCCAACGTAAAGGAGGCACCTGGTCGCGAACCAAAGTTTCGCGTTAAGGTTGATACGACTATGGATGATCAAATCAAACCAAATGTATTTGATGCGGATAAAAACCCACTAAGGGATAATGCGACTAATGGTCTCTATGCAAGAAATTCGGGACATGCTATTGTTGAACTCAATAGTGTGTATTTCTTGAACAGAAAGTTTGGGTGTACATGGAAGCTTCATCAGCTCATTGTTTACGAGCCACAGAACTTGAAGGGATTTCAATTCGTTATTTAGAATTAGATTTACTTAACATTAATATACTATATATAGCCTGAGCCTCCTTGAGCAATTTACCCTGAACCCTGGTAAATTTCTGTGGGTCCAAACCAAGCTTAATTTTAGCCATTCTTACAGATTCTGACCACTGAGTGAGTGTCATCTCTTACTTACTAGCTTTGATTATTTTTTTGTAGCTCTTGCTACCCTTCTTGGGGACGAGGCAGAAAGAGTCCTTCTTCTCAGCCTTCTCCTTCGCGAGGTCAATGAAAGCCATGAACTTGGGGTTCTGCTTGAGAGACTTCTTAGCAGCCTTACTCGCCGCCTTGGAGATAATACGTCCATCCTTCATCATAAGATCCTTCTTGGTGAGACCACCAGAGGTTGCGTTAGCGTTACCGTGGAAAACTTCGGCGCGGGAACCAACAGTCATTTATATTAAGCACGGAAAATATTCTTGATGTCCAAAATAGATATTTTAGCTGTTGTCCTGTTCACAGGGATTTGCGTTTTTACACGGTCATCGTTAAGAACCTCTGAGCAAACGATAGATTTATGACCTTGGAGTGCCATCATTTCTTCTTCCACACTCACAAACCGTGGACACTCCTTGTAGACCAATTTTTTAACGTAAACGGCTTGATTTTGACCGGTTCGATGACTTCTACCAATCGCTTGTAATTCAGTTGCAGGGTTCCATGCTGGGGCTGTTATGTATACTCGAGTCGCATCCTGCAAATTTAATCCCTGCCCCCCACTCTTGATCTGAATGATGAAAACAGCTCCTGGGGCTGCACTTTTAAACGCATTTATTTGCCTGACCCGTTCATCTTTAGGAACTGACCCATCAATCCTGAAAACTGGGCAGTCCAATTGAGACTGAATATAGTTCATTTCACCCCTGAACTGACAAAATACCAAACTCTTCTCCTTAGGGTGTTCTTGAATCATCCTGAATAAAGTTTCCATCTTGTTAGATCGACCTTCCCACTTTGTTGGTTTGGTTCCATTCTTCACACCGACCCCATTTAGATACATCTGTGGCCAAATCATACACTGCCTGGCACGGAGAAGGCACTCCAAAATAACCATATTTTTGGAGTTAAGACTTTGGGCATTTTTGAAGGCATCTTTGATAATATCCTGAGCCTCCAAAAAGACAAATTCGTAGAGAGCCTTCTCTTCTTTGAACATATCAAGTTCCACATTTTCAAACGTACAAGGTGGGAGCCGAAGACGTTCGTTAATCTTAGCGAGATCATCTTTGGTTCGACGAAGGATATAGATATCTTTGATCTCTTTAGTCCTTCCTTGAACAAAATTCTTGGGAATTCCCAAAAAAGTACAAAGAGACACAAAATCATCCATTGAATTAAATACCGGTGTACCAGTCACAATCCATTTAATATCTGTCCTCAAACGACACACACTTTTGAACAATTTCGAAGACTTGTTTCGAATCTCGTGGCCTTCATCCAAAATAACGCGATCCCACGTCATATAATGAAGTGGAGTGGGTGCACCAACCTCAGCACCTTTGATAGTGAGAAGTGTGTAAGGTGCAATAGTGATATGTGAATCACTACACACCTTACGTTCATTTCCATCGTAAATGTTTACGGTAAGATTGGGTGCAAATTTCTGAATTTCCTCATGCCATTGAGTGATAATAGATTTGGGCACGATGATGAGTGTACGACTTTGTGGATTTCCAAGTATTGTAGAAATCAATTGTACGGTCTTGCCCAAACCCATTTCGTCACATAAAAAGCCTCCCTTGGGGCCATCACTTTGATTTTCCATTCCAAGCATCCATTGTACACCTTCTCTTTGGTAGGGTACGAATAGACGCCCGTTTAGGGAGTCTGTTGCGAGTTTGTATTGGTCTTCAGTCGTCATCGTAGAAGTCCTCCCCGGGGAGTGCCTCAATTTCACAGACAACTGGTGCAGGTTCTTTTTTCTTTCGAGTCTTCTTCAACTTAGGTGGTGGAAGTTCATCTATGTGTTCTCTAAAATAGAGAACTTTGTCCCAAAATTCCCTCATGACTGGGAGATAAGTCTTCCACCATTCACGATCACGGGGAACGTTAACTACATCAAATTCTTCTGGTTTAGGCCAATTGGTTTCAGCTGGTTTGTATTGGATGAAGTCTGCCGATTCTAGGTCTAAAATCTCCATACATAGTTGAAGCTGTGGCATGTAATGAATAGGCACTTCCCCGGGTATGATTGCTCTTTGTGGAGGACATTTAATCTCTACGAGTTTACCAGATTCGGTGACACCATCAGGACTTCCACCTAACCAATCTTCAACTGGGTGGGGGCATAGACCAAGTTCATGGACAACCTCCCCATGCCTCTCTTCATATAGAATACGTGCTTCATCCTCATACTTCTCACCGTGTCGTGTAGCTGCATTTCCGGTAAACTTTTCACCGAGACCACATTTTTTGAGTAGAAGTCCTTCAGGTGTTTCGTATTTATTAACACCAATGGCTGTAGCGGCATCTGAAGCGGTTAACATTTTGCCACGAAGAGCAAGCCACTCTTCTGATTTCTGCGCCGCATACTCACGATCCAACGCTGCTTTAACATTCGGGTGCATGTTAACTTAATTATAATTGTATTTTTTAACCTCATCTAGGACTTGAAAATACATTTGTGCCGCATTTTGTTCAGCTTGTTTTTTACTTTTTGCAGCACCTCTCGCACGAAACATATTGTCGATGTAGATGTCAATGTAGAATAAACCTTCGTGATGAGCACATACACGGTATTCTGGGAGTGGCCAGTTATTTACTTGACAATGACGCATGAGATGGTCCTTATAGTTATCATCAACCATTATAGAATTCATATCAACAATCTCAGGGTCTTGGTAAATCCTAAGAATGAACTCCTTAGCATGGATGAGACCAATATCCATATAAATAGCACCAATGAGGGCTTCAAAAACATCCTCAAGAATTTTTGGATTGTTATTCCATTGGTTGCGCATACCCTTTTCATCCATAATCACAAGTTCATTTAAATTGAGTGTATTAGCAATCTTAGCTAGAGTTTCTCCACGAACCAGCTTTGTACGAGCTTTAGTGAGAAAACCTTCTTGACGACTTTCGTAACGATCAAATAAAAACTTAGTGATAACAAACCCTAGTACGGAGTCACCAATAAATTCAAGTGTTTCAAAAGATTCTGTAAACTGCTCGTATTCTTTGATGGCAGATTTATGTGTAAATGCCTTTTGGTACAAATCAAGATTTTTGATCTTTGTACCAACAAGTTCTTCAATTCGTGTCTTATCAACAAAGACAACCATGTTTTATTATGTTTATGTTTTTATTTTTTAAGCCTTCTTAACGTAGTGAGGAGAAAGGTACTTCTGGAGGTTAAGGTAAGTAACAACAACGTCGGCGGGAGGAGCAAGAAGGTCCCGAAGCTTATCGTCGAGAATAATCTGGCGGCCGTTCTCGGGGTGCTTAAGACCCTTCTCAGTGATGTACTTGTTGACAAACTTGGTAACCTCTGAGCGGGAGATGAGATCTCCTTCGGGGAGGGCAAGAAACTCACGCAACTTAGGTGTGATTTCCTGCTTTCGGTTGAATCCGTTGTTCTCGGCACGCTTCTTGGCCTTCTCACCGTCAGGATCCTCCTGAGTGTTCTTGACCTTGCGTACAAGCTTAGTGAGATTCTTTACATCGTTGCGGAGGGCGGCAATTTCGGTCTGGATAGTTTCAAGAGACATTATATCTTTCTTACGGACGTAATCTTTAAGTCTAGATGAAAGAGACCAAGAAGAACCACAATACACAATAGAATTGATATTGATACTTCAATAGGTTTAAGGTTCTCAAGAACATTGCGCTGGGTTGGACGGTCTATGAACCTGAATGGCTGACGAGAACCATCGTCAGGGCATCCACCAAAACAGCAGTCTTTGGGGCAGTGAACAACATCAGGTCCCCGTCTGGTACCGCAGAACTGATTGGTTTCACCTTTGTATGCATAGCACCTACATTCGTCGATCACTCTACAGACCATATTATTATATCATGATATAATAATGGACGATCAAATCTATTCGAAATCTACCATTGAAAAATTCTTAAATGAAAATTTACTTTTCAGGGATGCCAAACTGAAGAAGTATTATGATAGGAATTTACAGAGGGACCTCGGTAAATTTAGGAGTCGAGTTCACAGTACCCACTCTAACAAAGATTTTGAAAAGGTCGTATATCTTCTCATAACAGACTCACTCAGGGATATCATCCTAGAGACTGTTGGTGAACTATCAGAGTATATGAAGGATATGGGTGACATCATCGTGAGTGGAGGTGAAGCTTTCAATTTATATGTGGATTTCAATGACAGAATAGTTACACCCGATATAGATGCAAAGTTTGTCCCCCGTATGGCTGTAAATCCAAAATACTTTGGAAAACTTCAAGCAACCAAGTTGTTATTATGGAACAGATTGGGTGAGATATCTAAACGCTTGAATACCCGAGTGAGGAAAAGATTCGTAAATATGAAAAAGAAAAACCCCAAACTGTTTAAGTTTTTGGGTATAAGTCTAAAACCCTCTGGTTCAGTTGTATCTCGTAGGTATACTCTCATAAAGAAGAAAAAGGGGGGGCTGGGAAATAAACCGGTAAAGGGTGACGTATTTATCGATGTAGAACTGTTTGCACTCGATACAAACTTACGCTTCTTTTCTCCAAAGACTGGTAAAATTGAAGATGTTACACTCGGGGGTATGCTCGATATCCCATTCATGCGACCTAAGGAGTTTGGGTATGAGGTAGTTTTATCTAGACGTAAGGGTATAACGTATAGAAACTATGATACAGGTAAACTAACTGTAAGTAACAAAGTATACGTGGCGAGTAAAGAGTTTCTAATTGAAGATATTTATTTGATGAGTAAGTTGAATCTTCGTCCAGATAAGAAGACCAAGGATCGTTTACGTCTCGCAAAACTTGGTCAATTATTTGACAAGAAAATCAAAAATTCAGATTCTATAGATGATGTATTCAGGCGTGTAAGATCTAAGATTGTTAGAAAAGCCCCAGCCACGAAAAAGAATGGACACGTTTCTATGAACAAAGCAAAGCGTGTAGATCCATACAAATACAAAAACTTTACGACTAAACCATCAGAGGAGAAGTTATCCAAACAACTCGTTCAAGGATTAAAACCAGTTGTCGGGAATGCTAAAATTAATGGATACATAAACTCATCGGGTAACAAAAAACTTAATTTGAAAACACTGAAATGGACTAATGTCAAGAACAATTCTTACGTAAAGAATGAGTTTAAACTCAGGGCAACAAATGCGAAGAATTTACCAAAGAATTTCAACGTTTCGAATACTTTATATGGTTACAAACCCAGGAGAAATACATGGGTCAATAAGAATGTGCTTAATAAATCCGCCGCCATCCCGTTTGTTGGGTTAAAGAAATGAAACCTAATATAGACATAAATGATTTACAACACCCCAGCCAAGGGTGAAGATGGACTCTATTTCGTAAAGGTTCTCAATGATGAGAAGCGTAAATGCCTTGTTCAGCTAAACAAGGTAAAAATTACTGACGTGTCAGGCGAGGTCGTATTTGATGTCGTTTCTGATGCGAATACAAAGAAGATCGGGGACATCGATGAAGGAAATCTTGCGGCAGCCCTTGAGAACTGTGAGAGTTGGTTTGGTAAGAAACTCACAGAAAGTGTCATCAAGGGTGCTTACACTTCCAACCTCGATAATGGTGTGATGACATGCGACCGTCTTGAGGTCACCAAGGTATACAACGCACAGCAGGAGCTCGTCGATTTTGACTCACTCCAGACAGGTAAGAATTGTAATGTCATTCTTGAATTTGCCGGACTTTGGTTTGCCAAGAAGGCTTTTGGTCCCACATGGAATGTTGTCCAGGTCAAGGTTCATCCAGATCCCATCCTAGATGTATACCCAGACCAATATGCATTTGTCGATGAGGAGGACGAATAAAAAAATTGTTAGTAATATATAAAAGATGTTCGGTTTAAAAAAGGGTCGTAACCAAAATATTGTTATGCTCCTCGCCGTAGCTGCCCTCATTTTTCTTCTATTCCAAATGAATTCCAAGTCTGGTTATGCCATTGTTGAGCGTGAGTACTCCGCGTTCGGCGCGACCCCAGCCGCTGGCCCCACTGCCGCTCCTGCTGCCGCCTCCAATGGTTGCGGTATGGACAAGGGTACCGGACTTGCGTCCTCCCTCCTCCCCCGCGAGGTCGCCTCCTCCGAGGACTTTGGTCAGTTTGCCCCAGAGGACATCCTCAAGGGACAGAACTTCCTTGAGCCCCGTGCCCAGGTTGGCTTCCCCGAGACTGTCGGTGGTGCTCTCCGCAATGCCAACCAGCAGATTCGTAAGGATCCCCCTAACCCCAAGGACCCCTTCGTATGGAACAACTCCACCATTGTCCCTGACACTATGCAGCGTGGTTTGTGCGCTTAAAGATTAAACAATAATTAGATATAACAATGTCTTCTGTTCCTAATGAACTATCCGAGAGCGTTTCAAAGCTCGTAGACCTTACAAAACAACTTTCTGAAGCAAAATCTGATATCAAAGTCCTAAACCAGGAGGAGAAACGCCTTAAGGAGGTAGTTAAGAAAAATATGGTTTCTCAGGGTATTGATACCATCAACCTCAGGAAAGGTAAAATTAGCATTCGCAAATCAGTCCGAAAGGCGGGTATGAATAAGGATGCAGTGAGAGATGGGCTTTTAACATTTTTTAATGGAGACGAAGCAAAGGTCGAAGGGGCCCTAAATGCCATCAAAGATGGACTTAAAACAAAAGAATCTACTTCTATTTCATTAACTGGTATAAAAGATAAACCCGAGAAGGAAGATAAGTAAATAAACATGGTTTGGAGCCAATACGTATACGAAGCCAATAACGGATTTGATCCCGACGTCAGTGATGACGACGAGTTCAATGATGAACACACTCCTCTGAATATCGAAGACTGGGAAGTCCAATACTCAGACGAACTAGGCCACATGTGGAACAATATCCGTACACTCTTGTATGATGCCCAAATTGAGCATACAGGGCGTTTTTGTGATTTTGTCGAATTTTGTTATATTGAACATGACACAGATTTGAGACGCACAACATGGGAATATCAGGAGCAGACAATGTGGTATGAAGACCGACTTGCTCACATTTGGAGAAATGTCAGGCGCAGTATAAACGATAATGGTCTCCATGAAGAGATGTTGCGTGGTGCAACGTTTAATGATTTTACCAACTTTGCGAAAAATTATATGAGTGTATATTAAATGCTCCCAAACCTTACATCCCAGAAGGTTGCCATCCCCGCCGCTCTTTTTCTGGCTCTGAGCCCCGGTCTTCTTTTGACTACCGACGGCTCCAAGGTTTCTCTCATGAACCGAAAAACAAGTCAAATGGCCACATTCTTCCACGCTCTCGTGTTCTTCCTTGTGTACAGTCTCATCGCCAAGGCTATGGGTCTCGTCCTCACTCGCAACGACCTTATCGTGACCACTGCGCTCTTCCTTGTGCTCAGCCCCGGTCTTCTCCTCACTCTCCCTCCCGGATCCGGTGGGGTGCTTCGGTCTGGTCAGACCAGCCTGAACGCGGTTCTCGTTCACTCTATCGTGTTCGCGATCGTGTTTGCGCTTTTACGTCGCCAATTTCCTCAATTCTATTAAGTAGGAAGATGAAATATCTCGTGTTAGGTCCAGCTTCGATGGGTATATTTTCCCTGATAGGCACCCTAAAAGCACGAGAGACGGAACTTGTTGATGTCAAGGAGATATCCGGCTCTTCCGCCGGTGCAATTTTAGCACTATTTTTAGCTTTGGGGATGTCCGTTGATGAAATTCTAGAAACTTCACTTTCGGTTAATATCCCCAATTTTGTTAAAATACGTATAGGCTCATTTTTTAACAAATTTGGTTTTGTTGACATGACACCTATACGTAAAAAACTTGTAGAAATTTGTGGTTCAGACCCAACATTTGAAGAAATAGATATGAAACTGTATATAGCAGCGTTTTGTATGAATACATCAGAGACTGTATACTTTTCTAAAGATACACATCCAGATATGAAGGTAATAGATGCAGTGTGTATGAGTATGGCAGTGCCTTTCATATTTGCGTGTGGTAAGTATAATGGTGAGACTTATGTAGATGGTGGTATGAAAGAGGAATATCCCCTTTCACCATTTTTTGATAAAAAACCACACGAAGTTACGTGTATAAAAATTAAGATGAATCGTATATATCAAGAAGATATACAAACACCCAAAGAATTTGTAGATTGTTTAGTTCGTTCAGCACTTTCTAATAGAGTGCAATACAATACACCAATCGAACTTATAGAAATTAATGTCGGAGACACTGACGTGTTTGATTTCAATATGAGTTATGAAGAAAAAATACAATTGTTCAACAGAGGATATACTTTTTTGTCAGCTTAATATAGATGGATGTGGATACATTCAAAATAAGGCTGACTGCACTTCCTTTTCTTAGTAAGGCAGACGTGGCGTCTTACCAACAGAGGGTCCAACAAGGAAAGTTATCCCCTGAAACCATTTTCAGAGAAGCTGTCAGGGTAAATAAGCAGAGAAAAGATAAGGAAATATCAAAGAAAAAACGACAATTCCGTTTTATGATTGCTGATTTAGGATTAGGTTTTTGGGATAGACGAGATCTCTATCGACTTATTGACGAAAAAACCGTTCTTTTACGACTTAAAGCTCGAGCCGATAAACTTGTAAAGATTCGTGAACGGGAAAATATAGGACAGAGGCGTGGAAGACTTTCAAAATTCCTGGCAGGTTTAAAGATAAATACAGCAAATAAAGATAAACTTCTCGAAAGGTTCGACGAGTATGGAGAAAGTGTTAAAGTACTCTCACAGAATGCTGTATCTCTTCTAAAAAAGAAAAAATCTGAAGCCGTCTCCAAAGATCGCGAGTTTTTGAAAAAATCCATTAGTCGTATCGGTATTAGTTCAACGTTACAAGCCAAAATTATGTCTAAATTTAAACCCGGTAAAGAATCCGTACAAAAACTTATCGAAGAAGCTAGGCGTTTAAAAAAGGTATCCGGAAAACGAACAATTAGTGTGAGAAGAGGTGAACTTTCTCAATTGGCTAAAAAACTTGAGGTGGCTGCAAACTTTTCTAAGCGCATCACAGCTGTGGACACAATAGAAAAGGCTGACACCTTAAAAGAAACCATCGAAAAAACGGGTGAAAAGAAACGTGTCGATACGATCAATAATGAAAAAGACGTATTGAAAAAGATTGTAAAGGAAATTGGTATTCAGGGTTCATTCAGTGGTAGTATCGCAGCCATCAAAAATAAGGTTGAACTGAACGCGGTTAAATTAGATATCGTTGAAGCTAGTAAGGTTGCACTTGCAAAATTATCCAATGAAAAGAATGTCTCTTCCGATTTTTCTCGAGCTATTAGTTCACTTGTATTCATAGATCGTCTCGTCCCTCTCAAAAAACAAATTGAAAATGCTGGACTCAAAATGAATGATACCAAAAAACAAAAAAATATTGAAGCTCTCACAAAGAATAAACAGAACTTCATAGAATTCGTGAAGAAAAGTACACTCCCCTTAAACAGACAACAAGTCTTTATCAACCGAATGTCATTGGTGAAAGTTGATATACCCAAGTTGCGTGAAGATGTTATTGAATTAGAGAAGAATCTTAAAAATACTCAACGAAAGAAGGAACTTAGCGAACTTGGTGCTTACATTAAGTTTAAAAATATCAATAAAACGGGACTCATAAATAAATTCAAGACGACTAATGTTTCACTCATTAACATAAAAAAGGAAGTTGATGACCTCTTACAAAAGAAAAAGAATCTCCAAGCTGAAAAGAACAACTTAACTAAAAAGGCTAAGAGAATTTCTCTGAATTTGAATATTACGAATAATGTGAAGGGTGCACGTGAAAAGATTGAAAATGCATACAAAAAGAAAATTCAAAATAATAAAAAACAACTGTCAAATTTTGCTTTACAAGCTAATATTAGTGCGTTAGGTAATTTAACCAAAATCAGTAATGTGAACACACTTAACATGGCAAAAGAAATGGTCAAACAGGAAACGAAGAATAAGCTTTATGCTATAGCCGCGACATTAAATGTGAGTCCAGTTTTGGTATCCAAAATTGGTAGTATAAATACCATACAAGATGTAAAAAATGTTTCACAAGGGATCAAATCTGCTATTCACAAACGAACTAAAAATATGAAAAATGCCACTGCACTCGCGCACAAGAAAAATATAGCTTATGTTCGTCAATTGGAAACTAAACAGAAAAAAATTAACGAACTTGTAGGTCATATGACAAATGTGGGGTTGCCACCAAATGACCATATATACTTCATAGAACAATACACACTCTACAACAAACCAATCAATATTATAAAGAAGGAAGTAAATGAACGTTTTATTAAAATTTTCAAAGCACAGAGAGAGCAGGGATTACCAAACTTAATTGAAGAACTCCAAAAATATGAACTTGATGAATCGAATATAGAGCATATTGTGAACAAATACACAAAAACATATATCGCACCAAATACTTTAATCAATGAAGCACAGGTTATAAAAAATATGCGTACGCAAGAAAGATGGGTTGAAGTAGAAGAAGAATTAATAGATTATTTAGACAGATTAACACTAAAACCAGAAAATAGAAGAAAAATTACTGTAGCACTCAACAGTTTCTGGGTCGATTTTGGACCACTTAAGAAATCTGCTACAAACATGGCGATTAAAACTCGTAATGAACCCCGTGCTCTAGGACGAAAAGAACTTGAAAATCACACCATTAAATTTGGTCTCAATCGGGTCAATAAATTTCAAATTCTTAGAAATTACAATCAAGGTGCGGTAAATTTAAACACTCTCAAGGCGGGTGTCGAAAATCTGAAAGGTATGAAAAACACTCAAAAGAATATCGAAAATAAAATGAAGAAGAACCAGAATTACGCCTTCAAAACTTATTTAACTAATAATCTGGGTCTTAACAATAGTAATGAAAAGGTCAAGAAATTACTGAACAACTACAATAGGTATCCCAATTACATTCAGAATCATATGTCTGAAGCCGAAACATTGAAATCTCTAGCCAATGAGAGAAGACGACTTACAAACAGTGCCAAGATGCTACCCATGGATGAGAAACGTAATAAAAGAATCGAGAATATTAAAAATGCTAATGATGTTGCACAATTAAATAGTGATATTTCTAATGCATATGTAGCTATTATTCGTAAAGAGATATCAAATATGGTATTACAAAGTGGTGTCAAAGCTAATATAAATACTGGACAAATTAATAGCTTACAGAAAGGTGAAGAAGTGAGGGCAAAGCTTATGAACGCAATTGAACGAAAAAGGAATCAAGAATTTGCATCTGTTCAAAATGCAGTAAAAAATATGACACAAGAAAATCAAACAACACTTATACAGGAATTTACTACACAAAATGTACCAATCAATAAAATGTTAAAGAAGGTTGCAGAACTCAAACAACAACGAGCTATCGAGGCATACAAAAACAGAAGGCGTCAACTTTATGATTATATGAAAACACAACTTAACATGAATGTCAAAGATAAAAAAAACATAATGAATGAATTCAATAACACAGGTACACTTGCAAATATGTTGAACAAGGCTAGAATATTAAAAAATACTCGAGTCGCGGAAAAGATTGCTGAGGATAGGCTCAAAATTGAAAAAATCATTGAACCACTAGAACTTAATGAAGCTGATAGAAATTTGATACTTAAAAATTTCAACACTAAACCTGGTACCGTATTATCATCCGAAACAAAAGCTAAAGCCTTGAAAAGGAGGAGGAATGTTGAAAAAAGAGCTAATGAACGTGTACAATTGTCCAATCATCTTAAATCCCTCCGTCTAAGTGAAACTAACACCACTAAGATTTTAAACGTATTTGACAGAACACCAGAAAAGATGTTAACCATGTCAAAATTGAATGCGACTGGTCTACGTAAACAAAGAAATCGAGAATCTCTAACCGAAACAATGAAGACGCTTATTTTAACCGACGCTGTTAAAACTGAACTTCTTAAACGTTTCAGGGATAAACCAGGAGACCTGAATATACTTATCAAGAAAGCTAGACAGGTAGACCAAAAGGCAAGAAAACAGTTAGATTTACAAAAACAAACCCGAAATTACGTGGTGTCTTTAAAATTAGGAAATAAAGATACACCGATCCTTAAAAAGATTACAAATACACTCACACCCCAAACAGCTAAAACAATCCGCACAGAGGCTGAAAAGGTTAAACGTGAACTCGACGCTGAAATAGTGGAAAAGAAACGAACAGAACTCAAAACTTTTATGAATAAAACTAAAATAACAGCTGGTATGAAAAGGTCTTTTATCGTCAAGGTAAAACTTAACACGGATCTAGACGCACTAAAAAGAAAAATACAGGCAGCGGAAGGTATTATTACAAATGTCAAGAATAGAGGTATTCGTCTTAAGGGTGAACTCAGAACATATTTGAACACCCTAAATCTCACCAACGAAGAAAGACAGCGTATTGAAGGTTCTGTTGGAGAAAAAACTAAAAATTTAACAGCTCTAAAGCGAAGAGCTCGAACTTTATCCGAAAGAAAACAAATTATGAGAATTCAACGTGGCATGCAAAGAACTATGGGTAGAAAGGCTACTATAAAGAGAGAGTCTAACAACCGTCAGCGTGCGATAGATCGTACAAAAGCAGCCAAAGCTTTCAGAATTAAGAAAGAAGAACTTGAAAAAATTGTGAATAAATTACCCCTAAATTCTAAGGATAAAAAGACATACTTGAATAAATTAAAATTACCAAAAGCACCACTTAATGGTATAACCAGAAATCTTAAGAAGTTTGTCAAAAACGCTAATATTTCTAATAAGAAAAAAGAAACCTATATAACGGAACTAAAATAAATGTAGATTTCTACCGACAAAACTTTTTTGTCAGTTTAATATATAAAATGGACACGTGTGATCCAAACGCGGAAATAGCCGATCTCAGAAAACTCATTAAGATGAATACTGGGCACTCTATTAAACTGACAAGAGAACAGATATGTCAAGTATACGATGACATCCAGGGAGGAAAGTTACCCCTACCCCCTCTGGTTTTAGACTCGAAAATGAGTTATTTAATCGATAAGAAATCGCCATTAACTCCTAAAGATTTTGATGCTTTATTCGACTCTTCATCGAAGCGTACCGACTTAAAGCGAATTGCACGTAAAGTTGGTCTAGTGAAGACCGAGCAAATGACCAAGAATCAAATTTTTGATGCTATTGGTAAGCGCTTGAGGTACATGAATGTTCATGAACCTATTAAAATCTCGAGAAAGCGTCTCTTATCCAGTAAATCTAACACAGCAGCGAACAACGCAGCAGTGAACAATCTGGGGTTGAACAACGCAGCAGCGAACAACGCAGCAGCGAATAATTTGGGATTGAACAACACAGGAAATAGTGGAAACAATCTGGGTTTGAACAACACAGGAAATACGGGTTTTAACAACACTGGTAATAATGTGAACAGAAATAGAAATTTCAACAACAACTCTGCATTTAACAGTGGTGGGGGATCTAATAACCTATCAAATAATGCTTCCAGTAAACCCAATTCTAAGGTTTCATTCCCAAATAAAAGTTTGTTCGCGACAATGAATAAACCAGACTTTGCGAAGAATCAAGAGAATATGTCCCAACCCAAACCCATGTTTACAGGAATGATGGGATCTAAAACCCCTAATTTCATCAATTCTAATAAGAAGAAAACTTCATTCTTTGGTGGTTTATTTGGTGGTTCGAAGAACAATAATAAGAATTTCATTAAAGCTAATAAATTCAACAAAGCAAAACCGGGTTATGTATTCAAGACTGGTAATCAGGGTCTAGGGTACTATAAGAATGAAGGACCAGTTGTAGCTCAAGGACCTCTCAAGAAACCAAATGGTTTCGGGGAGCCCGTAGCCCCCGTGGGTCCCAACAACAAGAAACCCAACAAGCCCAATAAACCTGTGAACAACAAGCCCAACAAGGTCAACACTGGTGTAGGTAACAACACCGTGAACAACAAGCCCAACAAGGTCAACACTGGTGTAGGTAACAACACCGTGAATAACAAGCCCAACAAGGTCAACACTGGTGTAGGTAACAACACCGTGAATAACAAGCCCAATAAGGTCAACACTGGTGTAGGTAACAACACCGTGAACAACAAACCCAACAAGGTCAACACTGGTGTAGGTAACAACACCGTGAATAACAAGCCCAATAAGGTCAACACTGATGTGGGTAACAATACAGTGAACAACAAACCCAATAAGGTCAACATCGGTGTGGGTAACAACACTGTGAACAACAAGAACAACAAGGTCAACATCGGTGTGGGTAACAACACTGTGAACAACAAGAACAACAAGGTCAACATCGGTGTGGGTAACAACACTGTGAACAACAAGAACAACAAGGTCAACACCGGCGTGGGTAACAACACCGTGAACAACAAGCCCAACAAGGTCAACACTGGTGTGGGTAACAACACCGTGAACAATAAGCCCAATAAGCCTGTGAACAACAAGAACAACAATGGAAATACCATTATGACCAATGCTAACGCTAACAACAAGAACAATAACGGAAATACCATCATGACCAACGCTAACAACACAAAGCCCAACGGTAATGTGAAGCCCAATAACAACGTGAAGCCCAACACCAAACCTAACAGTAATGGTAAATTAAACAATATTGAAGAAGAACCTAACAAAGAAAATGCAGCTGTTCAAAACAACGCTAATAACCAAGCTCGACGCAATGAGGAAAATCGCAAGAAGGCTGAGAAGGAAGCACAAGAGGCTAAAAAACGTGAAGAAATTGAAGCCAAGAAAGAGGCTGCTCGTGAAGAATTACGTAAACGCCAAGAAGAAGCTAAGAAAATCAAAGAAGAATCCAAACGAGTTGCGAACATTGAGAAAAATTTACTGAAATTACCCAATGTGGATAAGGTGTATCTTACCGCTTTCAAAGGAAACAAGTCTATTAATAATGTCAACAAAAATGCTCTTCTCAACAAAGTTGCAAAAGATAAGATTATCAGGAATCTCCGTAACGAAGTTAATCCCATGTTTATGGGTAAGAGACGTATTGCATATGTAAACCCAACAAATTACAATGCCATGAAAAAGGAAGTTGAAAACAAGCTTGCGGAAAAGAAGGCTGGTGAAGCGGATTTAGAACTATTGAAAAAGCTTTCTACAAACCTGGTCATTTCTCAGGAATATGTAAAGGCTTTTGCTAACGGTAAAGCAATGAATACTATATCTGTAAATGCTCTCACAAACAAGAGAAACAAAGACCATGAAGTATACAAGATGAATGCAACTAATAAGAAGGGATTATTCGGTGGGTACTCCACTACCGTACCCGGCACCAAAACCATGAAGTTCATACCAAATACTGAATACAACAAAACACTTAACAGGGCCAAGACCGCTTTAGAGGCTAGGCGTAATGCTAAGCAATTGGCCGAGAATAAGCGTAAACCAAAGGAAAATAACGCTAAACCCAATAACAATGCCAAGCCTAACAATAATGCCAAGCCCAATAACGACGCTAAGCCCAACAACAATACTAAGCCCAATAACGACGCTAAACCCAACAACAATGCCAAGCCCAATAACATTGTGAAGCCTAACAATAACACCAAGCCCAACAATAACGCCAAGCCTAACAATAACGTGAAGCCCAACAATAACGCCAAGCCCAACAACAATTTCCAAAACGCATCTAATAACACGTTTAAGTTGAATAAAAATACCAAAAACAAAATTCAAAACAAACAAAATAATGTCAACAACTTCAATGCCAGTGCCGAGTTGAACAAGCAACTCAATAATGAAGCTAAGCGTCAAAACCGTGCCAAGAATAAGAACAACAATAATAATTTCAACGCCGCTGCGGAATTGAACAAACAACTCAATAATGAGGGTAAGCGTATAAACAGGGCTGCCAAGAACAAGAATAACAACAATAACTTCAATGCCAGTGCCGAGTTGAACAAGCAGCTCAATAATGAGGGTAAGCGTCAGCAAAACGTCGAGAATAAGAAACTCAAGAATAGGCGAAAGAATTTAACTAACAAAACTGAAAAGGAGGTCGCCAAGTTTATGGGTAGGATAGGTAAATGGCGCCCAGCTATTATAAATGCTAAGACGATACCAGAACTCAATAATCTCAATAAAAACTTAAACAATCGTATTAAATTGAGGAATAACATCAAGAAGAGTGTACTCACACGCAAAGAGCAATCTGAATATGCCAACATGGTGATGAAACTCAATAAAAAGGTTGCCAACACACGTAAGCTCTTTGAAAATGGAGTGAATAAGAAGATTTCTAACACTACTGGACCCCTTGTGAAGGGTATACTGAACAAAGCTGTAGCTAACAATAAACGGGGTAGCTTCAATGGTGGTGAGAGACTTGGTAACAATAACAATAACATCATCAATGGAAAACCAAAGCCTGTATACAACAACAACTCCAACTCTAACAACAATGTCAAACCAAACATGAAACCTAACCCTATATTCGAACCAAACATGGAAAACAACCCCACGTTTGAAGTATTCGAAAACAAGAAACCCAATAACAAACCCAAGATTACAAATGAAAATTTACGACCTATGAAATCTGCTATCGGTGGTCTCAAACAATTACCAAAAAATAAAAAGTCTGGTTTCGAATCAAGACTCAACGCTGCATTCAAGAACCAAAATCTCAATAAGATGAAAGCTATTAGGAACGAGGCGATCGCTGCTAATAAGACGATACAGAATCAACTCGCGGAGGAAAAGAGATTGAAGGAAGAGGCTAAGGAAGCTAAGCGAAAGGAGGAAGCGGAAAAGGCGGCTGCAAAGAAGGCGGAGAGAGAAGCCAAGGAAAAGAAGAAGGCTAACGCTCTAAAGGCGGTAGAAAATGCGGCGAATGCGTATGTGGCGGCGAGGAAACCCAAGCCTTCATTTAAAGCCCTAGTTCAAAAGAATAAGGAACGACGTGTCATGAACGCAGTTAAAACTGCTGCCCAAAAGACGGCGATCAGTGAAGCTACCGGTGTAGAGCGTATAAAGTTGGCTAAAAAGTTTGCACCTAGGACTCAAGCAAATGTCAAGAAAGCCAATAATGCGAGTAAGGTGTTCAAGACAAACGTGAGGAAAGCTGCAGAGGGGGCAGCCGAATCTGCCAAAGAGAAACTTCGTAGAAACGCGGAAAAGAGGGCGACTATGATGAATAAATCCAGCTATCAAGCTAAAATTAACAGTAGAAACTTTAAGATACCAAAGAACCGAAAGAAGATATTCACCAGTCGTATTCAAAGGGCGACGACATTGGGTCAAGTTCTGAAGGCATATGAAAATGCTCAAAGTGAACTACCTAAGTAAACCCAAAAATATGTAAAAAATAACTAAAATGAATCATCCCGACGACGACTGTACCGTGATTACCGACATGCCTCTCTGCGACGAGGTTGTCGATTTCATCGAAAAGGGTCTTCACCGTGATATGACTGAGGAGGATGTAGAGAATTGGTGCGACAATAACCTCGACGGTCTCGCATCCATATATGAAAAGTATCGGGATACATACTTGTCATACGGACAGGCCGAAATGACTCTCTTTTTTACACAAACTGTGTATGGTCGAGAGGACGCGATGGAGATTATTGCTAGTTTTGTAGATGGATTGTAATTAAAAGGAGAATACTTTGATTTCTTTTTCAGTCACCCATTATTGGATCCTTATGAGATCAGCTCGTAAGGACATGTAACCGCTAATAGCTTTTGGGTAGATGCGTATATACTTGGTATTGATGGGTGTGTCAAATTTCACTTTGACTAGGGTATTCCGATCAGTATTACCCGTGAATACCTTACCCCCATCTACATTTATCCATGTAGAACCATCCAAACTTGACTTGACCGAAAATTTTGTAACCCATTCGTTGGCATCCGCTCGCCCCTTTATAGCAATTCCAGCTATCCGATGTGCATCATCAACCCCCAATTGGTACCAGTCAGTATAATTAGCGGGCCAGGCACTCCACGCCGCTGGAGAATTTAGGCTGCCCCTATTAAATCCATTACCTGGGGTGTCCGTCCCGGGTACCGTAAAACCTGTAACACCACTTGAACTTCTCCTCGAGTTGGGGGTATTAAGGACGGTTTCTATACAGGCTTGTGTGCTACATGCTTGTGATTGTGTAGATGGACTCGGACAGGCTGTTCCACCATGCTGTGGCGCTGTTGTTGTTGTCCACGTCCTAGATTGTAAACCTCCACCACAGGTTTCACTACACGCACCCCACCCTGGCCAGCTACCCACACAATTTATGGGATCTGGTGGTGGAGTGTCAGTATCAGCATCAGCATCGGTAGCGGCGGTACTGGGTCCTACACTTGGTCCAGCACTTGGTCCAGCACCTAGTTTTTCTTCCTCACCACCCATCATGGTAGAAGCTACACTGGAACTAATACAACATACACTGAGTAATCCTACACCAGCTAACATTGGTACTGCATTAGACATATTCGTTACTTTAATTAAAGAAAAAAATCGTCTGTATATTAATGTCTACATGTGGTGTATGTTGTGAGAAATTCAACAAGATAAATCACAAAAAAGTTGAATGCCCATTCTGTGATTTATCAAGTTGTCGTTCATGTAGTCAAAGATATATACTTTCTTCATTTGAAGACCCACACTGTATGGGTTGTAAAACTCCTTGGAACCGTGAATTTGTAGATTCATTTTGTACAAAGTATTTTCGAAATACAGAACTCAAACGACGCCGTGAGGTCGTACTATTCGAAAGAGAAAAAGCACGAATGCCAGAGACACAACCTGAGGTTGAGAGAATTCTTCAAATGAGGAAACTAAGAATCATACTAGATACTCAAAGATCACAATTATTAGAACTACATCATATATATCAGAATAACCCAAATGAAAATCCTCTAATATCGATAGAAATTCGAGATCTCTATAGAGAGATGGAAAATATTTGGCGACATATAGAACAACTACGTACAAATGGGGTTGATCACGGACAGACATCATTTGTCCGCCAGTGTCCACACGAGGAATGTAAAGGTTTTCTGAATGAAAATTGGTATTGTGGATTGTGTGATAAACACTATTGTAAGAAATGTAACGAATTACTCACAGATGATCATGAATGTGATCCACAAACTGTCGAAACAATGGAACTTTTAAATAGGGATAGTAAATCATGTCCAAAATGTGGTACAGTTATTTATAAAACAAGTGGGTGTGCACAGATGTGGTGTACAAGTTGTCATACAGCTTTTGACTGGCGAACTGGTCAAATAGAAACTGGGCGTATCCATAACCCTCATTTCATAGAGTTCAAAAAGAAGACAATGTCATCTAGGGAACATGGGGACATACCATGCGGTGGTACACCGACATTTAGAGAGCTTAGAACAATTGGTGCGTCGAACAAAATACTCTCATTTGCTATAATTGTATACCAATGTGAGCGTGATTTAATGTTTATGGATCTTCAACCCCCAGATAATCTGCAACTTAGAATATCTTACATGTTAAACGAGATGAGTGAAGAGTATTTCAAAACGATACTTCAACGTCAAGAAAAGTTTCTAGATAAGTCAAGAGATATCTCACAAATATTTGAAATGATATCTAATACAGGTGGAGATCTTCTAAGACAATATATACTTGACCAAGAAAAACACGATGAAATAATCGAAATCATGGAAAAACTTGTCGATTATAGTGATGAAATATTTACTGTAATTCGTAAAAGGTATAACTCTGCATTTCCTAGAAAATTAATTCTATGAATACAGTAAGATGGTCATTCTATTGTTCCTCATTGTATTATTGGTGTACCTGCTTCCCACATATCCCAAACCGGTGGTAATCGAAAATTTCATAAATGAAAAGGAATGTGCTTATATTATCGAACAGGCAAAAAAAGAGTTACAAGTATCTACAGTAGATAAGGATAGAAGGATTGACGAGCGTATACGAAAGAGTGAGACGGCATGGCTAAGTGGTAATACCGACTATACAGTTCGACGCATTATAAAGAAATGTGTGAGTCATACGGATAGGCCATTCAAGAATTGTGAACAACTCCAAGTTCTACGATATACAGAGGGTGGGCACTACAAACCTCACCAAGATGTCTTTTATCAAGACAAGAATAAGAGATTGTACACTTTCATCATAGCTCTCAATGATGATTACGAAGGGGGTGAAACAGCTTTTCCTGTTATAAACGAAAAATATAAACTCAAAACTGGTGACGCGCTATTCTTCCACACATTGGATAACTATGGGTTAGACACATCCGATGCTTTACATGGCGGACAACCTGTAAAGTCCGGGGAGAAATGGGTTTGTAATTTATGGGTGCACAAGCACCCTTATTAAAGAATTAATACATACTTTAAATAGATGAATCTTGATAAAGATATGTACATGAAAGTTGGCAATCTATTGTCTCGTGATATATGTAAAATTGCCGAACGTTATGCTTTATATGATAGATATAATGATAAACATGAGGATACCACCCAGGTTATTGGAAGTCATGTGAAATATGCAGACTCATTAACAGAAAGTTTATTACTATTTTTAAAGCCTGAAATCGAAAAACATTCAAATTTAAAACTTATTCCTGCATATTCATTTTTTAGAATTTATAAATCCGGTCATGTTTTAGAAGACCATAGGGATAGACCTTCATGTGAAATATCGGTTACGATTCCCTTGGGGTTTAAATATAATGGTAAATCTGGTGATTATTTATGGCCATTACATGTATATGTAAATGAAGAAAAACGATACATACCATGTGATATTGGAGATGGTATAATTTATAAAGGGTGTGAAATAATGCATGGCCGAGAATCACTGGACGCCGATAAAGGTTCTTATCAGATACAAATTTTTTTACATTATGTTGATGCTAATGGACCATACGCAGAAAAATATAAATATGATGGTAGACTCAATATTGGTATAAAAAAAACGACACAAAATGGGATATTCTTATTAAAGGATTAGGTGATGAATAAAGTAATGTTTCATTACTATATAGAACCTAAAGTAATACCAGACTTATTGACAGAAGATGAGATTGAATATATTAAAAAGGAGTCTATCGATAAATTAAAACCGTCGATGACGGGCGACAAAAATCCGGTAATTAGACTAGACGGACGTAAAAGTGAATCCGCATGGTTCGACGACCCGGACGATCCAATAATAAACAATATTATGAGAAAGTGTATTAGTCATGTAGATAAACCAATTGGACATTGTGGAATTCTTCAGGTTGTACGATATAAAGAGGGTGGATTTTATAAACAACATCAAGACTGTATGAACTTTTACCAGAATCCAAGAATGTATACATTCATCATGGCTCTCAACGATGACTATGAAGGGGGTGAAACATCGTTTTCAAACTTGGATATAAAATTTAAGTTGAAAAAGGGGGATTGTTTATTTTTTCATACTTTAGATAATTACGAAGATTTTACATCGTTGGCTTTACATGGCGGACAACCTGTAAAGTCCGGAGAGAAGTGGATTTGTACTATATGGGTGCATAAGCATCCTTATAATTGAACTTCACCACGTTCAATGAGCTTCTTGCGATTCTCTAGATGAAGTCCTTCGACAAGAGATTTGTTTTGTGCACCGTATGGTACGGCGTATCCCTCATCAACCAACCACTGATTCACATTGGTCCACACACCATCTTCACACACCCAAACCTCTGCGAGTACGCGTCCAAACTTACCCCTAGAATCCGCCTCCGGGCATCTGAGTTCGATTTCAACGTCATCCTTCTCAGATGCGACCGCCTTTAGACACCATTCCTTGAGCTTCTTCTTGGATAGAAGACCGAACTTCTTTTCTTCGGTGTCACGGGTTCTAGACTCTGGTGTGTCAATCCCTAGAAGACGAACGCGCTGCTTTGTGCATACGTCAAAACCTAGATCAATATTTACATCAATTGTGTCACCATCGACAACCCTCTCAAGGGAAGAGACCCGGTACTTGAAATTACAAGCTTCAACGTTATAAGAGGACATCTTATATCTAATTATAAACTTAAAACTTTAATAGCTTGATAAAGTATAAAATGGCGGTGTTCAGTGTTTATACAGAGCCTGAGGTTATTAAGGGTTTTTTAACTCCTAGAGAATGCAACACGCTAATTAATTACAATACTGAGTTTACCCAATCAGTGTTTGATCGTGATGGCCCGCATCCGACCCGCATTAACAGTGTAGGTAAAATTATCAATAACAATTCACTTGAAATATCAAGTATTTTAAAAAAATTCTCTGAAAAGTTTCCTATACACAAAGGAAAATTTGAAGATCTCAACGTCATTAAATATACAAAAGGTGGTTTTATTCCTATTCATCATGATTATGGACCTTCAGCTATAAGAACACACAGTATCTTATTATATTTAAATGAAAATTACGAAGGTGGAGAAACAGAATTTCCAAATTTGAATAAACAATTTAAATTAAATACGGGTGATATACTTTATTTTCATAATTTTGATTCATATGGAAATCCTACACAATTAGCTTTACATCAAGGAAACGTAGTCAAATCAGGTGAAAAATTGATTTGTAATTTATGGGTTAAGGGTTAAAATACTTAAAACTTTAATACCCTCATATATTAGATGAAGTGTGTGGCTACTTTTTCTGAAAATAGTCTGTACAAAATAAAACTAGCAAAGACTCGTAAGAATGTCCTTGAATCTATATACCAACGACCAAGTATCGTAGAGGTGAGACCAATCAAGGAGAATCTGAGACTTCGTTTACGCTTCACAGAAGCGATAAAAGAAGCACAGGAGATGTGTAAAATTGATAAGGATTCGTCGGAGTGTCATTGGGCTTGGTATGAGGTTGATGAATTAGAGGATTCTATGCTACGTCTATATCCCGATAGACGGTAACAATTGGGGGATCGTCGTCATATCCATAATAACGAATTGATATTCCAAAAAGTTTCATCATTTCTGGATCAACATAGTCGTTAATTTCTCTTTTCCAATTTTTTATAGTTGTTTGAAAATATTCAATCCCATTATCTGAAAATACACAAATACGCATGAATGGTCTACTACGTACCTTTCTCATATATTCGTGTACAGCCTCAGGTAAAGGTGATGCCCTCATGTATGCCGATTTAAGGATATTAATAACGTAATATCCGTGTGAATCACAAATTATATTGACTTGCATTTCAGGAAACCCTTTGATAAATGCTTCGAAATCCGCATTACTGGGGAGAGTTGCGAATATCGGTGTATTTTGACATACAGTCCCGTCGTGGTGACCAATACCTGGGTGTGTGTGAAATGACATTTCAGAATACCAAACTCTATCGATTTCAGGACCTTCTACACGATTTCGTTTTTTTGATGTGACGATATTTGGTTTACTAAACTCGAAATTTTTGTATTTAATATTACCAGCAAATTCCCATTGTTTGACACAAGATAACTTACTCACTTCTTTCAAATCATGAACTACTTCACGAGAAAGTTTTATTCTCTTCTTTCTTATTGCCATATTTGGGCGCATTATTCTAAATTTCATTGACACTACCTGTTATACACTGAGAATTTATCGGGTTTTGTTTTTAACTATCACTCGGCCCTCGGTTTCTGGAGCGAAGTTCAGGTAAAAGGATCGTATTTGTATACTGTTTTTCTTAGCGAGTTCATTAATTTGGTTAATAGTTGCAGCACCACTGAGTAAGTATGGAATCATTTCCATGAACGTCACATAAAATGTTGTACACACACCCCGAGTGTTTCCCTCTTGGAGGTCTCTACCACCGTAATATCTGACTTTGCGACCAGGTATCTTGAACATTTTTTGTAAAATTGGAACAATCTTCTTACGCGTAGTCTTACCCCAAATCGAAGTTCTAGACTTTTCACCGTGTGGATCGAACACCCATATTCTTCTATTTTTGGGGTCTCGTGGGTCAACCAATACACTGACTGCATGCCCATTGTTATCAGTTCGTAATCCAACCATGAAAAAATGGACTTGATTTGTTGGGACTATTCTCGAACCAGAATTATAAATCCGACCGAAACGATTAACAATTGTAGGAATATTTTTAACGATACCGTGTTGATTCGTTTCAATGTTATAATCCAAAAATGACGAAATGATGCTCTTCTCATCAAACATTTTCTTAGCTTTCTTCATATACCTGGGAATACCTGCATACTGACACCCCATACCCCTACCAATTTCAAGATTTGACAGCTCTACCTCCCGACCACGCGTTTTCATTGTTTGTTCATCGTTGCTATTGCTATTAGCGGCTTTACGCTTCTTAGGGCGTACGGGTGCTACGTTAGTCATGATGACATTACCAGAGTTATTACGGTTTACGAGATTGAACTTTTCAAACTCTTTCGCGAGATTGTTAACATGACCAGCTTGAATGTTCCGCATTAATCGTCTAACTTCTCTTCGCCGTCCAACTTTCCAGGCTTTTTGTATTTTTCTTGCAGCATCATTTCTTACATTCCGTGTGAATGAAGACAGATTAGTTATTTTAGTGATGATATTTCTCAACTCGGTATCACCTCTGTTCAGATTTCTTAAAAATGTACCTGACTGAGACATCTTAACATATATAGAGAAATTTTTAGTTTCTTTATAAATGAAGTGGGATATTGAAAAAATAGTGAAAGAAGTCTATTCTGAATTAGGACCTGGTTATAGTGAGAGAGTGTACCACAACGCGGTTGAGGTTATACTGAGAGAGAAAGGTATTCCGTATGAATCCGAGCGTCATATTCTGGTTAGGTTTAGGGGTCATGTTGTCGGACAGTTACGAGCTGATATTATCATAGACAATACTGTGATACTAGAACTCAAGGCTATTAAGACTCTCACTGATGGGATGGATCAACAGGCTCGAAAATATCTTGACTTGACAGGACTGAGGTTGGCGTATCTGGTAAATTTTCCTCTTCAACCTGGTCGGGAGATTGAGATTCGGAAACTTGCATTAGGACCATCAGCGGGAGAACTCTCGCGAGCCTTTGATAAAATACGAGATCATCATCGTGTCGTGTCTGCGGATTTAACACAGCTGCTTCCAGGAGTTCATGCGCCGTTTTCAAATGAAACTTCGCCTGTTCCATGCAGTACTGAACAGCCGGGTCCGTTTGATTGATGTTATCTAGGTGTGGGCACACATGAGACTCGAGCTCATAGAGTGCCAATAAGGCTTGGTTTTCTTCTTGATTCATAGTTGAAAATTATATTTTTATTGGAGTACTTAGGTAATATTTAGTTTACTTTTCCAAAACAATTAAAAATATTTTAAAATCTAATTGATTTGAAAAAAAATATAAAAGTAATTAACATAAAGAACATTTATCATTTATATTGAAACATTTGAGACAAACGAAATGTGAACATTTTCTGAACTTGACACATTTCGTGTTTTCAAAACAATGTGGACATTCACCATTCTTGAATTCGAGCACCTCATTTTTGAATCTCCAGAAACACGGATTACACACCTTCAATCTTGGGTCATACATTTTATGACACACTAAAAAGTTTGGACACTGTAACATTATGTAAATGTAATATAAATTCTTTAAACTGTTGGAATAAATTCCCATCTAAGGTCATAACAAATCTTTTTCCAAATTACATCTTGTTGATAAAGTTTCTCTTTAGACTTGAGAAGTGGAAAGTATTGAAGAAAGTCATCTTCACCTAAAAGTTCACAAAATTTATATAGGACGTATGAGTAACTCAAAAAGTTTTTTCTTTCTGTCGGACAATTGTCGTCAAATGGTCTTTGTATATCTTTGAACATGATTCGTAGAGTCTCTTCTAGTTCTTGTGGCATATTTGGTGGTTTGATTCCATTCAAAATATTTGTGATGTACGGAACATGTTCATAGTATTTATTTAGTCTTAATTTTTTCAACAAACCACGTATCTTAGCGTGAGTGATATCTATTAGATTTTTAATTTTCATTTTTTTTAGTTCACTTCTCAATTGTTCAATAACTTCATCGGGTATAGTGGTCATCTCTTGTGCTTGAAACTGACTCAACCATTCATTGAAATGATTTTCTCGTTTGTATGAATAGTTTATAATTTTCTCAGATGTTTCTTGTTCTTCCTTGTACGTTAATTCGTCAGACATGGCTATAGCAACTATTTCACCACAACCGTCACACACCAAATCTGCAGTTGATCTCATATGAATAATGTTACTATATACACAATTTGGACATTCATCTATCCGTATAGAATGTTTCGGTCTCTGTATATTCTTCTTTTCTACTTCTATCAAGTAATCTGTGAATATATCCTTTCTTTTTAGACCAACAGTTTCTTTCACATTAAATACATTATCAGTGTTTGACATTTCCTCACCTTCATCTGTATGTTGATTCATATACGGCATACATTTCATAATATAATCAGCCATTTCAGATTGGTATTTACCTTTTTTCGATGGATCCTTCTTAATTAACTCGCCCCACTCGTCCAATTTATTATTATATCTACTTAAAAAGTTTCCTTCCATTCTATATAAAGAAATGCTTCTCAAACTTTTAAGTCATCTTTTATTTCTGTATAAAAATTTAACCACACCACGAGACTATACAATTATCAAAGAAGAGTTGGAATATAAAATAGATTATGACTTGAAATACCAGACAGAAGATAAGTTTTGGGTAGAAGAGAGTAAAGATTGGGATGGCATTCTTGAAGAATTTTATGGTAACGTAACTGGTAGGGATTTTAGACATACCTCTATACCACAAAATGTAAAATATGTGATTTTACGTATCAAGTATTATTACAATGGACATATTTATTCCGCTATATCAAATGACATTAATTTCAGACCAGGTGAAAATGAAAGTTCAGCGATGCATTTTAGTATCCCATTGAGTAGTGCTTGGATAGTCGATCATGATGATAAACCTATGCGAAACATTACTGAAAAGGTGAAACGATATTCTGGACCTAGATGTGATTTTCATGAACAAAGGGTTCCACTCGAACATTTGTTGTATTATGATAAAGATGTTTTAAAAGACCGTTTTCCTAAGATTATTCTTTCGAATACTCTAGGAATGAAAAAGGTTCTCAATACTCTTGAAGATTACACAACTAGTCTTCAGATACCTTAGTTGCTAAGTAAAACTTGAGTTCACCCAAATTTGCAACGTTATACTTTAAAATCAAAAACCTATTACCAGTTTCCTGTATAATTTGCACAGACGCACACATACTCGTCGCCTTTGTAAAGATATTTAGATATTTTAGACTGTACATACCAGTGATTTTTTGACTTTCATCCAAACATTCAATTGATGTCTCTTGGTTCGCAAAATCACCATCACATTTGAAATTTATTGTTTTACCCTCTCGTGTGATTTCAATATCGGTACCGATATTAGACATATCACGACACAGTCTCTGGAAATCGGTTGATGGTAAAGTTGTTATAGTGGTCATCTCAATTTCTGGAACTTCGATGCGACTTTCATTAATATCGAGAAGTTTGAGTTCAAACTTGGTATGAGTTTTTTTCGCTTCACTTGAAATTTCCATATTCATATATTCTTTCGATTTGATTTCGATTGTGAGAACATCGTTATTGGTTATCGTCTTCAAAAGTTTGAAAGTATTAGAAATGTTGATACCAGCGATAATCTCCTCTTGATCGCAGCTATACTCTTCAAAATTGTCTGCTGCTAGATATATATCTATAAGAGATGTTCGGGCTGTATCTAAGGTGACAATATATACACCATCTGGTTTAAAGTATACATTAACATCATTTAGAATGTCTTTTAGTACTTCAAATATAGACTTAACAGCTGAAGCCTGGATAGTAACTAATTTCATATCTACTAAAAAATGTGCGTTAGATCTTTAAATTGCTTCTACTTATTCAAATCTTCATAAGCTACGCCTTTGGATACTTCTCGACCGATTTTTTCTTCTAACTCCTTCGTCATAGCTGGTTGGAGAGACTGACCATAATCATTCAGTGAGAATAAATCTGAATTGGGTGCATCCCCCTCAAGGGACGTCATTGAACACCCAAATGCACCAATAGAACCATGTGAAACTTCTTTAGCTGGTAGGAGTGAGTCTAACCAGTTTTTTATTTCAGTACCAACCAGAATTTTACCATTTTTTGTCAGCATGGTTGGGACACGGTTTATCTTATTTCTGTAATTTGGTGGTATACCCTGTGTGTTGACATTATGGTAATTTACAAGTTGTTTCAACTGTTGATGTTTGTTGATATATTCTATAACATCCATCGAATGTTTGCATCTTGGGCTATATATCAGGAGTGACATCTATTATCTATACGGTATTTTCTAAAAAAAAATTAACGCATATTAGTAAAGATGAACTACTTGTTAGCATTTATTCTCATCCTGATTGTTATCCTCCTCACGACCAACATGGAAATGTTTACAGAAACATTCGGTCTCTCAGGCTACACCAAGTCTGTTTCTCCAGTAAAGTTGAATGACCCCAGACCAAACCTTGATGGGTTTGAAGAATTTGAGGTGAGTCTCAACAATGATGCAATGGAAGATTTCGTATTGAAGGCTAATAAGGAGATCTCTAAGCGTACAGGTGTTTGCACCTACATCATCGAAACTACCGCAGTCAAGGGTTACAGGAAGGAACGTGATGAAATATACGAACTGATGTTCATGGCTATGAAGAAGGGTGGATTTTCATTTGGTTTCTCTGTTGTTGCATCTTTCGAGGTTCAAAACGGCAAATCTCGTGTAATTTCTCTTCGAACACAACCTATTGGTGTTGAAGCCCCAGGTGATGTGAGTGCTTTCACAGAGAGTTCAGCTGGTAAGGAATTTGTTAAATATGAACTTGTTAAAGAAGCAGCTACCCCTACACAAAGTGAGTTGGAATCCGCTAAAAATAAATTACAGTAATTGTAATGTTAAGCATCAATGACGTGACAAAGATTGATGACAAAAGAAAACAGATCAGGAAAGAAATCTACAAGAAGATCTATGAACAGTTTTCTTCAAAGATTAAACAAGCTGTTGAACTTGGACATAAACAGATTTTTCTCACTGTACCGGCATTTCTAATTGGTTACCCTGTCTTTGATAGGAGACTTGCAGCAAGATATGTAGCTAGGCAATTCGAACTTGGTGGTTTTACTGTAAGACTTTTAAGTGATCAAGACATATACATATCTTGGATCGTACCCAAGAAGAGTAAAATAAAGAAAGAAGAGGTTGAAGAGGGAGATTTCCCAAATCTAATGAATTTGAAGAAAATGGCTAATCAGTACAGGAGAGGTGCGTAGTAAAAGATGGATTTAAAAACCCTATTAATCATAAATGGACAATTTGAACGTTCTCGTAGAGGCTAAAAAGGAGTATCTTGGACAGATGTGCCTTATTATGATTCCACCTATGATTGAAGTTTTTCAGGATATGTACATTGAGGCAATGAAAACCTCCAAGGGGAAGCAGGTTCTCATCATGTTTCAGAAACATTTAAAGGAGGTTCCAAACTGGTCTAATGCCATGTCTAAGCGACACACGGATAACATAACTGATAGGTGTACTTGGTTTGGTGATCTTTTAGCGGCTGTCTTTGTTGCCTGTACAAAGATTCTCTCTGCGGTTCGCCTTAAGGCTGATAACAAGAAGATTTCTTTAAAGCTCCCAACTGAAGAGGTTTTTATTCAAACCTGTTACAATAACATCGCGAAGGACCTGTACCGAGACCCCTACATCTTCCACGACGAACAGAGTGAGTATGCTCGTGATGAAAATCTTAGGATCCGCTTCTCCTTATGCATCGAGAATACCGTAAAGGAATTGATTCCGGTGCAACAAATTCTTCAGACTTACATGTCACAAGAAACGCGTGATATTTCACTCGACGGTGACATCCACGACAGTGCCGACCCAGATGTTCTTGATGAGCAGATGGAGGAGATGGAGTCTCAGCCAATGGAGGGACTCGAACCTGAGATGGAGCCCGAACCCCTAGATGAAATGGGTGGAGACCCTCAACCCACTGGACTTGAAAATGAATTCAAAACAGTCCATGGTGTACACGCACCCGAAGCCCCAGAGCCAGTTTCTGAACCAATTTCCCAACCAATGGGTGGTGAAGAATCGTTCGCGGAGCCCCAACCCCAACCTCAGCAGGAGCCGGATGATAATGTCTTTTTTGGTGATGCACCAGAGCAGCGCACAAAAAATCCCCGTTATAATTAAATGGAACTCTCCGATCATTTACGCGACCCAGTGAGTGCCGCCCTAATTGCAGCTGGTATAACTGCTGGTTATATTCATCTCAAAGCGTATCTCAATAATGAAGGTAAGCTTGAGCTTAACAAATACACAAAACCCGCTGTACTCAATGCGATTTTAGTGTTTTTCATAATCTCAGGTGGTTTAGGTAAAAAGGAGGCTATTTCTACAGAGCCTTTCTAAACTTAAAGATTACACCAATATAATAAGAAAATGGCATCCGTCACTGCTTTCAATGATATGATGAGTCAATTTCTTGTGGAATTGCACAAGACTTTTCCAGAGGAAAAAGGAATCAAGAAAATGTTAACTTCGTTTGACCTACTCAAGTCAACCAACCCCCGCCTAGTTGTAGATGGATACATGAAGGGTGTTTCTCCCTACGCCGATAAGATTTCTGCAAAGGATGAGACATTTCTTCTCGAGGAAATTGAGAACATTGAGTTTTTGAAGGAGCTTGATATTAAGCGTTACTGGTCCAAGATGTCTCCTAATACAAAGGGTGCTACTTGGCAGTACCTCCAAACTCTGTACATGCTTGGTACTACCATCACTGCTCTCCCAGCGGACACCCTTTCTCAAATTGAGAATATCGCCAAGGGTGTAGCGGATAACATGCAAAGTGGTGACGGAGAGTTGGACCAAGATGCCCTTATGCAAATGATGGGTAGCATGTTGAAGGGTCTTCCAAAAAAATAAACCTATACATATATTAAATGAAAGCTTGGTTCGATGATCCTAAGCAGCTTTTTGATGCTGACCAGGTCACCCAATTTTGGCCCACAGGTGAGCAAACTCCAGAAGACAGGGTAAATGCTGCTTCTCGTTTTATCATTTATGTGTGCACTATACTTTATGTTATTCGACGTGACCCACGTGTATTCGTTTTGGGTCTGACGGTATTAGGTGTCGTGTATGTTCTTTATAAGTCTAGAATGGTTAAGGAAACATATGGTGGATCAGTTGAAGGTGTGAGCTGTCAAATGCCTACACCAAACAACCCTATGGGTAATGTTCTCATTACTGATTTTACTGATGCCCCTAATAGGTTAGAGGCGTGCTATTACCCAACAGTAAAACCATTCGTTCAGGCTTACAGTAGTGATCGTATTCCATATGACGCTGGTCGTTCTAGGACTTCCATGCCCAAGTACCTCCGCAATGCTATGGAGCGTCAATTTGTTTCTAACCCAGTGACGAAAATCCCAGGAGACCAGACAGCTTTCGCTGAGTCTCTTTATGGGCGAAAGAATGCCCCAATGTGCAAGAGTGATACTCGCTTTTGTGATCCCAATGCTAGGGGTGTCCAGCTCGAAGCTTTTTCGGGTTTGGGAACCAATGGTGACAAACGCTCCGGTATGCATAGGGCAACGGTAGCTTAGATAAATATTCTTATGTAATAATAAATGGCGTATCAGCTTCAACCTGGACTTTCCATTGTTCAAAACTCGGGTGCCATAGCTCCCGTAAAAGCGACTGATGAAATTTTTGTATACCCCCAGCCCGGTAGCCTAAACTGTGGCAGTTGCCGACCCAACACTATGTTGTACGGTACTGCCCCATACATGGCGGGTAAGGGTTCTCCAGCACAATACATTGAGACAAGTGATCAGCTTCGTCCCCAATCTACTTCCCGATTTAACAAGCATATCGTTCAGACATACGAGCGAAACCTGTTCCCCTTAACTAATATGGAGTGCAAGGTCCCTCTTCGTACAATGCGATATGAGCCTGCGAGTACCAGAGCCGAAGTCCAGAATGGTCTGTTTCAGCAGAGGTACCTTAATAAAAATGTTAACAAGAAGTAAGAATGGCTGATCCTATATCACTCATGGCCGTCGCCGGTCTTGTATTTGCGGGAAGGAACTTGAGTACCAAGTCCGAACCACCAAAAGTTACTGTCACTGAACCAGCACTGAAAAATCCAGAAGTTATAGAATCTAACAATTTCCAGCCTACAGCCGAAATTCCACACAAGAGGGAGATGGAGAGTTTCGGAGACATTTCTATGCAGCAACGTACCGGTGGTGAGGAAATTCTAAATATGAGAAACAGAATGTATGATAATGGTCGTATGAACAACCTTTCACCCATTGAAAAGCAAATGGTCGGTCCAGGTTTAGGTGTTGACCCTAGTGTACCCGCAGTAGGTGGCTTTCAGCAGACTTTTAGGGTAAACCCTGTTAATGTTGGTGAGTACAGACTCACTACACTTCCAGGGCGTACAGGTCCAGCGGCTGATGTTACTGGTGGTCGTTCTGCCATGGTTGGCGAACTTACACACAACAAACCCGAAACTACCGCCTTTCTCCCATCTAGGCGACCTGCCATGGCGGGACGTGCTCAAGGTATGTCTGGTGTAGTTCCTCGTAATGAGCATGAAAGGACTAAGCGCACTACTAATCGTTCGGAGACTGGTCTTCGTAACGATGGCTTAGGTTTCAATGGCGCTAAGCGATTCATCAGTGCTCAGACAATGTCCCAAGACCCCACTCGATTCAAGAGTGATCGCAACGATGAACAGTATATGTATAACAATCGCCCAGCCCCAGGTATCCACAGTCACCACGGTGCCTATACACAAGGCGTTGCTTCTCAGATAACTGCAAAGACTAATGAGGAACTCATGAAGTATGGTTTCCGCCCCGAAGATCGCAGAGGCAAGCCCAACAGGATGGGTAATGCTGGTAGGATGAATGTTCGTGAGAGCGCCCTCAAGCAGGGTGGTCGTCTTACATCTGTTCGCACCGATAGGACTCGTATAGATGGTCGTGTTGCCCCTGCCAATGGTGGTTGGACCCAAAACTATCAGCAGAAGCCTTTCCACCAATTCAACTCATACAAAGGTAACGCGAATCCTAACACTCAGGATCTAGGTATTGCGAAGAGACAACTTCAAAACAACCCTCTTGCACACTCTCTCTACCAATAGATTGTTGATTTATACTAGACGAAAACAATCATTAAAATATTATCCCTATATTTTAATGAAGGTCCACACCCTTAACATAGATAGTAGTGAAAGAAATACAAGTGTCTATGCATACGCCAATAGTTACGTCGTTACTTTAGATAACCCTATTTACGATATATCTAATATAACACTCGTTTCTGCTCGTATTCCTACACCACAATTGATGACCTCCGCTACGAATAAGACATTTAGTGTAGATGGTGTTAATATTACACTAAATGAAACGAATTATTCAAATGGTTATGTGTTAGCTGAGGACCTGGATATAGAACTCGCCCCTTCTAATACTCACGTAGACAGTGTTATTTATGATGAAGAGACAGATTCGTTAGTGTTTTCTAACACACACTCGAGTGGTACTAATTTTACTCTTCAATTTTATGACGGTACGAATGGATATTCGAGTAATTCTTCGCCAGTAACAACTCCACATCAAATTATGGGTTTTAGTTCCAAAAACTTTACGTCTACAGGTAAAATACTTCGTTCTGGTGCGATTAATTTAAATGGACCTAATTCTTTGGTATTAAAATTAACAACAGGTTCTGATGAGTTTACTCAGTCTATATATACTTCTACACCATTCTATACTGGTCATATTCTTCTCGATGGATCTGGTTTTGTGAACTTTAATGGTGCTGATGATAAATTAGTGCATCACTTTCATTCTGGAACACAAAAGATGATAAAGGATGTTAAAATCGAGTTTTTCTATATGAGTCACGGTCGATTAATCCCATATGATTTTAGAAATCAAGATCACGTGCTGAAATTTGAAATTACGGGTTCTACTGATAAATTGGAGAATTTACCTAAAGTGTCATTACCGGAAGAAGAACCTAAAAAACCTGAAAAGAAAGAGCCAATCATAAGTATTCCTGAAGTTGTAAAGAATTCTTATAAATGGAGAAAAGAGTATTTGTATATAGCGCTAATTATTTTAGCTGGACTACTCCTGATGTTTTTAATGAAAGGCAAACCTCTTAGCGGGTTATCGCGTAGACGGGCTGCGCGGGCTTAGAAACCTTACCGTTGACACGGGAGATGACTAAGAAGACAACCACAGAGAGGAGGGAAGTCAGGATAGCGGTGAGCGCGTACTGAGCACCACCGTTCTTGGGGACCTTTACGATCTGGGTGATGGTCCAGCGAACGAAGTCCATCCACGACATGGCAGCGGCGAAAGAGAAGCCACCGACAATCGAGTTGAGGGTCTGGGTCTGGAGTTCCTGAGTGACAAGGTTTACGGTCTGGAGAGCGGCGGCCGACATAGTGTTTGTTATACTATACATGACGAAAAAAATTATTCTTTTGTAACTTCCTCCTTTTTTACTATTTTTTTAAATCGTTTTGCTTTTAATGTTTTTGTTTTTGAAAATAATTGTTCATCATCTGATGAATCATCACTAGAGCTTGAATCTAAGTTTGAAGTGTGTAACTTACTCTTATCAGAAAAATTCCATCCTTCAGGTTCTGAGATGCTCATTACTATTAATAGCATTTTTTAACATGTGTTCTGTCGGATTCTGGGGTTCCCAACTGTTCCAACGATCATAGGCTTCATTCATCTTGAGTAACGTCATATCATTCCCTGAATATCTTTCAAACGGTGGGCATTCTTCTACAGAAACAATATCCATTTCCTCATCAGATTCATATTCTTCGTCGTCATCTTCTTGGTAAATTTCGGGAAACATAGAACCCGTCGCCTGACCAACTGTGTACATTGCACAATATTTCATTGCATATTCCATATCTTCTGGGAGAAGTGTATCTCTCCCACAGGCTTTGGAATATTCAGCTGCGAGTAAAGTACTTTGCTCTAGAACGGGTAGGAGAAGGTTCGTCATGGTATCAATGTATTGCTCTGCCATTCTGTCACCAGCATCACCGAAGCCAGTTTGCATATTCATCTTTAGTATTTGAGATCAAAAATAGTTTTCGCAGTTCCCTCACCCACACGGAGGATGTTATAGTTTACGGCGTATACTCGAACCTGTCTTGAATAACCTGTACATGGGTTTAGACTTAGGTTTAGAATTTGTTCTTTCACGAGACTGAAATTTACCTGCCCAGTTGGATACCATTCTTCTGGTTGTAAAGCGAAACTGTATGAATAGAACCGTCTAATGAGTTGGGTTTTTGAGTGATGTATAGCGGCCTGAACAGCCTTAAGAAAAGTCATAGTCCCAGTGTCCTTGGTAATGATTTCTTGTCCATCGAGAGTAAGTGTAAGATGATCCAGATTTTCCCAAAGTATATACTTATTCCCAGTTTCTTCGAGTATACCATCATAATCAAATGGTGTAACAAACTCAAATTCGTCTGTTCCTACACTACCCTGACGCTGAATAACAAAGTATAGTTCTTTCACTGGATTTACAAAATCTAGTTTAAATTGTCCTGTATTGAGACCCAAACCTACATCAAAAACATTCTGTTGAATTTGTGTGATTAGGTAATCTCGCCTTGATTTTTGCATTTTAATTCTTTCTTCACAATCTACATGTACAACTTCTGCACAGAGTTGGAAATCCTTAATTTTCGGTGTTTCTTGTGAAATATCAGCTTTATTTCCATTAGTTTGAATAACAATCTCCTGTGCAGTCCGTAATTTGAATTCAACTTCAACTTCCTGACGGTTTATAGCACATAGAGGTATTGCAAGTTCTGGGTGATTGTAAAAGTAAAATGGTAAGTCTACAAAAAAACTAATATCTTGTGTATTTCCCAAAGCATTTCTGGCAACAATCAAACGGTTTGAAACACGTCGATGCGCTGTTCTCTCTGGAAACTTACCAATCAATTCTTCAAGTGCTATTTGTTTTGTTTGGGTAACAAAATGCTCAGAATATATTTGAAGCCAATCACTTGTTAGGCGCTGAATAACCTTACCACCAATGATTAGATCTACATGTTCTATGAGGGCATGTCCAGCCGATTCTTGATAACAAACCCCTGATGTGGTGATACTAGGCAAAGTGACCTTTAAACTCAGAGTTTTCAGTAAATCACCTTGATTTTGGGGGATTTTAAACTTAACAGTACTACCAAAGTCAGCTTCATTCTCTGGGTCTAGATCCACATATTCATTTGAAAAGTTTGTATGTTTTTTAAAACTTTCCAAAAAATGACTGTAGTCTGGGTCTAACGTAAAGAACTTCTCTTGAGGCCCTGAAGACATCAACTGAAGTTCACCAGCCATTACTACTATATCAATCTAAAATTTTAAACCAGCTAATCCACTGTTAATTCTCAATACGTTATAATTAACAGCATACAAACGTGTCTCACTATCACTATCTACATATTTGACATTATTGTTTGCATCACGTAGACCCTCAATTGTTATCTTAAATAGTTTGTGTGATATACGACTCATATTAACCTGTCCAGTTGGATAATAGACCTCGGGTTTAAGTGAGAATGAGTACATACCAAATTTACCTGGTCCAAATCTACCAGCAACCCCAAATGGGGCACCGGGTGTAATTGCACTAGAATTGGGTGAATTTACATGGTGATTTAGGGATTGTTCGTATGCAAGAAACTTCCCATCTCTATTGAATACAACTTCATTATTGAAACGGAGTTCGGCATTTGTTATCGTATTGAATTCGGTTGGATAATTGTTTGCAAAAGCTCTATCGGATTGTGATACGAAGAAAAGTTCTTTGACTGGATGTTTGAAGTTGAGCATAACTGATTTTGTATTATCACCAGCTTTCATCTTGAATTTAGACATTTGTACCTGTGTAATGAGATAATCTAAAGGTCTCGACTTTAAGAAATTACTTTCATCTGGGGATACATAGACAAACTCGGTATCCATCGAAAACTTCGGAATCTCTGCAACATCACCCGCGAAAGATCCACCAAATATAAGTTCAGAAAGAGGTCTGAGTTTAATTCTAACTTCTACGACTTGTTTAGTTAGGGCACACGTTGGTATAGCTAGGGATGGATTTCTATAAAAATAGAATGGTAATTCCAAGAAATATGTATAATTTGTACCAGAAGCATAACTCAAAATATTACCATGTCCATTTAAAAAGTATAGTGTTTGATCTATATCATCACTTGTATTGTACAGTTGTTGATGCATGTAAATGTACTCTCCTGTGAGTCGTTCAATAGGTTGCCCCCCTATAAGAAGGTCTGCATGCTCGATTAAATGAGTTATAACAGACGGACACCATATATTATTGTTTGCACCACCGCTGTCAGGTGTTGGGTCTTTAAGAGTTATTTTCAACGTGAGGTTCTTAACCAAATCACCTTTATCCCCAGGTACTCTACATGTAATGGTCTTATCAAAATCTATATCTCCATCAAATTGACTCTCAACATAATCAAAAGCAAATTTTGAATGTCTTTTGAAGTTTGTTAAAAAGTATGAAAACTGTGGTTCACCTGTGAGCCATTCATCTTGGACCCCAGTGGCAGCAAGTCTCAGTCGACCAGCCATTCCTAATGTATATGAGTAAAATTTTGTTAAATAAAACGAAACACTACAGTAGAATGAATCTCCAGTTGAAGAAATTCAAACCTGAGAGTATCACAGACGATCGGGTATGTGTTTTTATTGGAAAGCGTAATACTGGTAAGTCGACCCTGGTGAAAGATATCATGTATCATAAGAAACATCTCCCTGCAGGTATTGTTCTTTCAGGAACAGAAGAGGGGAACCACTTTTATTCGGAATTCATTCCTGACTTATTTGTCTATGGCGACTACGACAGAGATGCTATCGAACGAGTTATGGCCAGGCAACGTAAATTGGTGGGTAATGGGAAAAATAATTGTGGCGCTTTCATGCTTCTTGATGACTGTATGTATGACAACAAGTTTCTCAAGGATACATGTATTCGGCAGTGTTTTATGAATGGGCGACACTGGAAGATCTTCTTCATGTTAACGATGCAGTACTGTATGGATTTACCTCCAGCACTTCGAGCAAACGTTGATTATGTCTTTCTTCTCAGGGAGAACATCCTTCAAAATAGAGAAAAGTTGTACAAATCGTTTTTTGGCATCTTCCCCTCATTTGATATGTTTAACAAGGTAATGGACGCCTGTACAGAGAATTATGAATGTCTCGTGTTAGATAATACGGTAAAATCTAACAGGATTCAGGATTGTGTATTTTGGTACAAAGCGAGTCTAAGGAAAAACTTCAGGGTGGGTGGTCCAGACTTATGGAAACTTCATCAAAAGATGTATAACCCCAAGCATATGGATCAAAAAGAACAAGATGCTAAGAAGGCGACTAAGAAAACAAACCTCAAGATCACAAAGACTAAGTAGGTGCGTCTCGATAATTGTTCAAAAAACTATGGGTATATTAAATGGCTTCAGATCGAATGACTACCATGAATTTGGCAGACGACGGAGAAGGAATGGTACCTTTAACGGATAAACCTTCTACAGCCTTTGTCCCTAATCAAGCGTACAATCAACCCGAAAAAAATGTGAGTCAAAGTAAAGAGACGATGGATTCTACACCAATTAATGATATTATGATGGACCCACCCCAGATGACCGAGGAGCCCCGCATGCAGGGTATGATGCCCCAGATGACCGCTCCCCAACCTCAGGGAATGCACGCTGCTAACGGCCAGGCCGAGAAGCCCGAAAGTAAGAACCCCTTAAACCTCACTGACGAGCAGATGGCTGCCGCCCTAGTTGCTGCCTGTACCGCTCTTGCCGTGAGCAAGCCTATTCAGGACAAGTTGGCGACTTCTATCCCCAAGTTCCTTAACGAACAAGGGGGTAGGAGTATGGTTGGCCTTGCCACGACAGGTGTCGTAGCTGGTATAGCTTTTTACATTGTAAAGGACTATGTCATTAAGCCCTAAACAGGTCGTTCCCAACCCATATTACTATAAATCGAGTTATCAATACCCGAATAATACGTTGCGAGTACACCAATAGTGAATGTCCCCGCTAACAAGGCGCTCAATTTAAGCTTCTCGTTAGTGCCAGCTGTATGGTTAGTAATAGCATCCTTCGTCTCTTTAGAAATTTGATTGATAAAGAAAGTAACAATTAACGCAATAAATGTAGACGACAAGAAGAAGATCCTGTCTACAGCAAGTCTGGGGATATTACCAATCGCAAAACGCATGATATTTGGTAACATGACCGTCATCCAGATAAGATTGAAGTAATAGTTCTTAGATATGAGTGGTACTAGGGTAGTACCATATAATACTAACCAATACATGATAGCCGTGAGTAAAATGTTCACTGGTGTCTTCATTTAAACTAGAGTGAGATTATTTATCCTGAATATGCTGACCACAAAATTCTGTTCTCTGTGGTATCTGCTGGTAAATGTCTAGATGTACGCATATATTTCGAAGTTCAACGTAATTTTTCCAGAACTCTGGTGAATGAGAATATTCATCTACTGTTGAGTGAGCCAATTCATGTATAAGAACATGAAAAATCTCATTCGTTTTGCCATCTAAGCATAAAACTATTTCACCCCCTTTGTTTGTATTGGATCCTACAGAGCCGTTCATTCTCTTCAAACCGGTTATCGGTGTAGGACGAACAAGTATTTTAAACTTTTCATTTCCTGTGTCACGAATGTGTTCTCTAAGAATACGATACTTCTCCTTTACTTCGACAAGCTCCTGGGGTTCTCTAGTCGTGTAAAGAATAACTAAATTGATTAATAATAATATAATCAAAGCTATCATCTCTTATATACAAAGATAAATTTACTATATAACTCTGAGATGGGATTCCCTGTTAGTCCTTCCCAAAGTTGTAAGCTAAACCCCAATTCTTCTAGATGTGTGACCAAAAGGTCTTTAAAAGCCACTGGCTCTGATTTTGGTCCATCCGCATAATAAGGTGTGTCGACCAGGTTTACAAATAATTTTTCACCAAAACCACCATTTCCATGGTCTTTTAGTTTGAAAAAATTACCAGTCTCATCAATGAGTGGTGTTTTAAAAATAATTTTTTCTGAATCTGGAATGATACCTATAAGAAGTCCACCAGGTTTTACCCTCTTTTTTATTTCACGAATAGAACTGAAAAATAAACCTTTACTGGCAAAAATATAATGCAGTGAAAAGTTAAAACACACGATATTAAACGCTCTGTTTGGGCAGTTATGAATATCACCCTCATAAAAGTTCACGCGCATGTGCATATTTTTTGCACGTGAACGAGCCTCTTCTAGAGCTGATGGCTCTGGGTCACACATATTAATGTTCACCCCACACTTGTGCCATTTTTGAAGGTCTCCACCGAAACCACACCCTACATCAAGAATGTGTTCACCTTCTTTTGAAACGGACTGGATAAGATTTCTTTTAGCATCATTGTGATTTTTACGAATTACTTCCATTTCATATTATGGAATAATAAGGTTTATTTCTTTAGGTTCGATCATTTCATTTAGGTGCCAGTTGAACATATAATAATATACGTAATTACCTTTCATAAATTTCAAATTTTCTAAACTTTCTACAGTCATACCCACTTCAGGACTATTGAAGATATGGTAGCCATAATTCTTAGCTATGATGAATGCATCATCATATACATCTCCCACTACGTAATACCTATATACTTGTTTAACTGTACCTAAACCATCGATACGTTCATATGGAGCTCCATAGAATGATATAAAATCGTCGTTTTCATCATTCACAAATGAATAAATTGGTAATACCCTTCGCTTTACATATTCTTCGTTTACAACTGGTGCAATTCTAAACTTTTCATTGTATTTTTGTAAAATTTTAGTCACTCTAGGAATATCTTCGAGTGTCATTTTTCGCCAAACATTCTTACACGAACCGCGAACTTGGTAAAAGTTTTTACGAGTCTGGTCCACTTGACAAAATTTGTTTTTAACGAGAGCTTCACTATTTAAATGACGATGCCACATATAAGATTTCGTAATTGGAGTTGGTAGTTTCGCGTGGATAGTGTATATAGCCTGCCATACATCCTTCTTGTTTGCGCGTCGTTTGATTTCAGATATAAGAATTGGTGCGAGCCTAAAATTTCTATATTCACCATGAACACATAAGAAACTGATATGGACCATTTTCAGTACATTTGTGTCAATGTTTGTGTCAACATTTGAACTTGTTATATACCCAATAATTTGATTTGTATCTTTTTTACGAATAACAGCACTCTCATCCATGGACCATTTTAAAGCTTCAACGTCATGACAAAGCCTAAATACTCCATCGGATACATAATGGGAATTTAAAAACTCACACGCTTCTTTAAGAGTACACGAGGACCACACGAAACCATTTGGTAGTTTTGTCGTTTTTTTTACAACTTCACGAGACTCGTCTATTTCACCGGGTGTAGTCCCTTCACGAGGTACGGGTTGTTTATCCCAGTACTCATGCATTTACATAGATAATAGCTTAAAGTTTTAAGCCAACACATAAATATAATGTCTCTTGAACAAGATTATACCACTGTACCCGGTCAGATCTTTGCTTGTCTATCGATTGTTGGTCCTGAGTGCCCCCAGAAGAATGAGAAGTTTGGTATTAAGATCCGTGGTGCATTTGCCACACGTGATGAAGCCGCTAAGCACGCTGCACGTCTACAGAAGGAGGATGCCACTTTCGATATTTACGTAGTTGACATGTATAAGTGGCTTTTGATCCCTCCCGATTCTGAGAAGATTGAAGATGTTCACTATACCAACGATAAACTCGAAGAGATTATGAAGGGCTACAGGGAGAACCAGTCCGAGGCTGCTCGTATGTTTAACGAACGTAAAACAGCGATGATGGCTGAGAAGAATCATTTCGTATCAGGTGATGATAATTCCAAGTTTTACAACAAGCCTGATGAGGCTCCTATCTCTCACCCAGCCGAGGTCCTTGAACGGCTCAAGAAGGAAAAGCCTGACACTCCCATGGAGGAGCTTGTAAAGGAGGCTGATGAGATTGTTGCCGAGGAGATGAAGCAGCGACAGAAGCAGCGCGAGGAGGAAGCGTCGAGGGATGCTAAGTTGGAGGAGGTAAAGGAGGAGGGAGAACCCGAAGTTTCTTCTGCGTAAATAATATTCATATACATTAAATAAAAATGCTTCGTATAATTCTAACAATATTGTTAGTCGGGGCTTTCTTTATTTTGTTTTTTAAACCAAATTACAATTTAAAAAACAAAACAGATTTAGGTTCAGTAGCAACTGATACAGGTACTGGGGAGGTTTCAACAACGGATGGTTTCGTCGAAGATACACACAGGGGTCCCATTCTTTTTGGGCGAGATGGAATTCCCCCAAGATATGGTGACATAGGTACGTTTGTTGCTTATTCATCTATTCCGGAGACTAACTGGTTAAGTGGATTTCCGCAAAAGGGTGTGAATAACGATATGTACGAGGACACAGATACAAAACTCTCGACTCGTATAAGAGACTTAAGTATATCTTAAGATGACTGGTTGCATAGTCTTTCCCATAAAAAATCCTAAAAGAAATACTGCAAATGCAATAATCCACGTGGATTTATCGATATCGGTAAAAGGGTCAAATTTTCCAGGTTGAGGAGGGGATTGCGGGTAATTCATTTCACTTGGATGAAAATAATATGGTTGATCTTGAATCATTTCATCCTTATTATTATCTTCATTCTTCTCCTGAATTAAAGGGTCAAGGTTTGGGCTATACTCAATAGGATTACCAATGTCAGTTTCCATTTCTAATATAGAATCTGTTTTTTTTAAGCTGATTCTTCCTCACTTTCACTCGCTTCCTCGTCATCTACCACGAAATCCTTGAGATTACCATTATCATCAGCGTCTTCATCATAGTCGTCATCACTACCTTCTTCTGAGTTATATTCATCTTCAGTATCAATTACTGAATCATCTTCAAAATCTTCGTGATCATCTGTAGCATAATCGTCATCTAGTACAGTTTCTACTGGTATATAAAGAACGGGCTTCTTTATAACCCTACCAAAGCGAGAACGAGTACTAACTACCATTTATATACTTTAAACACTGTTCTGTTTAAGTATCTTTAGGGTGAAGTTTACTAGTTATTTTAGGGAGTAAGATGTGAGTTCTTCCACTGTTCTTCTTACATATTGGACATTTTTGTTTTATTTTGTTTTTAGTAATGACATATGACATAGTTTTATTCTCGTGTACACCAGAAATAGTTTCACAATAGTTAGATGTGGTTAACACTAAAAAATTATTTTTATCCCTAGTTACATTAACCACGCGTGTATCATCGTTACACTTCATATTCTTATTAATGAAGTTTTCAAGATCTGGTTTTACGTCCATCTGTTTAATTTCTGGTTTTTCTATAACTTTTTTAATTTCTGGACACTTACTGATAACCTCTTTTTTGGGGTAAAGTTTATCAATAATGTCACTCGTCAATTGATGTCGGCGACCACAAAAGTATTCACAAAAGCCATCACGACGTCCCAAAATAGTTTCATGTCGACTGAAACATTTCTGGAGAATGAATTTTCCACTAAGTATAAACCATACATGATTCGAACTATGATTTCTTTTTACATTTTCACAGTATCTAGAAGTCGTCGCCGCGAAATACGTTTCTTTGTTTTTGAATAATTTAGTGATGTATGCATTTCCCTGACCCTCCATATTTTTTCGAATAAACGTTTCGATTCGGTTTTTCAATTCCTCATCATAAATTTCATTATTAGTTTGATCTTCTAGAAAAGAATCCTCCTTGACTCGTATAGACACTGAAGGTGATTCCACTGAAACTGTACTAGGTGCGTCAGTTCTAACGGCTGACATTTTAAGAATTTCAACTGACGGTTCTTGACTTATTCTCACGAGAGAACCAACCTTGTAAATAAAAACTGGAAGATAAGCCAACTGATCAACCCTACCATGTTCACAATTCTTACATCCCCGACCCCCACAGGCTTCATGTTTTGCTCGTTTGTATGACCATGGCATCCTAAACCCACTCCCTTTAGTTTTCCTACGTGTGTCACCATACACAGATGAATCAATAATATCATTCCAATCCATATCACCTTTAAATTTAGAAAGAGACACTAGAATATGTTCACGAAGTGCGACGGCTGAAATTTGATCAACCACGAAATTAGGCCAATTGAGATGTACACCCGTTTTCATTAGATCTCCAGACACCTTTGGTGGTGATACAGAAACGAGACATTCTTTACCACCATGAAATTTAACAGTTTCACAGATATTTTTAGATATATCATGGATATCGTCAATACCTAGGGGATCGACATCTTTATAGTCGATGTCAACGAAAAAGTTATAGGTCTCACTCTTTTGCTCGACGACGTAAATTCTCTCACCAGATTTTACAGACTCTATATACTTATCGTAAAATTCATTCAATCTATCAAATGGCACTGAGAGTTTACCCCCGTCCATGAGCACATGTGATAGATTGGTAGCATTATTGAATTTTTGGGAAGTGTACCAATTCTTAAACATACCTTATTATTGTTCTTCATCTCTAAACCATTTCATACATGAGACGTCCTGATATTCTTTACTTTGAGAAATTTGCTTTTTAAAAGTAAGTAATTCATAAACCGTTTTACTTTCATTATCTTTGTACCACTGCTGAATCTCCTCTTCACACAATCCTCGATTCTTCTCAAGTAGTTCACCAATCTGTCTTAAAATAAAAGCCTTGGACTTCATTATTTAATAGAGAAGGTTTTTCTATTGTGAGAACTTATACACGCGTAAAATTGAGGATTCTTAATGACATTATCTATGATTAGCTTCCATCGCTTACGTCCGTTGAATTCTTCTAGTGTATCATAGCTCATGAAATCATTCTCATCATGGGTTTTACGAATAGGTTGATTGTTCATCTTTTTGATTTGTGTTTTGTGTTTTTCTTCGTAAAACTTACGAATTTGTGTTTGTTGTTCTGATCGATTGTAATTGACAAAGAATATGAATACGTTATATTCTAGGTCAACTGTTGGGCTTTCTTTATGTATAAATTTGAATTCTGTATATTCACCATTTTTTAGTGACACAACACCACGTGTCTCTTCTTCTAATTCTCGTAGGGCACACCTCAAGGGGTTGTAAATTTCCCGTCTTCTACACCCACCCGTTACGAAAATCCAATCTTTAAATCTCCAGTCTCTTACTGTGAGAAATCTCGGTTTCCCATCGGTAAAAGTAACCGGTACTGCAATCGCTTTGTACTTCTTCATTGCGCATTCGCAAGTTATAATAAGTGAATATGATTATTCTTCGGATTTTTCATCCACCTCATCTATATCTTCAAGCTTCTTTTCAGGTACAGGAACTGGGGCAGAAACTGGCTCTGGGGGTGGAGCTAAGTGTCGAACGACCTGGGCTGAGAAACCTTTAAAATTGTCAATATCCTGTTTAGCCTTGTTTAACTCTTTAAACATGTAAATCATACCAATTGCAAAAATAATCGCTGCAACGATGAGTAAGGTGTCTTTATTGACTGGAACCATTTATAAAAGAAAATGTCATTTTCTTTTTAAGCTTTCTACATCACGGCACCCATCTTAGTCTTACCAGCAGTGGGGCATTCATACGGGCTCTGGGCAAATTGAACGGCTTCGTAATGCGCATTTTCACATGATTTGCTTGTTGGTTGTGTGGGTTGACCAACAAACTTTTCGAGTGTCCTGGAGTTAGGATCGTACGTCAATACAAAAACGATGGCAAGTAGGAAGACAACCTTCCACAACATCTTTATTAATTAGTTAGAATATAATAGACCACCCATACCATTTTCAATACGGAGGACATTGTAATTTACAGCATAAATATCATCACCAACATCTTGGTTATCGTTGATGAGACGAGCCGAGTCAAGTCGACTGAAGTTTAGGCTGCCGGTAGGCTGAAGCTTACCAGAATCGAGGCAGAATGGGTAGAAAAACAGAGTCTTGGCTGTTCCTAAAGACGAGTTAGTGGTGTGGTAATACGAAGTTACGGTGGAGAAGTTGGGATCGGCAAATTTGTAATCAGCAACATCTGTACCGTTAATTTGGAGCTTGAGCTTATTATTATCGTTAAGGATCGCCATAGCGGAAGCCTTACCAGAAGCCAAATACTTGACTGGGTGGTTGAAATTCAGCTCCTGGATCTTGGATCCGGAGGAGACCGCCTTCTGGGTTTGGGTGATGAGCATATTTTGGGGTTGGGAAGCGAATACCTCACGCTCCTGGGTATCGAGATACGCGTAATTGGCGTAGACATCCCACTTGTCAGTGGCCGCCGCGGCGCCCCAAGTGATTCGGAGCTCGACATCGTGGTACTGAAGAGAAATGAGTGGGAGAGCAGTCTGCCAGTTCTCACAGAAAGCAAACCTGAGGGGGTACCACCTGTACGAGGTACCACCATTGGCGAGGTCAGCGGCAATAGACTTGGAAGCGGTAGTCGCAGAAAGTCGGGGAGCAATGAGGGTGGAGTAAGTAGAATCCTGCTCATCAATCACCTGACCCCCCACAAGGAGTTCAACCTTGGAAATTTTGGTCAACCACTGGGCTTGACTGTAAGCTTGGGTAGCGGTACCATTATTTGGAACGAGGTAGACATACCCGAGCATGTCACCCTTGCGCTCGAAGCGGACGGTGGACATACCGTTGTTGGAGACGTTGCCTTGAATGACCTGACGCTCGACAGTTTGGGAAAAATTTGTATGACGTTTGTAGGTGGACCTGAAGAAAGACACCTCGGGCTGACCGACGAGGTGCACATCCTGAGCGCCGACGGCTACGAGTTGGGCAATACCACCAGACATTTTATAATATAGTGAGAGTTTATTTTTAAGTGTTGGAAGCACTTGGACACCGAGCTCTGGGAACGTTGATTGGGAGACAAAATTTAGAAACTCTGTTCAGTTTGTAAAGTTTGTTGGGAAAGAGGGTTTATGAACTTGGAACGAGGGTTTACGAACTTGGAACGACCGGCCACTCAACACCAGTGAGGTTTCCGTCGGCGTCTAGATCTGGTGAAGACATAACCGGGAGGTCACGGAGGTATTGGCGATAATTTTTCCATTTTTTAAAGGTTTCATCATCTATAGGGTAATCCCTCATTACGTATTTATCTGTAGAAGGGATCAATGCGTCACGTTCAGAACGGAGTTTTGTCATCGCCTCCGCTTTATTGTCTGGGGGTTTTACATATTCACCTTTCTTTACGGCTTCTTGTATAATAAGATCTTCTGAGGTTGTTATCTGTTCCGGTAGTTTATCACCTTTGTCCATTAGATTATATATAGATTAATTTTTTGTAATGATAACATATCCATGACCCCCATTAACTGGTGATCCACCTGCTGCATTATACACACCGGTTGCCGAGCCGCCATAAGAACCACCTCCACCAGCCGAGGTGTGCCCATCGGTGATACCTCCACCACCAGAATAACCACCACCGCCGCCGGCCCCACCTGTATTACCATGGGTTGAACCACCGCCACCAAATCCACCGTGCGCGGTGCCTCCGCCGCCGCCGGCGTTCCCCCCCTCCCCCTGATTCTTTGGTGCATGTCCACCTCCACCCGGTCCGTAAGGCGCATCACCACCATCGCTGTTCCACCCCGCACCACCACCGCCATAGTGTTGCCCGGCTCCTCCAGCACCGTTCGTCCCGTAGTTATTACCTCCGTTACCGCCACCGCCACTGGTACCCGATTGACCATCTGTCCACGACCCCGGGTTGTACGTAGTGGGGGACGGGCCGAGGGCTGTGTTTCCCCAGTCATTTATACCGCCGCCACCACCCGCGGCGAGGATTGGGTACGTATTTTGCGGCGAATAATATACAAACGACCCACCACCACCACCACCGGAATTTACGTAAACGCCCATTTGACCAACAAGAATATTTACCGTATCCCCCTTGGTTAGTGTAAGTGTTCTCTGCATTTCAATACCTCTAAAAGCAGCTGTATTGAGGTAGGCGGGGTGCGCCGCAGCGCCCGCTGCACCTGCCGCCTTGATTGTATACGACTTCGTTTCGGGAACAGTCCATTCTTGGATTCCTTGGGTCGACACGTTTAAATAACTACTATTATCCGTCCATGAAGGTGAATACGCGGTCCTTAACTCACTGAGTGATGGACCAGATCGTCCCGTCTTCCCAGCGTTCGTGAACGTGTGTGACGTAAAGGAGTAAAGTGCTGAAACCACCGCGACACTGAATGTTCTATCTGCGGTCGTTCCGGACTCATTATCCGTAACCCTAAATGTTACGTTTGTGGTTCCGTCTGTCGTCGCGCTCCCACTAAAAGTCGCTGGAGAAGCTGTTGCAGAACCTAAACTGAGACCAGCCACACTTCCACTTGTGATACTGAATGTTACATCAGTCCCACCTAGATCATCTGTAGCGACAAGATTCTGGGAGGAGGAGACTCCATTATCGTAACTTAGAGTGGCCCCAGACGCTGGTGAACTCCATGCGATACCATTAAAACCAATTGTTGCGGTACTGGTCGCTGTGATACCAACAGCATCTGTGACTCTAACTTTATAGGGTCTATTGTCAAGTTGTCCAGTAGTGAGTGACGCACCCGATGCCGCAAGTTTGAAAGTAATACTTGTCGCGCTCGCAACCGCTGCAGAGTCCACATTGTAAAGTGTGCTTCCATCCGCACCAAGTACTTGTATATTATTTCCACTTGCCATTGAAGAAGCGAAATTTGTACCAGTAACGGTAATGGTCTGTGAACCAACGGCACTGGATGCAAAACTAGTTGGTGAGACACCTGTGATTGTGGGTACTGTCAGAGCAATCGAATCTGTACTAGTCGAAGTCACCGCTGAGGCAGTGTCACCACCTATGACTTTAACGTTAAAAGGTCTTTGCGCTACATCATAGCCACCACTCGCCCCACTCGCCCCCATTTTGAATGTGGCACTCTGCCCACTCACACGTGTCGTATTGAAAACACTATATTCGGTGCCATCAGCACCTACGAGTTTTATAGTTATACCCGTGTCAAAACCTGTTCCTGTGACGGTGAATACCTGCGTCGCCGTATCTGCACCGGCAACACTCGTAGGAGAAATACCTGTGATCACAGGTGGTGGGGCGATACTCCCCCACCCCTCCGCAGTGTACGTTTCTATAAACCCAGTTGTAGTGTTATAACGGATCATCCCAGTCATCCCAGTGGTAGGTCTCTCCGATGTAGTCCCACTCGGAAGTTTTATAGTACCTGTTCCTATGAATTCAGCTCCCCCCGATACGATGAGTTCAGCCTTTGGTGAGATGGTCACACTACCACCCATACCGGAGTGTGCCGTACAGTAATAGTAAAGTGTTGTAGGAGTGCTTGTAGAGACAACAAATTTTCGTGTCTGGTCATCCGCGTAAGTACCAGTAGTTGTTATACCTGTTGAGTATGCAGAACCACCACCATGTGAACCATTATTTGTGGTAGAGAATTCAAATGGGTGACCTGAAAGAGTCGAACTGGATAGATCGAATATATAGGTTTGGCCTTGGTGTAGTACCAATGATGCTTGGAGATACCCATCGATATAGTATTTATTAGCACCACTGGCATTAGTCATTGTAACGACGTATGTCTTTGTCGTACCCATTGTCATAGCGTTGCTCACGCTGGACGTGGGACATGTAAGAATTCCTGGAAATGTTGTATTATTGGTCATCTGTTATAACTCTACAATTTTTTTAGCAGTCTGGATCGCTCCTAAAAAAATGATGTTTGAAAAATGTTAGAAAATGATTAGTAGCCGAATGTAGCTAGTGCGTCACCATTATGGGCAATTGCATGTACTCCACCTCCTGAAGTTGGGGACATATATTCAACAAAAACATGGACATTACCAGAAACCGTCATAGCTCCTGAAGTGTATAGCGCAACAGTATTAGCTGTAGTGGTTACATTTGACGCCCATGGTGTAGCATTGTCAGTTGTACCAAAAATATTTTGACTACCCACTGAAATTACATTACTACCAGAGTTGATACTCCCCGCTTGGGAACCACCATTTACATCGAGTAATATTGTACTCACATGCTCATTTCTATCAACAAGGGTAGCTGTAATTTTTGCGTGGAATATATTGGAAGTAAAGTGGATATTTGTTGTGGGAGATACACTCGCAGGCATACTATTCGATAGACTGTATGTCTTTCGTGCCAGACCCCCAGTATTGGTGATGAGACCCCCAGTGACGTAGGCGCGTTCCCCGACGTACACATCCTTCGCAATACCGACACCACCAGCTGCCTTGAGAGCACCTGTAGTTGATGAAGTCGCCTCCGTTGCATCTGTTAGGGTCACCACACCATCTAGGGTGGCTGCGGCACCGAATAAGGGACCTGACACCCCTGCACCACCTGCTACAATTAAGGAACCAGTGGTTTTAGAAGACGATGTGGTAGTATCATGCACCTTGGCAACACCCCCAATGTGTAAGTTTTCTTGGGTACTGATACCACCAGCAACCTTGAGAGCACCTGTTGTAGCCGAAGTTGAAGTAGTATCGTCTGCTAATGTCACCACACCAGAGGCGTTTAGGGTAGTCATAGCCGCTGCATTAGACCCAGCTAGAGTACCATATACATTGGTACCCGAGATGGTAGCACCCTTCACCATAGCAGAGGCTGTTAGGGTAGTCACAGCTGCTGTATTAGCCCCAGCTAGAGTACCATATACATTAGTCCCTGAAATGGTAGCACCCTTCACCATAGCAGAGGCAGTAACACTGGTCGCCGTGACATCTTCGAAGCTGGCATGTTGACCAACAATCTTTTTCGCAATACCCATACCACCCGCAACAATGAGTGCACCTGTTGTTGTTGTAGTGGCATCGGTTGTAGAACTTACGTATGCATTACCCACCACATGAAGCTTAGCTTCCGGTGATGCAGTATTAACACCAATACTTGTTTCTGAAACGTCTACGTATAAAACATTAGATCCAATCTTGAGATCACCAGCACCTGTAAGTCTAGCCTTTTCACTGTTATTTATATTTAAACGAATATGCTGACCCGCCTTCGCATTAACGTGTGTAGTACCACCCTCAGTTTGTTTAAGTGCATAATTTCCTGAGGTGTTATTGTCAACATGTGCAAAAGAAGCATGATTAGTTTCACCTGTAAAACCTACCGCGGCTCTTCCCATATAGGATGTTAAATCTAGATCATAACCCGCAAAAATATTACTACTGTGTACATTTCCAGCTACACCCAAACCACCAGAAACCTTGAGAGCACCAGTGGTTTTAGACGAGGCATCTGTTGTATCTAGAATGACTACACTATTGGAGACGACGTCCTCAACGAAGACATTTTTACCGTGAATATTTTTAGCAACACCTAGACCACCAGTGACAATTAGAGCACCAGTGGTTTTAGAAGTAGCATCCGTGGCTGAGATTACCTTAGCGACAGCCCCAACATTCAAGTTTTCTTGAGTACTTATACCACCAACAACCTTTAGGGCACCAGTAGTTGCCGAGTCTGAAGTTGTGGTATCTAGAATGACTACACTATTGGAGACGACGTCTTCCACGAAGACATTTTTACCATGAATATTTTTAGCAACGCCTAGACCACCAGTGACAATTAGGGCACCTGTAGTTTTTGAAGTAGCATCAGTCCCGGATATCACCTTAGCAACAGCTCCAACATTTAGGTTTTCTTGAGTACTTATACCACCAACAACCTTTAGGGCACCTGTTGTTGCTGAAGTTGAAGTAGTAGTATCAGTTATGGTAACACTGTCAGCCTCAACATCCTCGAAGTTGGCATGTAAAGCGTGAATATTTTTAGCAATACCTACACCACCGGCGACGATTAGAGCACCAGTGGTTTTAGATGAGGCATCTGTTGTATCTGTGATATTGACATCACCAGCAACTTGAAGCTTTGAAGTTGGATCTGCCTCTGCAATACCAATATTTCCACCCGATTTAAAAACCATATAATTATCCCCATTTATGGCATCATTTTGATCTTGGTGTGCAATTTTTAAAGAATTCGTGTTGGCATTTTGAGCTATTCTCCAACCAAACCGTGACGATTCGGTTAATTTAATACCAGATTCGGTTACGGGAGAACCACCAGATCCGGATCTAAGACGTATGAACGCATCATGGTCACCACTTACTGCTGCTATATCTAAAAGTTCACTCGGAGTCTTAGTTCCAATTCCCACGTTCGAAGTCAATGTATTTACAAATAGATTTGCAGTACCAACTTCAAGATTTGATGATATGTGTGCATTTGAACCAACATTTAGATTTTTTTGAGTACTGATACCACCAGCAACCTTTAGGGCACCAGTAGTTGCATTGGTCGAAGTCGTAGTGTCGGTAATGTTAACACTATCGGCCTCAACATCCTCAAAGTTAGCGTGTAAAGCATGAATATTCTTAGAAATACCCACACCACCTGTGACAATTAGGGCACCAGTTGTTTTAGACGAGGCATCTGTGGCTGAGATTACCTTAGCGACAGCCCCAACATTTAGGTTTCCTTGTGTACTGATACCACCCACAACCTTTAGAGCACCTGTAGTCGCTGAGGATGACGTAGTATTGTCAGTTATAGTGACACTATCAGCCTCAACATCTTCAAAATTGGCGTGTAAAGCATGAATATTCTTCGAAATACCTACACCACCAGCTACAATTAGGGCGCCAGTGCCTCGAGAAGTGGCATCTGTGGTTGAGAGTGTCCCGATTCTTCCCCCGCTAGTGACTGTTCCCTCAACGTTCAAGTTTTCTTGGGTACTGATACCACCCACAACCTTTAGGGCGCCAGTGGTTACTGAAGTGGATGTAGTGTTATCAGTGATAGTGACACTATCAGCTTCGACATCCTCAAGGTTGGCGTGTGTGGCGTGAATATCACCCACAACACCCAAACCACCACCTATGGTCACCGCACCGGTGGTTTTAGATGAAGATGCAGTTGTACTCGTAACTCCTAGAGTACCATTTATATTAACTGCGATTGCGTTTGATGTATTCATAATAACTGGAGAATTATTAGCACTACTGAGAGTATGACCAATTTCAAGGTTGGATGTAGAGAAATCATAAATCACAGCGACATTACCTTTATTCCCACTTGTTAAGGGATTATTCATAAGTATACCGGTGTCCAAACCAGTTGTATTACCCTTACCAAGTTCAATTATAGGATCTTGAACTACAAGATTGTTTGCATTAATAACTGTTGTATTTCCTGTAACGACTAAATTACCGGTTAATGTGAGGTTACCACAATGAACGTTTCCGGCTACACCTAAACCACCAGCAACCTTGAGAGCACCAGTTGTTTGATTGTAAGATAATGTAGTGTCTGTAATGTCTACACTATCAGCTTCTACATCTTCAAAATTAGCGTTTAAAGCATGAATATTCTTAGAAATACCCACACCACCAGTGACAATTAGGGCACCGGTGGTTTTAGAAGAGGCATCTGTAGCGGATAACACCTTAGCAACAGCTCCAACATTCAGGTTTTCTTGAGTACTGATACCACCCACAACTTGGAGGGCACCCGTAGTAGCCGAAGTTGAAGTAGTAGTACCACCAACATTCAGGTTTTCTTGAGTACTGATACCACCCACAACCTTTAGGGCACCAGTGGTTGCGGAGGATGAAGTAGTTGTATCTAAAATGACTACGCTATTTGAGACGACATCTTCAACGAAAACATTCTTACCGTGAATATTTTTAGAAATACCTATACCACCAGTGACAATTAGGGCACCAGTGGTTTTAGAAGTAGAATCAGTTGCAGATAATACTTTTGTGACGGCCCCAACATTTAAGTTTTCTTCGGTACTGATACCACCGGCAACTTTAAGGGCACCAGTTGTAGCAGAGGTTGAAGTCGTAGTATCAGTGATACCAACTCCACCAGAAACGACTAAAACATTTGTACCATAATCATCGACGTAAAGATTCGAACCGACACTCAAAGTATGAGAAGCTAAAGAATTGGATATACCTACATTACCAGAAGTAACAAATGCAACTGTATTATTATAAAAAATCATAGAATTAGCTGTAACATTACCTTGTCTTGTTGCACCTTGAAGACTCACATCGGTTATGAGACTTGATGCGGGGTCTCCAGATTCTACCAGTTCTTTTGTGTTTGTGTTATACATCATAAGAACGATTTCAGGTTTAGAAGCATATTCCGAATCATTACGAACAGGTGCAATATAAAGAGACCCACCTTGTGATCCGTCAATCGCAGTATTACTCGCATTTAGAACGATCGTGTTTTCACCCTGGTCTTCTTGGGCATGTTTACCAAACCTTATTTTGGTTGACCTCTCAACGGTCGGTAAGGTCTTGACCATTTAGTATAAGGTTGTATTTTAATTTGCGTAAAGTAAACCAGCCATTCCATTTTCCACTCTCAAAATATTGTAATTTACTGCATAAATTGGGTCATTAATGTTCATAGACTCACTCATGATAGTAGCTGACGATACACGACTGAAATTTAGGGTTCCTGTGGGCTGTAAGCTGGATGTTGAGAGGCAGAAACAATAAAGAAAGAAATCTGGAGAAGTTACGAAGTTTGTGTGATAATAACTCGTGACGTCTATAAAATGTGGTTTACCCCATTTGTAGTTACTTACATCGAGACCATTTATGTTTAATTTAACTTTGTTTGTGGGAGATGTGAGGGCACCATCGGTTGTTGTATCTGATGATGCTAAATATTTTACTGGATGATTAAACGTAAGTTCTTGAACTAAAGTACCTGAAGCAACATTTTTTTGGACTTGTGTTATGAGGAGATCATGTTTTCTAGATGCAACCTGACCACGCTCCTCATTGTCAAGGTAATAATAATTCGCGAAACATTCAACGTTATAATTTGAAGCTGCTGTAGCCCAATGGATCCTAATTTCAACATTATGATAGTTTAGGGCTACAAGAGGTAGAGCGCATTGCGGCCCCTCACAGAAAAAGAACCTGAGAGGGTAAAAAAACGAGCGCGCAGAAATACCCGGGTGTGTACCGTTCGCACTCCTAGATACATTTTGTGCAAATGTATCAATAGCAATCTTTTCTGTGAAAATTGCATCTTGGGTGTCAATAACGGAACCACCTATTAAAAGCTCAACTTTATCGATAATGGTATCCCATCGTTGAATATCGAGGGCTTGGGTTTTGTCATCGAGTGTAAAATACACATAACTGAGAAGATCACCAGATCTCTCAAATTGGATGCTAGACATAGAATTGTTTTTCACCGCTCCGTGGATGGTTTGTTTTTCAACGGATTGTGAAAAATTAGCATGCCTTTTAAACGTTGAACTGAAGAAAGATATTTCAGGATTACCCATGATATATTTATCCTGGGCACCTATAGCAATCAATTGAACAACACCGGCAGACATGGTAATACTAATTTAAGGGGAGAAAAATTACAGGTTGGGTTTTCTACAGACGAAACGAAGGACTAAAAAATTATTTTCGGCGGGATTTGGTGGTGTTATAAGAACACCACTTTGATTACGAATATTGATAGTGAGACGATCAACTGTTCGAATGGGATTTACGTATTGCACAGCAATTGGGTAATCATCCTTGAAACTTATTATACCAGTATCATCTGTAGTCACAATACTAGCAAAAGATTTTCGAAGCATACCTAATGATGCCTGACCTTCATAAACATTGGTAGCGCGATCATTAAATGTAGAATTCAACTCATCAATAGAAATGTAACAATGTTCACTTCCATTAGCTGGTGTGACTGTATTAATTCGAGCGGCTAGAAGTCGAGCCTGTACAACATTTTTTAGAGGCTGACTCAAAAAACACGTCCATGTGTTCGCACTAGTCTGATTAAGAGTATCAATTGTGATGGTATGATATTCATAGTTTAGATCGGGAATCATATCAGTTGGCGATGTAATCAGGGCCATTTATTATTAGCTTAGATTAAAGATCCACCAATTCCATCCACGATATCATATCCGGCATGATCACCTACAAGTTTTTGGGCACCACAAAGACCACCTGGGGTAAGACCAACCGAGTAAGGGCTGTCCTCCTTGCCTGAACCAGCGGTACATTCAAGGTCGGGCTTGAGGTCGAAGAGAGATTCTTCACTGACAGGTGTAATGGTAATTGGCCTGGGCTGATAATTCACGGTCTTCACAGTCATAAAAGACAGAACGAAGATGAGGGTCATCAAAACCGCGATGGCCATGAGAGCATTGCGATCACTCTTGTTGAGGTTAAGATTAAACATTTATAATAGACATAGATTTTTTTAAAGTGCGTTAAAGAGATTTTCTTAGTTTCTAAATAGACAGTAGATGGACGAAGAAATCGTACTCGATAGGGGTCAAACGACTGTGATGAAATTAGATGCTGATGAACAGGCCCTGATGGATGAGATTCAAATTTCTGCACCACGATCAAAACCTGTACCTCGACCCACAAGGCCTATGCAAAGACCTCAACAATCTTTTCAGGGTCAGGAGGCTATGGATGCTTTTGTGAATCCCAATAAACAAAGTACCCCAGCTCAGCCTCAACAGGATGAGGAAATTGATTATGGTGAGGATGAACCAATGATGTTCGATGATGATGAACCTATGGGCCCAGGTCCTAGTGATCAGGGTGAGCAACCCTCAAAGGGGTACACTTCAATTGACGAAGAGAAGTCGGATCTTATTAATAAATTAGCTCGACTTGAGAAGAAGGGATTTGCAGTTAATAAGAGGTTGAACGCTTACTCGAACGTTGATGAACTCAGATCAGAGGTCAAGAGGATTACATACAGCATAGATGTTGAACAATCAGTTCGCTTCTCTCGCCGTATGTTGGTCGCCTGTGTAACTGGACTTGAATTTTTGAATAAGAGGTATAACCCATTCGAGATTCAACTTGAGGGTTGGTCTGAGTCTGTTATGGAGAATGTTGATGATTATGATGGTGTATTCGAGGAACTATATGTGAAATACAGATCTAAGGTCAGTGTTGCACCAGAGGTCAAACTGATTATGATGTTAGGTGGCTCAGCAATGATGTTTCACCTTACAAATTCGATGTTCAAGTCAGTGATGCCTAACATGAATGATGTTATGAAGCAGAATCCGGACCTGGTGAAGAATATGATGGCGGCGGTTCAGAACACTACCCGTGACACTAGTGGCCCCGCAGTTGATGCACCCGTGGGTGGATCAGGGCAGTACGAGATGCAGGGACCCGGACTTGATATTTCAAGCCTCATGGGTGGCATTTCGATGCCTCCCCCACCCCCAATGAATACCTCAATGGGACAAGGACCCTCAGCGCCTCAGCCTGTTGAGGAGGATGATGATCTCTCTGATATCATGTCCATCTCTGGTGATTCCACTGGAGGTGAGGTCAAGGAGGTCAATGTTGGTGCAGGATCTAAACCCAAGAGAACTCGTCGAAAGAAGAAGACCGAAATAAATCTCTAAACTTATATAAATGATAGCGTATTGTCCGCTTGAGGAGCTCGAGCCTCCCGTTCGACAGCAAGAAGTTGTCGCTGAGGCCAAGGTCGAACCTGTAAAGCCTCAGGTCGGCCGCGAAGAAACTGAATTAAATTACGTCATCATGGCTTTCATTGTTGGCGTAGTAGCACTAGCCGTCTCTGATTCCATCAGGGCGTAAATGTTTAATCTACCGCGGGGTACCACCCTCCCTCGTAGTAAATTTAATATGAGAATCCAACCAATAATTCTGGACCACCAGTCGCATTGTCAAGAGCTGTAGTTGTATTTATAGCTCGTTTTGTAATTCTAGAAAGTCCACCATTAAGTCCGGATGTAAGTTCAACTGATAAATCGTATGCAAAGTTGCGTCCAGTATCCTTCTCTGTTGGTTGTATGTTGATTCCTCTTGTACCAACCGATACAGTGGGACTCCATGGGTATAGGTTTGTAGCACCCATCAAGGTCACTGGTCCCAGGGCTATATCGTACATAGAACCCGTGGATCCATCGTGTGTACCACCAGACACCTCGAGAATCATCGTACTTGTGTTGCGTACATCACTTGTTTCACGTAATACCGCTATGATTTTAGCATAAAATGTATTTGGTCTAAACACAAACTGTATATTCTGTCCGTTACCATTCGCGATTACATTAGAATGACTGTACTTCTTTGTCGCTACCTGGTCAGAGTTTGTGATAATACCACCATTCACATGGAGTGTTGTGTTAGCATTCGCACCACCCAAACCAAGTGGGAAACCACTAGTGCCCCCAAAACTTAGGGAACCATCTATCTTACAATCACCATTGATCTCTACATTACTGTTGAGGAAGGTTGCTGGTGTTGCTCCGGTTCTCAATGGGTTTATATATACATTACCCGTGGTGTCCGCATAAATGTTCGCACTCCCAGCCGATGTGGTGAGTTCGATAGTCGCGTTACTCGAGGGACTTTCCACACGAGCCATACCATCGTAGACATGAAGCTGTTTCTGTGGATTTAGGGTACCCACACCCACGTTACCCCCGTGTGTAATATGAACACCATCCGTTTCTGTACCGCTATTGGTACCACCAATTACGATACCGGAAAGTGAAGTAGCTGAATCCCTGAAAGCCTTCACATAACCACCGAAATTCTCAGTGGTATGAAGAAGAATTCCAGACTTTTTAGTGAATGTACCCGAACCTGGGTGAGGACTCTCAAGTTTTAGAAGTGTTTGGTCGGTTGTGTTTCCATTGAAAATGTGTACATTTGAGTCTACAGTTGATGTACCTATACCAAGTCTACCAAATTTGTCGAAACGGGCGAACTCAGAATCACTAGTAGAACTAACCTCATGTACAAACGTAAGTACGCGGCGGTCACTCCCGTCTTTAATGCTTCTAATTTTGTTTACTGAGTCCCCCGAATCTGGGTTAGTAGTAACGAATGCCATACCAGACAGTGTGAACGAACCACCACCAGCGAACTCAATATCACCGTTTACTACGAGTTTTGTATTTGAACCACGCCCCACTGCGTCTGAACGTTTACCACCAATAACGACAATACCGGCTTGATTGGTGATACACATTGGTACATCACCCGTAGCATCATCATCTACAAGATCACTGAAAGTTTCACCAGTTGATGTATAGGTTGTAAATACGTGCTCCGCGGCAATATGTCGAATTCTATCAGGACCATTGGTTGTATCTCCGTCATTACCTTTGAATATTACAAGTTCATTTCTGGTCTGATCCGTATTATAACGTCTTTCTACAAGCCTCGTGTTACCAAACAGGTCACCAGCGAGACCCCCGAACGACACCTCATTACCCACGACTACATTACCCAATACATCTAGTACACCCCTGGGTGCATCCGTGCCTATTCCAGTATTTCCAGTTGAACCAGATATGAATAGACCCACAGCTGTTGGTTCTTTGTTGTTATCTGTATTTTGTGTGATTCTAAAATCTGAGTCAGATCCGGTTACACCTGTTGACCAACCCCTAGGATTAGAGCCCGCATTTGTTTGGATGTAAGAGGTGAATACATTACCTGCGAGTATACGAGTTTTGGCCGCTAAAATTGCATCACCTGAAGCTCCATCAAAGTTATGCACCAACAAACCATTTGTTAAGGGGTTGGCTGCACCCGTAGCATGTACTTCTAAATGAGCGGTAGGTGATGTTGTGCCTATACCAACGCGACCATCACTTCTAAGTGAAAGCACATCAACCTCTGTCTCGTAATTTGTACTTGCTAAAAATATATCAAGTTGAGAGTTGGCTGTACCACTTGAAACCGCCGTGTGTTTACCCATTTTCATTGTTGCCCTCACACCATCACTACTCGCGGTTCCACCCTCTCTACAAAGTTCTAAAACCCTCGCGAAATCCGTTAAATCTGATGAAACCGCGGTTGCATTAGAAACGATGAGTGGAGTTCCAAGATGTTTGTAGGTTCCATTATTAGCAATTTCATCATTGATAAACACCGTACCCCCAGATGTATGCAATCGACCCTTTGGTGTAGCCGTGCCCACACCAACATTTGAACTTTCAAGGATGGTCAACTTTGGTGTACCCATAGTAGCAGTTTTACTCGCATAAATGTTGAGACCCTTACCCTCAGCTACAATATTCTCAATCTTGTTCTCACCTACCAAGTGGGATGAATACATACGAGAACTCGTGTTTGATGCCGATCCCCAGGTATTACCATAAATAAAACCATCACCTAGAGTCGCATGAACATTACCCGCGACGGTCAACTTTTCAGTGGGGTGGGTATTAGATATACCAACCCTACCCACTGTATCAATACGCACTCTCTCAGTGTTTCGCGTTTTCATTTTGATGATTTGGTGTGTGTTTGAAGTACTAGCTCCAATTATTTCGATTGAACTCACATTAGAGGCTGCCGAGCCGGATTTAAGAACAAGTGCATTTGATGTACCTGTTAAACCACCGTACCTATCGGCGTGTATCACAATGTTTGAGAACGAATGTATAGAGTTTGTGACAAGTTCAGTTGTAGCCGTATTACCTAAAACTGTTAAGGTATTTGCTGCTACCATATTTGCAAATACCTTCGCACCCACAGACAATGTATTTGTTGGTGCAACATTGGCAATACCCGAATGAGATGTGCCCGAACCCACCGTTCGAATTGAATTTGATTTAATATTTTCATTGAAAAGAATTGGTACAGCAGCACTTGGATCGAAAGTTACTAAACTTCCAATTCTCATACCACCCGCAACTACATTACCTGTCACTGCAACATTCCCGTCAGATACAAATACATTTGGACCTGTGTCATCAAAGTACACATTCGAGCCCACCGACAATGTAAATTTGGTTGATGTATTTGCCACACCCACATTACCATCAGCAAACATCTGTCCGTATACATGAAGATTAACCGTGTTAGATTGATCCACTACGATTCTAGTTAGACCCGGTCCCATCTGGGTTCGACCGAGTAAAAATTCATTATTCGAAAATTGATATCCAAATACAAGATTCGACCTACTTCCATCAGAACCCTCAGTCATGAGTAAAGCATTGTCGAATGGTGCATTTTTATTATTTGTGGATGCTTGTTGGATGACACAATTTGCAACAACTAAGTTGATAAGTGTTTCGTAAGTAGCAGACTCAGAAATGAATGCATTACCATTTACGTGGAGATTACCATTTATTGTTAAATTACCTTGATCAACAAATACATTACCATGCTGAAAAACAGCTACATTTGAACCAACTGAAGCACTATCCGTACCCGCAACAATATATTCAGCAACTGATATATTAGTAGAAAAGGTGTTCCCCACAACCTTCAATACATTTGAACCCATTCTATCGATGACGAGTGTATCGTCGACATTTATAATGTTTGAAACTAGAACGTTTGTAGCCGAGACGTTACCTTTTAGAGTTAATAAATGTTCATTTGCGCGGTCAATAACAAGTTCATTATTTGGTCCAACTTGGAACTCATTTGTGGCATTCGGTGCCGCAATACCAATCTTATCATTCACATACAAACGCTCTGTACGAGTACCCTTAGTAACATCAAGCACAATATTCGTTGCTGTATCATCTACAAAAACATTTGAACCTATAGAAATATTTTTTGTAGGATTTGTATTAGAAATAGCAAATTTTTCTGCTGTAATAACTTCAACGTCGATCTCTTTTGTAATAATACTTTTGACGTCAGTCAGTACATCTTGCTCGACTGGGTCTGCGTCTAGACTGGTTACGAAAACCTGATCGAAACGAGCTGTCCTACCCATCTATACCTTAATTACCGAATAAAATTCCAGCTAAACCATCCTTGATTCTTAGAACATTATAGTTTACTGCATATATACTTAACTCCTGATTACTTGGTCTAAGATTACCCTTCTCCACACCCCGTAATACAAGTTTGGCATTATCGATACGGCTAAAGTTGCATGTACCTGATGGATTATAGTCAGATGCATTTAGACAGAAGTGATACACGAAGTACCTTGTGTTGAAAAGTACGTTGGTTTCACTGACAAAATCACTCGCACCGTATGATGATTTGTAATAATTTTGTACTGTGTGAAAATAATTTGGAGACATATGTTCAAGGATTGGGGTCCCATTGATTTGAATATCACCACTTAAAAATGTGAAACGATCGTTCGCAAAATCATCACTTAATGCACCAAAACCAAAAAAGATGGATTTGACTGGATGATTAAACGATGAAATATCAAATGTATTATCACCACCACCTAAAGTGTTATCAGCCACAGTGTCCATTGGAAGAACTATTTGTTGTGTTTGTGTGATGACAAAGTCGAGACTTCGACCCACGAGAGATTCTCGTTCTTCTTTATCTAGGTAAATATAGTTGCCGTATACATTAATTCGTTTTTGTGCATCTGTAAGATTTAGAACTGAATCATTATAATACGTGTCATCGAAATTGATTTTGATTTCAACTTGGTGATGTTGTAAAGCTACAAGGGGTAAAAATGCTTTATGATCACAAAAGAAGAAGTGAAGTGGGAGAAATGCTGGATTGGATTTAGAAACTTTGTTACTCAATTCTTGTGTTTTCGTCCATGTGTCAGCCATATAATTATGCCATATATCAGAGTAATAATCAAAATGTTGAGAGTCTATTTTTTGACCCCCTATGTAAAGCTCGATGGTGGAATTGTAAAAAAGATTGGAAGACATATTTACAGCATCGACACCAACTTTCTCAAACCAAATACCATTAATGATATCACCTAAAACCGGTATAGTAATTGAGTTGTCAGTTTGGGTGACTGATTTAATCAATTTTGGAGCCTGAGAAAAATTTGTATGTCTCGTAAACTTCATACGAAAAAAGGAATGACCTTCTTCACTGGTAAGATACACATCTTGAACTCCTTTAGAGACCAATTGTATTAATGCACCCGACATTTAATAGATGTTTAGATTATAAAAACAGACACTTTCCCTGAGGGAAGGCACTCTTAGGTTCTTCTACATTTTTACCGTGTATGTTAAAACCACCTTGACGGTATATCTTCATTCGTTTATAATACATCGCTGTAAATACAGACCATGGATCGTGAACATCGTAGATATGGGGTTCATTCTTTTTTCCTTTCGTTTCTCTCATAATTCTACCAATACTTTGTGTAATATCAGATTTAGGAGAAGCTAAAATAACTGTATCTAATGTTGGAATATCTAAACCTTCGTGTGCTTGACTAAACGTAGCAAAAATAATCTTTTTCTTGGACGACTCTTGGAGTTGAGCTTCTTTCATACCACCCATGTATAGACCAGACGTTTTAGGAAAACATTGGTGAAGAAATTCACAATGAAAACGACGATCACTGAGAACTAGAAGTTGACGGGTACCTGTTGATGCTTTTTTTACTAATTCTACCAACATCTTATTTCTAGCCCTATCTTCAACAAGTTCTGTAATCATATTTGGCATTGAAATTTTACCATTTCGCATAGAGGGTGGTGGATTCTTATAGTTTGGGGAATCAAAGACGACGGGAAATACCTCAACCTGTCCTTGATTTTTTCGTTCAACTGCAAAAAAGGTGGGTCCCATAAACCAATGAAGAACCTTTGTTAGACCATCTTTCCGTTCTGGAGTTGCGGAGAGACCATATATATGTCGTGGACAAAGTTTAAACAGACTCTGACTAAATACTTTAGCACAAATATGATGTGCTTCATCAACAATGACCGTTCCTATACTTTCAAAATCTGAGAAACTGTATTCTTTTAGGGATAATGATTGAAGCATTGCAATGACAAAATCACAATCAACCTCTTTTTTATTTTGCTGGACAACCCCTATAGTAGCCCCCGGGCAAAATTGTTGAATACGTTCTCGCCATTGATCTGCTAAAAATTGTTTATGTACGATAATCATTGTGCGATATCCAAGTTTAGAAGCTATGGCCAGGGATACCGTCGTTTTGCCATAGCCACATGGTAAAGAAAGGACGCCATGCCCTGCTTTAATAGCTGCTCCGAATGCTTCATTTTGGTGTGTGGCATCCCGGAGTTGTCCTGCAAATTGTGTGTTAATTTTAGTTGGTTCTGGTCGCTTGTCATGTTTAGGTTCTCCAAGTTTAGAAGTTCCATAGAATCTGGGAACACAGACTCCATTCTTAGCTGGTTTGAAAACTTTGAAAGGCGGTGGAGGAAATCCAAAATCTCCATTCACGATGGGTCTTACCGTTAATTCTTTTTTAATTTCTTGAATTGGACCCACATCAACTAAATATCCAGTTCTAGTGAGAGTGGTCATACTTATTTAAAGAATTTAAACTTTAAATAAGTACAATGCCTATTATTGATGTTGAAGAAAATATTAAAACTATGCGAAACCGACTGATGAGTATGCAGAGTGAGTTGTTTAAATTAGAAGGTGGGTTGAAAGTATTTGAAGGGTTCAAGGATGCTGGTTTGACCAAAATTAACCTTCCCAAAACCCCCAATCAGCCACCCATCGAAGAACTCGAGAGTATCCAAGAAAAGCCCGAATAAGTACCGACATTCCAAACCCCCTTGAAGTCTATTTCGACTTCAACATCATCACCCTTTATTAGAGACTGAATGGGACGTCCTTTAACTTTGCACATCACTCTCCTATAACGAAATGGTACCTTTACAGTGAGAATATTCCCATCGAGGGGATTGTCAATATTTGTATTTGTAAGTAAGTGCCATTTATTTGTATGCATTCGTTCTATAATTTCCGAGACTTTAGCAGGAATTATATAACGGATATACTTTTTAGAATTGAAATCGTACATGGGTTCGTGAACTTTAGCCACGAACTTCATTGATCTCTATTACGATATACTAAAATTAAAACTATAAGCAACACGAGAATGAAAAGTAGGACTTGTGTGAGAAGTAGAGGTTTGAGTGGTTTTCTTGTTCCAAAACATTCATGACTTAGGGCTCTAGATACCTCGGTACCGGCTTCAATACTCGAGTATGGAGTTTCACGAGGAGACATCATACCACACATCGCAACTTTAGGGCATTTACCAAAGAATGGGAGTTGACCATGAAGGCTGAGAACTCCAGAAGACTGAGAAAAGGACCACCTCTCCTTTTCTACCTCCCACTCTGCACCCCAACCAATTCGCATTTCAACTGGTTCAGGTAAACCAAGTTGTTTTACAACTTCTTCTTTTATGATTTCAGGATTAGAAGTTAATATTTCTTCACTGAGGTCACATATGACACATGATATGGTATTGGTACCGAACAGAACTTTAGGTTGTAAGTTCCATTTAGTTTGAGTTGCTATTTCGAGATCGGTTTTCATGACTGGTGTTTCGTCATAGTCGATAAGAACATTTATAGCACCATATGTACTTCCTTGTAATTGTTTGGTAGCGTCAGGACCCCAATTATCACCTAAAAACTTCATAGCTGGACTGTTATCGAGACACAAAAAGATCATCCCATCATCAATAGTTCTTTCATCTGAAAATGTAGCCACAAAGTCATCTTCACCATATTCAACATTCATCAATTCTGTACCAAAAATAAAATTGGCACCAGCGTTGATGAGTGCTTCCTCCATTGCATCACACATTACTTTACCCGACACCTTTTGTGTGAACATTTGTGAAAGTATGGTATGATCTAAATTTTTTACAAACTCGTACGCTGTCATGACATCCCATGTAACTCCATCCATGATAAGTGGTAAATGTTCGATATATTTTTCACCTTTATCACTTAAAGGTCCTACTGCATCTTTTAGAGATATACCCTTAAATTTTTGAGGTTGTGCAAGTACTCGAGAGAAAAGAGAAATAAGAGTTCCGTAATCTTTTACACCTAAAGATTTAAAAGCAAAATCAAAATGACCCATACGTTCAACTGGTTGGAATATTTCATTCCAATCGATGTTCATTTCAGAAAATAGTGACTGTGTATTAACAAATGCCTTATCAAACACAATTCTATGTGCGTGAAGATCCCGTGTTTCCACATCGGGTTCCCACCAAGAACCACCAGCTGATACCTTTCTATCATATATAGTGACGTCATGGTCTCCTGATCTAAGTATTTCCCATGCGAGAGACATTCCTGTTGGACCTGCTCCGATGATATGAATCTTCATTCTATCTTTAGCTTATAGAAAAAATCCTAAGGGTAATGTAGGATATGTTGAGTATACTCAGTCAAGCCAATATGAAGGTGCCACCTGTCAAGTTGGCGCCAAATCAAAAGGTAAAAACATGGAAATTCGCAGCTAAATATTTATGGAAGGAACGTTTTACTGAGGATAAAGCTGAGCTTGGTCGATGGACTAGAGATGAACTCTTAGACCTTGGACCTACATTTGTAAAATTAGGACAGATAGCGTCCACACGAGGAGACCTCTATCCACCAGAATTTACCAAAGAACTTGAATCTCTCCAAGATAATGTACCACCATTTGACTTTAATCTCATGAAAGATGTTGTAAATATAGATATATTCAAAGATTTTGAAGAGATTCCATTTAAATCAGCTAGTATCGGGCAGGTTCATAAAGCTACCTTAAAAAATGGTAAAAAAGTTGTTGTAAAATTGAAAAGACCAGGAATCCTAAATATAATGAAAACCGATACAAACAATGTTAAGAAGATATTGGACTTTATTCAGTCAATAGGTGTTGACACTGGTTCTAGTTCTAACTTTGTTCTCAATGATTCTATCGAGTATCTTCTTGGAGAGGCTGATTACAGGCAAGAAGTTGAAAATGCGATTAAGTTTAGAAGGAGTTTGAAAGGGATTGATTGGATAAAAGTTCCTTATGTGTATAAAAAGTATTGTACCGATGATATGATTGTAATGGAGTATGTAGAGGCTGATAAGATTACAGAGATCAAAAATAAGAGAATCAATAGGAAGAAGGTGTGTGAAGCATTGGTGAATTCGTATGTGATTCAAACGATGGACAGTGGATTATTTCATGGTGATCCACACCCAGGTAATCTAGCTATTTCCAAAGATGGTAAATTGGTGTTTTATGATTTTGGTCTATTAATCGAGTTAAATGATGAGTTGAAGCAAGGTTTCTCCGACTTATTTGGGTGTATTATAAATCGAGATACAAAAGGAGTTGTCCAAATATTAATTAAACTGGGTGTCATTGTACCAACATCTTCAGACGTCAGTGATATTGAAGTATTTTTTGAAACTATCCTGGGATATTTAGAAACCCTTGACGGTGGTGCTATCATGAACGATGAGCTGGCGGCCGAACTTGCAATGGAAAAACCATTTGTTGTACCAACAAGTTTTGTATATTTAGCAAAATCATTTTCCCTAATTGAGGGGATATGTCTCCAACTTGATCCAGATTTTGATTATTTCACATACCTAGAACCAATGATTCAAGAGCAGTTTTTAGAGTCTCTTGATATAAGTGAAATCATCATGAATACCACAGAAATTCCATCTAAAATTGGAAAAATAAATTCGACTGTTCTCGGCCTTGAGAGGTCGAGAGCAGCGATGAAAAGATCAATGATTAAAACACGACAGGAGATACGGATAGTTCAATACAGTGTGATATGTGCTTTATTAGCTGAGAGGTTTAACGGGACACCAATTGCTGCTATACTCGTTGGAATTGCTATTTGGATTACTTTTCGTAAAGATCGATCTCTTTAGCGTTGCTCTTCTTCTTCTTAGTCTTCTTCTCCTCCTTCTTGATAACATCTTGATGTTCCTTGAACATTTCTTGAACACGCTTGCGCTCGTCACGGGCGATGTCACCAATCTTGTCCTTAATTTTGTCTACCTCAGTCTTTCGTTGTTTTTGGATTTTCTTGCCTATCTTTTTGAAGTCGTCAGTTTTGGCGAACCATGTGGGGGATGCAGTAATAGCGAACATAGTGTTTGTTGTATTTTAAGGACATTTAATTTTTAACCGTTTTAATTTTTCTAGAAACTCTCTTTTTTCACCTGGAGATTCAATTTCTTTACCAGAGTTTATAGCTTCAATTTCAGGTCCCGTCAACTGCATCGCGTTTACACGAAAGTCCATGAATGCCTCCATAGAGTGGGGTACCAGGGGTTGGACAAGTTCATAGATGGCCGTGGCATAGTCGCGAATCTCCTTTTGAGCGTGATGATCCATCCTCAATTGCAAGAAATGCATAAGATTGTGTAGGTCCATCTTCCACACGAAAGAAGTGTATGTCGATTGGGGGAGAACACCTCGCGCTTGTTCCCTACATACACCCTTTTCAAGCAACTGTTCATACAATTTAAACGCATGCTTGTACTGCTCGGAAAGAGCTCGATTCAACTCATCGTCTAGCTCTACAACACCTTCTGATCCTTGATGATTTACAGCAGACTGTCCACGTAGGACTTCTGGCTCGTAATACTCTTCATCAACGATAGAATATCTCGCGGACATCTCATTCACAGATGCGGTTCGATGCCTTAGCCATTGACGAGCGATGTAAAGGGGTGCCTTGATACGAAACTTGAAAACAACGAGTTCTAGGGGTGAAGTATGCCAATTGCGGACGAGGTACCTAATAAGACCTCGATCACCACGAGTGGTCTTAGTACCTGTTTGATAACTCACACGAGCACCATCAACTATGGCCTTATCCAGATTCTCTTGGGGCATATGGTCCACGAGTTCGACAAATCCATGATCTAATACTTTCTTCATTATATAAATCTATCCGTTCAAATCTTTAATAATCACAACTATCATCGAATGGAACCTCTCCACAAAAATCGTACAACTCATAAAGTTTCTCTTGTGACTTTTCAATCTCAACTGTAGTATTATTCATGACATCGATTGCGTTATCAATGAGATCCAAAAATGAATCAAGTTGATCGATTGCTACACGATGATGTTTCCTATTCGTTTTTGAAGAATGTGCTGCACGCCTAAGATGCTTATTACTCTTGATGATCTTATCAATGTTGGGCTTGGACTTATCGGGGGTGGCGGACATTCTGATTGTGAGAATCATTGTGAACAATTATCCATTTATATCTTTAATCAGTTCACTTAGGTAACAGAAAGTTAAAGAATGATAAACAGTCATATATATGACTACGGAATGGCTTCCCCATTCATAATTTCATATCAAGACAGTGATCCGCAGTGGGTGGAAAGATCTGATGTTATTGAAATTTTCCCTGTAAAAATTGGATCTTACAATTTTCCTTGTAAACACAAAACACGTTTAAAACATTTATGTTTTGATATAATTGATAAATACAAAAACAATAGAGACTACTCTCGCCAAAATAGTCATAGTGGTTACTTAACACATTATCTTGACCAGGAAGATTTGGTTCCATCATTACTTGATTACCCGGGTTTTGAAACTTTTAATAGTTGGATTAAAAGGTGTAGTATTGATTATATACACAACACCCTCGGGTATAATTGTGATAATGTGGTCATCGCTCAGTGTTGGATAAATGACTGTTCAAAAGGTGGTTCCCAACAGTCACATGTTCACCCGAATTCGTTTATATCTGGGACATATTATGTTAATTTCATACCGGAAATACATGCACCTCTTACATTTAGTAAACCAATTATTAGGGGCACACCACATTTAAAATTAGATGGCGGCGAGAGAGTCGCCCACATCAAACCATATGAAGGGAATTTACTATTATGGGAATCACACAATCCACACGAATATCAATCAAATAATACCGATAAACGTATTAGTATTTCTTTTAATGTTATACCAGAAACATTACCTGGTATTTATGGTTTTAAATTAATAAAAAGATAGATTTATATACCCTTAATTTCTTTAATCAGTTCACTTAGGTCTCGATAATACCTCTTTAGGTCTTTCATGAATCTTTTATTATTTTCTAGAACTTCACATTCAACTTTGTTTAAATAAATCCAAGCAAGATTTGATTTGGAATATTTTGTAGCTTTTTGGTTTTCATTTGGTCGACGTGCCACCAACTTTGTAGACTTCTTCTTTTGTGAAGCGGGTAGGACCTCCCTCCTATTCACGAATGACAGTGCCTGCATGACAGTATCTGCCAAGTCATCTTTCTTTTTAGATTTCACAAATGTATCAATCCAATGAGAGTTTACTGAATTGCTACGAATAAAATCTTCACATCTCTCGATGGAAACCTTCTTTCTCTTATTGTACTGTGCCTTACCTGGTCCAGCAACATCCGGGATTTTGTGTCGAGCATCATAAAGAATCGTTTCAGCTTTGGGGCACCTGATTATGAAGTATGCATGGAGGAAGTGCATAACAGATACCATCTTTTTGTTGCGATCTGGTTGTTTCTCAATAAGGATGGTCTTAGCATTTAGTACCCATGGCCTAGCATCAAGATGATCTCTCATAGAGACGTATACACCATCCCTGTGTTGAGGGGGTATACCATCTACATCCCACTCAACAACTAGGTTGTTTTTGTCTTCATCGAGAAGACACATCGCCAAATTCTTTATACCAACATCGATACTAAGAATCATTAGTATAAAGACTTAATACCTCTTTAACTTAATGAAGTGTATCGCTCATCGAGGATACTCCATTGACCGTATCGATAACAGTATTGACGCGATTCAAGAAGCTGTTCATAGGTCCTATGACGGAGTTGAGATAGACGTACAACTTTGTGCATCTGGGGAAATTGTACTTTTTCATGATGTGTACGTGGGAGAACAATTCGTAAGTGATCTATGTCTAAATGAACTGAAACAATTGGGGATTTGTTCACTCGAAGATGTATATGATCAAATCCCAAATATTTCCAAAACATTACTTCTTCTAGACATCAAAGGTTCCGATTTTAAAATCGCTTCGGCACTTGTCAATTTTTATAAAACTAGACCAACACGGAACGTCATTTTTTGTAGTTTTAATCGAAAGTTAATTCATAATCTCCCTATGGAATTTCAAAAAGGATCCACATTCGAAACAACATTTATTAATGACGAGTATGACATGTTAACGAGGGGTCTCACAGCTGTAGTCCTACATTGGACATGTTTAGATCATCACTTCATATCTTACTGTAAAATGAAAGATATCAAGGTGTACACATATACACACAAAGAGGACAAAGAACTAGAATATATGTATAGGTTCAATGTCGATGCAATTATAACAAATGGATTTTAGAACTTATTCATACCCTTCCTACCCATATTTTGACCCGCGGGGGACAGGAACATGACAGCTAAACCTATGACAAGCACACACACACAGATAGTTGAGAATCCGGATGCAGCCATGGCACCTTGTTGGGAAGTACCGATGATACCACCAATACCACCTAGGACGGAATCCATTAATCCTGCGAGACCACCCTGCTTCTTAGTCGCAGAGGAATCAGCTTTGGCAGCCAAGGTGTTGAGTAATGTATTCCCCGAAATAGCCGTTTTAACCATTTTTGTAATAGATGTCGCAGCAACTTCGGCGACGATATCTTGGTCGACTTTGATGTCGGAATCGACACAGCTTCCTATATTCAGAACAGCCCCTTGAATGTTTACCTGTTCAGCAACGGTAGAATTAAGTGTCTCGTTTGTGATAGTATTCTCAATAAGATTCCGAATCTCCATGTTCACCTCCGTGTTGATATCCATGTTAGAATCACCCCCGACGAGTGCACCCAGTTCACTCCCCAATTCAGAGTTTTGTTCCAAAGCGCTTGAAGCTGACGCTTCCATCTCGGTTGTGATTGCATTTTTTATATCTGATGTTTTCGCGTCGTCAAATTCCGAAGAAGACATTGTTTTAGCTGTAATCTTCTGACCCGTCTGAACACTGCACCCATCAAGATTTTGAATATTGAGTGTTAAATCCTGAATATTTGTACCGGAAGCGGTCGTTGTGGTAGCTGACTTGTTAATTTCAGTGTAAATACTTTCATTAATAGCTGACATGTTGAATGTATTTTCAATACTTTGACTCGTCGAAGGTGGGGGACCCATCACGAATTATATACATTCACCTGAGAAAAAAATGTCATACTATTTCAAATGAAACCAAACACCCGATTACGTTTGGAACAAGGATTGTTCATTGTAGCCATTCTCGTCGTCGTGGGATTATTGGTCAGGGCACATTCACGAACCGAGAAACTAGCCGAAGCTAAGGGTTGGGCTGAACAAAAAGCTGTGATAGACTACATCAACTCTAAAGAGGATCTGAAACCCGTTGCATTTGTTGTAGCCAAACAGATCATAGATATTTCAGGGGACGATCAAGTATTGTTCAAACGGGTTATACTTTTAGCACAGGAAAACAAGAAGGATGAAATTATTCAAATTGTAAACGATATGTAATTTCAAAAAAAAATATGTATCTAGAGTAAGAGTGGAATGTCGCCACCAGGTCCACCACCACCACCAGCACCTAGTTGTGCATCAAATGGGACTGTAAAGGCTGGGCTATGGATTCCTAATAACCCAAATATGATGTACTATGACCAACCACATACACACGAAACAAATGGTCCTCATAAATGTTCATACATGAGAGACACAGGTACATTAGGGAATCTGAAAAGTAATCCGGGTGGTGGTCAATATAGTGCGATGGTAAGTAGACTTTGTGGATATACAGAAAATTTAACTTTTCAATTACCTGGTAATGATGGGATGTGTGCTGAACAGGGTGCTGCTGTTGACATAGCAAAAGCGTATTGTGGTCAAGGGGCTAATATCATAACTGAGACGAGTGTGTGTAATGCCGCTATTCTACCAGGCAAAGAAGGAACATATCGGGCGCTTCTGGAAACATATTGTACGGCGAATAATGGTAACATAAAGGATTCTAGTCACGCATGTTCTACTATAAAAACATATAATTCGGTGTTATATGATACCATAGCTAAGGCGTTTTGTGAGTCTAACCCCAATGATTCATTTTGTTCGTGCTATAATGTCATGAATGATAAATGTGCAAACGATAGTAAAACTGGTGTAGCTGGGTGTTCAGAGACGGGTTCATACGTAGACCTTAGAAATGCAACACCCACAGATTTTCAAAATGTTTGGGATGGTCAAAGAAAATGTGGTTCTGTTTGTGCCGGAGCTAACAAATATATACCCGCCAATAATCAAGCGGGGTGTAAAACAACAATCCAAATTTGTGCACAAGAGATTAACGTGGAAACTGCGACAGATTCTGACATTAAAGCTCAATGTGAATTAAACGCCGAGGATGGGTCATCGGGTGGAGGTGGAGGTGGAGGTGGAGGTGGAGGTGGAGGTGGAGGTGGAGACACCGAACAAGAAACCATAACCATACCACGGAGTGTTGAAGAAGTTCGTTCATTCCTTCCTACAAGTATCGATGACTTGAGAACAAGTAAGAAAAAACAAGTGGGTATATCCACTGTGGGTGGTAGTTCGATGAGTATGATATGTTGTGTAATTCTACTCATAGTAGCCACAACCATGGGGGCTGGACCAGTCGCACGTCGATTCAGTAGGTAAAAATTATTTCATTTTAAATAAAATCTCCCTTTATTCTAAATGAAACTCAATTTCAATAAAATTAAACTGAACCAAATTGTTCTCGTTTTGGCTCTTGTTGTCGTGACTGTATGGATAGTCAGGAGAACTCGTGTTCGTATTGAACTGAACGAAGGTGCGAAGTCTGAGGCTCTCGTGTATGCTGAGAGTACCGATGAACCCAACCCTTTCATCATATATGAAATGGTCAAGAAACAAACCGATGATGAAGAGAAGCAAAAGAAGGCTCTAACCCTCGCGACCCAAAAGAACTACGGTGAACTCAAGGAATTTTTAGCGACTATCTAAGTAAACTATCCTCTCATAAAATTTCTAATGTTATGACAAGATAGATGAGTTGTAAACTCAAACTATGGCAGCACGGGGTTGGTCAAGCCGGTGACGGGAATGAGGAGTTCACAGAAAGTCGAGGTGTTACTCATAATGACCATGCCTCGGCGTATAGCACAGAGGGTGATTGTTCAAATACATCATGGGGTGTATTTTTTCATAACCCCCCTGAACAGGGTAGTGGTATAATTATTGGTAAGGGGGATGCCGCTGGTGGCCCTTTATGGAATACACACGGTGAGGGCAAGCAAAGTTTAAATCATCGATTCTATAAAATTGATGATGAGATAAGTTTCGTGAAAAAGATTGAATTACCTGAATTACCGGAAGGTGCTATCGTTGAAGATATGGATATTTATGGAAGAAGAGCTGATAGAATGGGACAATGGGGACACTACCCATTTGTTGATAAAACAGACTTGAGTAACCCAAATCATTCTCAACAACTTCTGGTACACGAAGGTGTAGGAGGTTCACCAGAAATTAAAGGGGTGCCATGTCCGGGTGCTGCTGCGGGGTATGCTATACCAATAGGGCATAGAACGTATCGATGTGTGTATACGAATAGTAATCAAATCCAAATGCTTTACTCAGGACTTTCCACCAATCCGTCCGACCCTCGTCGTGACTTGTACGGTAGAGTTGTCTCTAAGTTTTGTGATGACAATGAAAATATATCAGCGGGTGTTGGTGGTGGTCTTACATGTGAAGACATGGGAGCTAGTAGGGAAACGTGGTGTTCTCAAGGTGAACGGATTAAGTCTGAACCGAGTTGTACGGAAGCAATTGTAGGTGAAGATGTGTACCATCGAATTGCTTCGGCTTATTGTCAGGCAAATCCGGGCGATGAATGGTGTATATGCTACAATTTATCACAAGGTGTATGTCTCAATGATATGGAAGCTGCTGGTTGTAAACATGCGTATGGAGTTTTGGATAAGAATAAGGATGCACTTGGTCCTGCAGTTGAAATTTCTAGAGCAAAGCAGGATGTAGACGCAGGTGTTGAAGGTGCCGAAGCAGAGCTAGCAAGACTCGAAGCTCAAAGTGGATATCAAATTTTGAGAGATAATGTACACTGTAGACCTGATGCGTGTGAAAGAGGTTATAAACCCCTGAATGTAAAAGGTTCGTGTGCGGCATCTTACAGTATTTGTGATGAGGATATGGATATTCGGAATTTAAAAAACCAGGAAATAGTTGTGAGATGTAATACCGGTATCCCATTTAAACTGCCATCATGGTGGAATGATCCGATTGAATATACACGTAAACGTAAAAAACCATATGATAGGTTTCCTCTCAATAAAACACCTATGACCCATTGGCCTAAAAAGTTTAGATGGAGAAGTAAAAATGTTAAATATCATGTATATAGTGCCGGAGGTGTGAGTGTTACGTCATGTTTATGTTGCATCATATTTATGATTCTCATGAGAACTATGTCTAAACGTAGATAGACTTAAAGAGAAAATAATCCTTAAACGTATGTGGTGTTGGTGGTGTTGTCATCCTTTCGAGGGTACACCCCTAAATATGCCTGTAAAGTACGACGATCGTCGAAAAACATTTAATACAACTGGCAACTTTTGTTCTTGGAGTTGTATGAAAACGTATGCGCTAGACAAATATGGGTGTGGCAAGGGTAGTATGATAACTTCAAATATGGTCATGATGAGACGAAGAATGTATGAAAAACAGGCATTGGATCGGGTTGTCCCCGCTCCATGGAGATATAAACTAAAGGTGTTTGGTGGAGACATGACAATAGAAGAATTTAGAAGTAATCAAACAGTCGACAAAAATGACCCTAAACCGGTGAACGCGAAAATAGTAGTCGATAATGTTATACCCTTCGTTTCAAACACAAGGAAAATGGATGAAATCAAGAATTCTACTTCTAATAACAATTCGCTAAAGCTAAAGAGGACTAAACCACTAAAAAGAAATCATAATAATTTAGAATCAGCATTGGGACTTATTATTACTCCCAAATCCTAAGTTTCTTTTTTGTTTAGCCGTTGGTATTGAAGGCGGTAAATTTTCAGTTTTTTTACTATGAACCCACTGTTCACCGTCGTGTGCGACCCAACATATATCATACCTCTCCATTGTCTTTCTACACAAGACACAAGGTAATGATATACCGTCACCGTACACAGTTTTTCGACCTATTATCAAATGACCGTATTTTCTATGTACCCAATCAGAGAAATGATGAGGTTTGTGTCCCTTTCTAAGACATTCTCTATATAATTGTCGAATGAGTTGTCGCTCCGCACACATGTGATTCGTACTTTCTATGGAAGGCCCTCTTGACATTGAACCTATCACCGTACAATACTTCATACTTGGCAATTCAAACAAGTTGCTCCGTCGTATACAAAATCACAATTTGGACACTCACTTAGGACTTTAATCTTCTTTTTGGGTACAAGTCCTTTAGCAAAACGATCGAGTTCCTTCACTGTATATATTCCGTACTGAATCATAACATCCAGAGACGGAAATCTCATTCTAAAATGATTACGTGTCGTTTTTTTATATTACTTATCGGCGCTAAGGCATGGGAGGCATTTAGCCACGGCTTTTTGCGCTTTCATCATATTAGCGAAACCATCAACCATGGGAGGGACCATAGTCTTAAGAACAACTTCAAATTCGCTGTCCTTCTCACCGTCATCAATCTGTTCAATCAAGTGGTTGAGTACATTAATGACGAGCTTCTTCTTCTGGGGTCCAGGGAGTTTCTTAAACTTAACAGACTCCATCATAAGGCGACCTAACACAGGGGGAATATCCTCCTTCTGAAACCCGTCATCTAGGTATTCAGCCTTTAGCTCCTCAACTGTCCTGACGAGGCTTTGAGCATCAATCTTTCCCGCAAATTTCTGTAAAATAATATCCATATACTATAACTGAGAATGAATTTGAACGACATTATCGCGAGTGTCGCGATTGGTTTGGGTTTTGTTCAAATGTACGATAAACTTCAAAAGTCTGAAGAAGTTGGTGAAGAGTCTAGGGATGTTCTTATAATGGGTGTTACGACAACCGCTCTGTGGTTAACGTACCAGTATAGGAAGTTCGGTCTTAACATGCTGACTATAAATACTTCCGTTGCACTAGCTGTACAAATATATGTACTTAATCGTATCGTAAAAAACAAAATGATTTGGTTTAAAGGATAAAATAATATGTTATCCAGAAATGAGCACTCTCATTCTTGCGTCCGTTAACAAGCCAGTTGTCAAAACGAATACGATTTCTAAGAAGGCTTCGTCTACTTTCAAGTCTCCTATGCTCACACCTGTTGAGCGCCCCAACGATTTCCTCGCGGTCGCTGAGCGTGTAAATGGACGTGCTGCTATGATTGGTTTCACTTCCGCTCTCGTAGATGAGATCATGACTGGTAATTCACTCAGTACCCAGTTTCATGATAACATTGGTCTATCTGTTGCGGTTGCGAGTTTGGCATTCCTTGGAACAGCATCTAATCCTAATGACGAGGGATACGTTCAGGGATTTTGGAAGCCTGAGACTGAGCTTGTGAATGGTCGTCTAGCGATGGTTGGTATCGCATCTCTTCTTCTAACCGAATCTCTTCACCCCCACGTTCCACTTTTTTAGAGTGGTTTAAAGATACGAATCTTTTAGAATCTATAAAATGAGCACTCTCATTTGTTCGTCGATTAAGCCATCCTATCGTGTGCATCGTCAGACCACTAAGCGTCGTACACGTGTCACACCAATTACACGCTCTTCCCCCGTCGAAGAACAGCCCGTTCAGGATATTATAATCGAGTATGAGGAGGTCCCGAAATATCGATTCGCAGAGGTTCTCAACGGTCGCGCTGCTATGCAGGGTTTCCTTTGGGGTTCTATGAACTGGGCGATGACTGGTGACAACATCATTCAACAGGTTGAGGATCCAGTGTATGCGATGGCTGCGACTGGTGTAGTCATTACATTGGCACTCGCATCGGTGTTTACTGCCGAAGATTTCACCATCGATAAAATTGGGGCATTTACCCCCGAAGCCGAGCTCAAGAATGGTAGGTTGGCAATGCTCGGATTTACAACTCTATTGGGATTGAGTGCCATGTAACTCAAAAATTCAATCATATTAACTTTTTCTTCCATTGAAAATGTTCCTGCCCTAGGTAACACGTAGGACAAGAACATCATGAGAATGTATGTGTTTATAGCAATCGCTTTCATTTAAGCGATCTTGACCTTACCTGGTCGCAACATAAATAATCCACCCAAAAATGCGAGGAGGAAAATTACAAGGCTTACGGCACTGTAAGCCATTTTAGAGTCGTCCTTCTTAGCACTATCACAAGTCCTAGCCCAGTTGAGTGCGGCGGAGCTACCGACGACACCCATGATACCGAAGAGGAGAACAATAATACCACTGAGATTGCTACCCGCAGTCTTAGCCAATAGAAGTGTGCATGGGACTGTAAGGGCGATAGTGAGAGTATAGGACAAGAAGTTCTTGAGGTTCTCTTGTGTGGACTTACCCTGCTGTTCTGGGCATTTATTGAACATATCAATACCTAGGGCGGCAATGACCAGATAAAAGAATCCAAACATGAGGACCAAACCAATTTGACCATAGTTAATGGTGATACCAACTTCTTTAGCGGCTGTATTAGACACAGCTACACCGACCTTACTAGTTTGAAGAGCAGTACTAGCCGCACCCATCCTGGCACCCACGGCACCACCTGCAGCGCCCATACCCGCTCGGGCGGCACCCATTTGGGCAGCCATACCACCACCGGCCTTCCCCGCCATAGCACTTAATGCAGCCATTTTAGACATTTTTATAATTACCTGAGATTTTATTTAAAGACGAAATTGATGTAAAGTATATGAAGCTCCCTGAAGTTCTGTTTGTTAAACATTGTCCAAATCTAGCACCTGAAAGGAAAACATTCCTGGAGCCATACTTGAAAGATCGTGTACCTATCAAAGATGTTAGATGGTTTGAAGATTACAATCATGATCATCCATTTGTTGAATGGTTAAATGTGACTCACGAACTTCCATATGGGATGAAGCTTACAAGTAATTTGGTAAAAACGCTTATGATGTATCAACAAATGATAGATGAAAATATCGAGTCAGCTTTATTTATGGACGATGATGTTGTATTTCACAAGGATTGGTTAGAATATTTTGAAAGTATTTCTGATGACATCAACAGTATTGGATTTCTAAATATGGGGGTCTCTTTCATGTATAATTTTAAACCTCAAATGGGTAAAGTGTATTCTATACCTAATAATGGTGGATGTGAGTGTTCTTGGGTTACACTAGACTTTGCTAAATATTTTATGAAGAATTTAAATATGAAACATGCATTGGATATTATTTGGTATGGAGTATTACATTCATTAGGACATCCACTTTTGTATCTCCCTGTCTGTCATCAAACATCAACAATTAAGAATAGTTCTACTTTAGAGCATGAGACACGAAGTTGTGGCAATTGGATAGAATATGTAAAAGGATACAAAGATTCTGAAAAAGTTCAACTAAATGAACTTTTAATAAAGTTTGAAGAATCTAGGGAAAGGAAAAAGAAATTGGAAGATAAATTCTTCGAAATATATGGCAAGCACGTTGATATAAAAAGTGTTAAATATATCAATGGTGATACACGAGACCATAGTTTAAATATTTTGGATTTCTAATTGAATATCATATGAACGTCTGAGCGTCCATAGACACCGGCACTATACCCAAATGTTGACAAGCTACACATGTCTTTATTACCCGCGGATACATATAAACTTTTACACTTGGATAATAAAAACCAATCTAGATAACACGCATAATTTATTTCTTTTGGTATGTTATGATTTTTTAGGATATCACATTCATATGTGAAAGCGATATCATGATCTAATGTAACGATTTTATCTGGATATTTGGTTTTGAGTATATTTTTCAATTCTTTACTGTCACTTGCTAAAAAAAACTTTTTGTCACTTTGTTTAATAATATCTTCAAATTTATCGAGTGCACTATCGGATGCAAAATAGGGTTTGTTTATATTACCGTTTTCATCCACACCATGATGACCTATACTTGCCGCATCCTTTGAATACGCACCACGTCTAATATGAATTCCTTGAGTCAATCCATGGTCATATTTTTCGATCAATTGTTTTAATTCTTCATTTGGTTTTACTATATCTTGTAAATTTGAATGAATAGTATTATAGGTAAATGAATTAATTGCAATTCGTTTTTCATATGCTTCTTCACCCTCATTATCTGTAAATTCTAAACCATGAAAATCTATACATTTAACGACGTCTAATAACTTTTTATGAACCCGTGGTTTATCAGTTTTATATACATAATCAGATAGAGATAGTGATATATTCCCCCATCCCGCAGAAGTTGTCAAGTAAAACGTCATTATTAATCATTACATAAACATCTTTAACCTTTTATCATATCCTCAATTAGAGAGTGAATATCATATTGTCTTGTCCAGCCAAGTTTTTCAATTTTAGATGGGTCCCCTACGAGTAAACCCGTAGTGTATGGTCTATAGAACTCTTTTGATACTTTTATGGCAACTTCTCCATTAATGGTTCCAATTTCATTTTCTTTTTCACCTGACCATACAATTTCATTACCCATACTTTTTGCAGCTATTTCAATAAAGTCTCTCACAGAGTAACTTGTACCTGTTGAGATTACATAATCATCCGCTTTGTCTTGTTGTAGTGCAACCCACATTGCTTTTACGTAATCTTTAGCATGTCCCCAGTCTCTTCTAGATTCTAAGTTTCCAATTGAAAAACATTTACCAGATTTAAGACCCTTTATGATTTTTTGTGTTACAAATTTGTCACTACGACGAGGTGATTCATGATTAAACATTATACCTGAAGATGCATATAATCCATACATTTCTCGGTAGTTCTTAATTAAATAATGAGCAGCTAATTTTGAAACACCGTATAGAGATTTAGGGTTGAATAATGTACTTTCATTTTGTGGATTTTCAGGTGTATCTCCAAACATTTCAGAAGATGACGGTTGAAATATTTTGCATTTGTTTTGCATACCGAGTTGTCTCACAGTTTCGAGAATATTTAGAATACTGAGAGTATTTACTTCGAATGTAAATTTAGGACAGTCAAAAGAAGTACCAGCATGACTTTGCGCTGCGAGATTATAAACCTCAATTTTATCAAAATCTTGGCAATCTGATAGAATTTTAAATATACTTGACTGATCCAAAACATCCCCTTCATACAAAGAAACTTCACCCAAATGTGGTCGTAAATTACTAATCTCAATGGGGTATGTACTTCTACGAACTAGACATTTAACATGGTAGTCCTTTTCTAGAAGAAGTTCACACAGGTAAGAACCACCTTGTCCAGTTGCACCTGTGACAACTGCTACAGGACGCATTTAAAGAATAGAATGATTTTATCTTTAAATGCGTATTGAAGTATCGAAAGGTGAACTCATAGATAAGATCACGATTCTCGAAATTAAAGATGATCGCGTGAAGGATGAAGAAAAGCTCAAGAATATCCGTCATGAATTGGATGTACTTCTTAAATATGAATTTGAAACACCACTACTGAAGGAACGTTTAAAGGTTGTAAATAATTCACTTTGGGACTTTGAGGATGCGATTAGAAAATTGGAGGATGAGAGTGACTTCGGTGAAAAATTTATAAAGTTGGCTAGGAATATTTATAAATTCAACGATGAACGGGCTAGGATTAAAAAGTTAATAAATCTAGAAGAGGGATCTGATATTGTAGAGGAGAAGAGTTATTAAATAAATGTCCATACTTCATCACTAAAAACTGTTTTAACTGTACGTGGTCCATAGTACTTATGAGCAACATCCAAATGAAAGAAATTCTTCTTCGGGTTGCCAATGTTCATAAGTTCAATCATCCAGTTGTACGAGCTATTCATACAATGCACTTCATCGGCATTTTCAATAACACCCAAATATTCAAAGATATTAGGTCGTTCACACTGAAAAAACTCTTGATTCTTGTCAGTCAGTTTAGAGTGTGGTTTATATACAAATTTATCAGTTTTTATGTCAATAACCCTGTCTCTAGCTGGGTCGTCATGAACAAAAATATAATTCTCCTTGTCAATTTTGAATTCTTTTGACTTATCTCGATCAACCTTAAACTTTGAATACATATACTTGGGATTGACACCTGCTTGAATATATACACCGTGTGCCCAATTAGTCATAACACTACCTTGCCCCTGTGTCATGAATTTCCAACCATTATCATCAATCCCATATGTCGCAAGTGGGATTACATCACCCTTTACCTTCGACCATATTTCTGGAGCATTAGTATTATCTACGAGAATAAGTTCTACTTTATCCGCAATATCCCTATACATGAATCGAACACTTTCTTCATGACACCGTTTTACAAAAATTGCAACGTTATCTGTTTCTGCAAAATGTCTGACCATTCCATTCAACATTATTTGGTCCCCAAGACCAAGATGATGCACTATAGTTTTCACCATTTAGTTTTAATGGTGTCAAAAACTTTAACCATCATATCTTTAGTGATAAATTGACTATTTCCAATGTATACTCCTCCATAGTTTAATTTATTTGCATTTGGTACACTGACTGAATCTTTCCACTTTTTTAGGAATGGGTGTAAAAGAAGATTACCAGATACTATGGGACGATGTTCAATACCAAGTTCATCAAATATAGATTTCAGCTTTTCACGATCTTCGGGGTTTTTACAAACAAATGGGAATGAATAACTACTATTACCTGGATCGTTATACGGGATGTAAAATAAGTTTGGATCTAGGTTATTAACAAAATAATCGAAATTATCACGTCTTAATTTTATATTCTCATCTAATCTTTTTAGTTGTTCAAGTCCAATAACCGCATTAAGTTCTGTATTTCTAAAATTGTATCCATCTGTGAGAAATAGAAATGCTGGATCTATATCTGGGTTGTTTTCAATAGCCTCCTTATATAGATGTGGTGACAAAAGACGAGCCATACCATGACTTCTCTTAATTTTCATAAGTTCGTAAAGATCCTCATTATCTGTGCATATCATACCACCTTCAATTGTGGTCATATGATGTCCGTAATAAAAACTGAATGTAGATCCCAAACCTGTGCTCCCACGTTTCATACCATTAGGTGCTTTTACCCCATGAGATTCACAGATATCTTCAAGAAAAATGGCATTGGGATATTTTTTCTTAAGTTGTTCAACGGGTGAATTTAAACCAAGTAAATGGGTGATAAATACAATTCGAATATCCTCTTCGGGTAAAGTATCCATATCAAAGCTATATGTTTCTAAATCCACGTCACAAAAAACTGGTTCTAGACCCAATTGAAACACTGGTGCAACGTTAGTTACCCATGTACACGCGGGTACAAGAACTTTTGATCCATCTGGGATTTGATATTTTTCTTTTATAGACGCCAAAAGTAAAAAGTTTGCACCACTACCAGATGTAACAAACAAAGAGTGTTTACAACCAAGCCATTTACTCCATGCGTCTTCAAATTCTTTTACCTTTGGACCACATGTATATCTATCAGATGTTGAAATGAAGTTAATGAGAGCCTGTTTATCAGACTCTGTAATAGCAGATTGCATCAAAGGCCACCACATTTATATGTAGGGTTAAGATTCTTTTAAGTGCTTAAAAACATAGCGTATAATACAAATAATGAAGTTGTCATACGCTATCACAGCCTGTAATGAGTCAAAAGAATTGTATGCTCTCATCTCCTTTTTAAAAAGTGTCAAAGATCCTGAAGATGAAATTAATGTTCTTCTCGACACACTTCATACAACTGAAACTATGAGATCCGTTCTTGGACATTTCAAGGATGATATTGTACTTAATGAGCGCGATTTCTGTGGGAACTTTTCAGATCATCGTAATTTTCATCTAAAGAAATGTACGGGTGATTACATTTTTGTAGTTGATGCAGATGAAATGCCAAAGGAGAAACTTATTGTGGGACTGAAAAGTGCTATCAAGGAAAGTGGAGCGGATATGATTGCGATCCCACGTGTGAACATTCACCCAGGTTTTACTATTGAATGGTTGAATAAATACAAGTTCAATGTAAATGAGATGGATTGGATCAATTGGCCAGATTATCAAGGTCGTATATTTAAGAACGATCCCGAAAAAATCTACTATGGGAATAAGTTGCACGAAAATGTTTTAGGTCTTGAAAACCCTGTTTCACTTCAAGCTGACCCGACACTGGCTTTATGGCATATCAAGTCTGTTCATAAACAGGATAACCGTTGGGACACCTCAGGTGATTACAAATCCCCTGATGGTAAAGACTTTTATGATAGCTTAATCTAATTCTAAAAACTTTTTAATATCTTCTCTCGTTTTCTTTTGACACCATCCAAGTGATTTCAGTTTATCTGCACATATGAAATATCTTTTATCATTGAACGGTCTATCTTCAACATATGTGATCCATTTATCATACTCAGTGGTTCCTAGGATTGTTTCTATGATAAGGTGTGTGACTTCAATTACTGTGAGTTCATCATCAGATGCGATGTTATAAATATCCCCCGCTGTACCCTTTTTCCACACGGTTTCAACGGCATCCACGACGTCTTCAACGTGCATGAATGCCCGTTTAATGTTTGCACAATTTTTCCCATGAATCGTACATTTTTTACCCTCTTTTAAAAGTCTTTTAAACTTTGGTATAAGTTTTTCTGGATATTGATTGGGTCCATATACATTATTACACCTAATAATCTTGATATTCATTCCAAATGACTCAATATATGAACGAACAATCATCTCGGCTGCAGCCTTTGATGCAGAGTAGGGGTTGGTGGGTCTAAGCACACCTTCTGCTTCTGTAAATGGTACATCAGTTTTAGACTCACCATATACTTCATCTGTACTGAAATGTATAAATTCTACATTAGGGATGTGACGTCTACATGCTTCAATGAGTACATGTGTAGCGTGTGTATTATCCATAGTGAATGAAAGAGCGTTTTCAAATGAATTATCTACATGGCTTTGGGCTGCAAAATGAAATACAGCATCAAATGAATATTTTTGTATAAGATGCTCTACAAGCTCTTTATTTCCTACATTTCCTTTTATAAACGTAGCAACACCTGGATTTACATTTTCAACATTTGAGCAGTAATCGAGTTTGTCTATATTTATAAAAGTTGTATCTGGATATCTTTGTTTCATAATATTTAAAAAGTTAGATGCAATAAATCCACAACCACCGGTTACTAATACATTATTGAACATCTTTACACCTTTAACTTAAGGTCGGCAAATCTTTTAAGCAAATTACACACATGATCAACATCTTCAATAGTCATGCCGTGATGGGCACCCAATAAAAACCCATCTTTCATAATACGATCCGCATTTTCAAAATCACCTAAATATTCCCTAAACGCTGGGTGTCTAGTAATATTACCAGCGAATGTAACCCGTGTCTGTACATCATTCTCCTCCATAAAGTTTACGAGTTCGAGACGGTCTGGGCACTGAAGAGGTATAGCGAGCCAATTAGGGCTTCGAGAATCATCTGGGAGAGTGTAATATGGGTGGTCAGCTAAATTTTTAATGTATCGTTCTACATTTTCTCTACGCTGTTTGAGAAATCCATCTAATTTATCAAGTTGGACAATACCAAACGCTGCGTTCATTTCACACGCCTTCATATGGTATCCTGCTACACCGTAAAGAAATTTCCAGTCATATGGAATACCATCTACGGAGTGATTGAAGCGTTCACTAGGCTCTTCAATATTGTCTCCTATACGACCCCAATCACGAAACATTATAGCTCTCTTGAGATGCTCATTGTCGTTGAACATTACCATACCCCCAACACCCCCAGCTGTAATGACATGACTGGCATAAAAACTTGTAGTACTGAGATCGGTAATTTCTGTATGTGTGATAGTATCAGCCGAATCTTCGAAAAGAATAACATCGGGGAATGCTTCACGAATAGCTTTCCAATCTGGTACATTACCTATAAGATTTGGGAGAATAATACACTTTGTATCTGGAGTAACGACCTTTTGAAGTTGTTCAACCGTTGGGACATAAGAGTTTATTCCCACATCACAAAACACAGGGTTTAAACCGAGTTGCATGAGAGGTGCTACAGTTGTAGAAAACCCACACGCAGGTGTAACGATTTCAGATCCCTTGGGTAGATTGAGAGCACACATACCTAGTAAAATTGCACTACTTCCAGAATTTACAAAAAGTCCATGTTTTTTACCAAATAAATCCGCGACGCGTTTTTCAAATTCTATGGTACGCTTACCAAAACCTGCGAGCCACCCATCACGGAGGCATTCTTCTACAGCTTTGATTTCTTCCTCACCATAAGATTCGAATTTATTAGGAGCATACCATATCTTCTTCGACATTTAGTTAAAGATAATTTAATTCTTTAAATCAAATGACGCATGTGTTAATCACTGGGGCGCGAGGTTTTGTTGGAGCGTCTATGATTGAACATTTTCTGAAGCATACAGATTATGTTATGTACTATACAAAAAGACCATATAAGAGTGACGATAGACTGAATAGTATAGAGACCAAGTCACGAGTTTTTGAATGGAATGGTGAGGATATAGATATTATACTACACGCGGCAGGTAATCCAAGTTCTATAGCATGTATTGAAAATCCAACGTGTGCGATAGAAGATAATATATCTGAAACTTTTAAAACTTTAGAAATTGCGAGAAAGTATAAAGTCAAACATTTCATATACTTTAGTTCTGTAGAAGTTTATGGAAAATCTGGTAAATGTTTTGAAGATGATATATGTAATGCACAAAATATGTATGCAGCAACAAAACATAGTGGGGAGCAAATGTGTAAAGCATATCAATCAAGTTATGGTGTTCCGTGTTCGATAGTGAGATTAAACAATACATTCGGTCATTTCTGTCAAAAAGAAAGATTTCCTATGATTGCTATTAGAAAACTATTGAACGGGGAGAAGTTCACAATTTATACACACGATGATGAAGTAGTTGGTCGAAGATGGACATCTATATATGATGTAGCTGAAATGGTAAGTTTTATACTTGAACAACCACCGGGTAGAATCTATAACACAACGGGTGACTTTATGACGAATCTACAATTTTTGGAGTATATAGCCAAAGCTATGGATAAGGATGGGTTTGATTTTGAATTAGTAGAGGAGAATATACGTGGTAGAATAGGTAATCAGGATGCACCACCAGACCTTATTCGATCACTTGGGTGGAAATCATCTAAAACCTTCGATGAAAGAATTAAGGATTTTGTTAGTTCCACCCTAGCTTCTTCTTAGGAGGGACTGGTATAACCATATCCTTTTCAAAGTCGATATAGGGTGTCATATTTTCAAGTGAGTTTCCAAACTCCAATTTAGGATAAATCTTTTGCGTCTCTGGTATGGGAATATCTTGTAAAGTTTTCACACCATAGGCTTCTGCAATCTTTACAAAATCCACTTCATCCCCAAATACATCACTTTTGGAAGTCGCAATGTATTTAGAGTCGAAGTAACTATCTTGAAACTGTTTAATGATACCATAACCACTATTGTTTAGAATAATGATTTCGATGGGTAGGTCATACTTCTTGACAGTTAGGAGTTCTTGGATATTCATCTGAAATCCACCATCACCATCGATACAGTAAACCTTTTTACCTGATCCAATCGCTGCACCTATGGCACATGGGAGTGCAAAGCCCATTGACGAATTTCCAAGGTTTGTGAAAAGCTTTTGACCATCCTTGAGTTTGGCAGATTGCATCGTCCATACCAAGTTCCCACCTTGATCGGGAATAACAATACAGTCATCGGGGAGATCATTGAAAAAACCATCTAGATAATCATAAACAACTGAGTCGCCTTCACGGGATTTTTCTTGGCTGTACTTACGCTTCCATTCGTAAATCTTTTCGAGCCATATTTCATATTTTTTACAACGGTTTTCATCCCAACCAGATCCATCACCTAGGGGTACACCGATGATAACACTATCGAAGAAGTTCTTGGCGTCACTCACTATACCAAGATCAATGGGTACATCCTTTTCAGGCATCTTATTAATTTCGTGAATATCGACGTCTACCATAATTTTCTTTGAATGTACAGAGAACATGGGTCCACTCCCACCAATTTGGCGACTATCGAGGCGACTTCCAATGGATATAATGAGGTCTGCATTTTGTATAGCGTAGTTTGCAACCCTGTCACCATAAACACCTGGAGATCCTATACGAAGAGGGTGATCGGTACCACATATATCAAATGCACCCCAAGAAACGAGAAACGGTATTTTTGTCTTTTCGGCAAATTCTATAGCCTCTTTCTCTGCCCCCGCAAGCTTTACACCGTGACCAAATATGATAACCGGTCGTTGACTGTTGTGAATATATTGTGATATGTCGTATTGTGGGGTAACTCGGCGACTGTGTGTCACAAGGTTAATATTCACATCTTCAATCGTGGTCATTTGAAGATTCACCGGTAAGTCCATGAGAACTGGTCCATAACGAGGAGTCTTGAGTTCTGTTAGTAACTCACTAAGAACACCTTCAAGTTGCCTAAGTTCTGGTACGTGTAGGGACTTCTTCGTAACATCCTCAAACATCTTAGCTACAGGCATCTCCTGAAACCCAGTTTGTCTAGGTTTAGACTCAAAATTGGATAGATCTTCTTTTGTATTCACCTGACCACTAATGAAGAAGGCGGGGATTGAATCATACCAACATCCACATACACCGTTAAGAAGGTTTTGGACACCTGGACCACTTGTGACGACTACACCGGCAGTCTTACCTGAAGATCTGTAATACCCCTCCGCTGCCATTGCGGCTGACTGTTCATGCTGAAAGCAGTAATATTTAACCTTAGGATTCCTGGCAATTGCGTTTATAAATGGGACGATAGCTCCACCGGTTATTACAAAATACGTATCTATACCATTGAGGTAGAGCGTCTCTATGATGTAATCACAGGTGTTCATATTTATGATATGGAGCTAAAACTTTAATCATATTTCCACGAACTTCCAGACATTCCCAATAATTTTTCAAGTTCTTCTTCTTTCATATTGTAACTATGCTCGTTATCAGGAAACTTTTGTAAATGAACTTCATTTGCATATTCATTTATGGCGTTATGAAACATCTGTTCACCATTTATGTATTGCTTGATAAACTTTGGTTTAAAATCCCAAAACAAACCAAGAATATCATGGACAATGACGAGTTGTCCATCTACACACGAACCAGCCCCAATGCCATAAACGGGTATCTTAAGTTCATTTTTCACAATTTTAGATACTTCTTTGGGAACAGCTTCAAGGAGTAAAAGTGAAGCGCCATTATCTTCAACTTCTCTCGCCTGTGTTACAAGTTTATCAACCTCATCAGCGGTTTTAGCTTGTATCCTATATCCACCCATTCTAGCTTGTGTCTGTGGAGTGAGACCAAGGTGGGACATGACTACAGTACCAGAGTCTACAATCGCTTTAATTCTATCTGGAAAATGACCTTCAAGTTTAACTGCATCCATACCCTCCTGTAAAAATTTACCAGCATTTTCAATTGCTACTTGGTTAGATGGTTGATAAGACATGTATGGCATATCACCAATCAAAAACTGATTCTGGGAACCCTTTTTAACCGATCGACAATGTGTAAGCATCATATCCATAGTAACTTCATTAAGATTCTTAATACCATGAACAGTTGAACCAGCTGTATCTCCAACTATAATAAAATCAACATTACAGTTATTGATTATTCTAGACGTTGGATAATCATATGACGTTATACCAACACTTCGAACATTGTTTAGTTTATTTTTGAATAGATTTAGGATGGTTCGTTTCATATTATTCAAACGGGTTGTATAATCTTTAAGTTAAAGATATTTGGATTTTATAATATAATGATAGCCGTAGTGTCTGTACACGATAAAAAGTATGAACCTCTAGCTGAATGGACACTTCATAAGAATAAGAAAGAATATTGTAAAAAACATGGGTATATACTCGAATATGCCGACGACGGTGGTGAAAAGGTTTGTGGTAAGCCTGTTATGCTCCCACCAGCACCTGATACACATATACCAATTGGATGGGGTAAAATATTTCTTATGAAAGATGTGTTTAGGCGACACCCAGGTGTTGAGTGGATTTTTAGTACTGATTGTGATGTTATGATTACGAATATGGACACAAAAATTGAAGACATTATAAAAGAGCATGCGGGTCCAAACACACATGTCATGATTCCAGCTGATTGTAATGGTATCAACTGTGGTAATATGCTTGTAAGGAATTCTCCAATAGGAAAGGCATTCTTAAACACTGTAATTTCGGGTATGCCACTTTATAGAAATTGGTACATGGTAGAGAATCAACTTATACAGGATCTAGCTATAGGTTCACATTTACGAGAGAATGGTATCACCCCCGGTGGTACATTTTGGGCGGAGGTTATCAAGGTTTTACCACAACGTGTCATTAATTCGTATGATTACACTAAATTACCACTCCTAAAAAATAGACCCAACTTCAATGATATTTTGGGAACGGATGGACAATGGCAAAAAGGTGATTTTCTTATCCAGTGGCCAGCCACTGATCTCGAATATAGAATCAATGCTGCCAAAGACCTAAGTGAAAATAAATCTTTGTGAAAATTATGGACGAACACGTAGAATTGAAGGATGCATATCAGGGTCTAGAAGCTAGGGCTGATGATATCGCATTAAGTCTCCGTGAATTACCAATCGATTACAAACTGGCTGATAAATGTGCCGATATTGAATTCGCCGTGGAGGATATCAAAGAGTGGTATGAGAAGCGAAAAAAAGATTTTGAAGAATACGAATCGGAAAAGAAATTCGTATTGGACAAGATTGAATTAATTGACACACATCTAAAAAAGTTATATAATGACGTTGAAAATCTCAAATTACAAGAGTTTTCTCATGACCAACACGGAGGGTCGTATTCACGATTACCTCAAATCCGGCGTCCGTAAGATTTTTACAAAATGATACATCTTCAGAGCAGGTCTCACGGAGCCCATCAATCTCTATAAGAGGATAGCTAAAGTATGGATACTTTAACTTTTCAATCACTCCCTTACGACACGCAAAGAATCCCATACCATTATAAGCGACTGGAACGAACTTTGGGGCCTTTTCAAAGTCGTCGATTTGTGCAAATTGAAACGATCCCATTTTCTTATAATAGTCTACGTTCCACTCTTTGACACATGCATAATGTTTGAGATCCTCCATTCTGTAGAGTCCAGAAACAACGGGGTATGTATTAGTATCCTCGATAAGTTCAATAAGTTGTTCAGGTGTAAACCTAATATCAGAATCAATTGTGACCCATACATCGTAATCAATTTTACCATCAAATGGTTTTTGGTCGGCACCTCTACGAACATCTAAACCTAGAGTTTTCATTCTTGAATATGTGACATAACTAGAATATTCATTTGTAATCATTACAGTATAGTTTTTTGATTTTAGTGTCTGCACAGTTTCAAGAAGATTTAACATAAATCCACCGGAGAATGTTCGACCAGGTAGTGCTATGATGACCTTTGTCATTTTGATAGAATACCGAGCACTTCTTTAACCGCTGGATGACGAATAATATCATCATCTTCCATTTCCACATGTTGTATATAATCGAGCTCCATACATTGCATCTTATATACCAAATTTTCAAGTCCATTAGCTCCTTCTAAATCAGATTGTTCTAAATCACCAGTTACTACTATTTTTGTACCCTCACCTAGACGTGTAAGAAGTAATTTCATTTGATTTGGTGTACTATTTTGCATTTCATCAGCTATAATCAGAGTGTGATTAAATGTTCGACCTCTCATATATCCCAGTGGTTCAATACAAATACATCTATCCATTTGATTATGGGTCATTGACTGTTCAAAAATGTCATACATTGGTCTCGTCCATGGTTCCATTTTTTGATCCATGTCACCGGGTAAGTATCCCATGTCTTCATCTGCGGCGACAATTGGTCTAGTTAAAACAACCCGTGCTCTGGGATGCTTCAAAATATGTTCAGTCGCAATGTTACATGCGAGCATAGTCTTACCAGTACCTGCGGGTCCTGTCCCTATGATTATAGGTTTACTGGATCTCAAAGCTAACATATATTTACATTGACCAGCTGTTTTAGGGAAGTTCATATATTAATTAAAGATTTTTTCCTTATATAATTTAAATGGACTTCCACTTCATTAAGTTAAATTATAACGGTACGTATCTTAGTCTTGTGGATCCTAATTCGAAATCTCGTTTCGTATGTTTTGCTGAAAAGGATATGGCGATGAAGTGTGTAGATTATGCATCAGAATTTAGAGCAAGAAATCGTATATGGCCCTCCTTGGATATGTCTTCAGAAAATAGAAAATTAGAATTAAATGAGGAGGTACAATTTCCATACGGTTCTCCTCGAATTATAAAACGTTCATTGGATATTGAAACATTTGATTTCACTACTTTAGATAAAATAGCATGTAGAACAAACGTCTCATTTTACTGTATAATAGCTTTTGACGTGATTTTTCGTAATGATAGTGAAAGTATAAAAATGTCCGGACAGGAGATGGATGGTGTCGCTAACCCAGAAGATTTTGGTGAGTGGATGGATTTTAGCTTAAAAATAAAGTGACTTGTATTATAAAATGTGTGGGATCTTTGCACTTTTTGGTGAAGAAGTGGAGGCTGGGTATCACCTTCTTCACCACCGTGGTCCCGATGATTATAGTACCCGAACACTTGGAAAATGTCGTATGGATTTTTATAGGCTCGCAATCAATGATCTCACACCCACAGGTATGCAACCTTTTAAGAGTGAGAAATCTATGTTGATATGTAATGGTGAAATCTATAATCATAAGAAATTTAGAACTGGAATTGAAAAGGGTACCAGTGATTGTGAAGTTTTAATACCAATGATTGAATATTTCGGTGTCTTGGAAACTCTTGATGTGATAACTGGTGATTTTGCATTCGTTTATAGTGATGGTAAAAAAGTTATTGCTGCGAGAGACCCAGTCGGTGTAAGACCGTTATTTTATACCCGATACGCAGAGAACTCTATTGCATTTGCTAGTGAGGTAAAGGCTCTACTTTTTTTAAATTCTAAGATTGATATTTTCCCACCGGGTCACATCTATGATTCTTATCTCGATGACTTTGTATGTTATCACAGTGGATATTGGCGTGTTAATAAATACGTAAATGACTGCACACGTGATGAGATGCGTCAAACATTTGAACATTCGGTGCATGAACGCCTTGCAACAACAGAACGAGATATTGGTTTTCTTCTTTCAGGTGGTCTTGACAGTAGTCTCATAGCTTCTATTGCAACTAGGAAATTGGGTAAAATTAAAACGTTCTCAATTGGGTTGGATGGAAGCCCTGATCTTGAAGCTGCTAGAAAAGTCGCCAAGTATTTAAACACAGAACACACTGAAGTAAAATTCACGGTGAGTGAAGGTATTTCTCACATAAATGATGTCATTCATTCACTCGAATCTTATGATACAACAACTGTGCGCGCAAGTACGCCTATGTGGCTTCTGTGTAAATATATTAAACAGAAAACTAATTGTCGGTATATTTTTTCGGGTGAAGGAAGTGATGAAATTTTAGGTGGATATCTATATTTTCATAGTGCACCAGGTGTTGAAGAGTTTGCATCGGAAAATATGAGACGTCTTCGACTTATTCATCAATTTGATGGGCTACGTGCGGATAGATGTGCGGGTGCCCATGGTTTAGATCTTATTGTGCCATTTTTGGATAAGACGTTTATTGATTATTGTATGAGAATCAACCAAAATGGAAAAATTGATAAAATCGAAAAACGCATACTTCGCGAAGCCTTTGAAGGGTATTTACCACATGACATCCTATGGAGACAAAAGGATGGTATGAGTGATGCCGTCGGTACAAATTGGGTAGACGAAATCAAAAAATACGCAGAAGGAGAAATTGATGATGCAACGTTCAGTGAAATACGTATGAAATCAAATTATCACAATGTACCACTAACTAAGGAGGAAGCACTCTATCGTCAAGTATTTTGGCGAATGTATGGACGTGAGAACGATCATCTCATCTCAGAAATATGGAGGCCTAAATGGACCAAAGTGACAGATCCCAGTGCGCGTCTACTTATAGAAAAGAATCGTAAGTAATATAAATGGCTACAGAATTTGTAAAACCATTTGACTGTAAAAATGAAGCACACGTCATGTGGTTTAAAAGCCTCGGTGAAACTATGGTTAAATCACTGAACGGTGACAAAAAGATCAATATGGCTGCTGCTATTGACGAAAATCCTCTACCAGGTAAACCACGTGTACAGAATGTTATGGATTTTCCTTACGTACATTTTCAGCTAGCAATGAAGTATTCAACTGCAGTATTAAACGGGGATGCTTTCATCCCTAATACAAAATGAGTTATATTCATCTAATGTAAAGTCTTGTGGTTCTGAATTTTCATCCATACGTACGAGTAATATCTTTCCGTGTACTTCTTCTACATCGAATGGTGGGGGTAAAATATTTTCATTCTTAGTTTTACCATCCTCCGGTTTCATAATCACGACATCTATATCAGGCCATTGTCCTATAAAAGTTTGTCGTCCACATAAAAGTTTAAAAATTTCATTCTTACTTGGGGTAATATCTAGGTCTATTTCTTGAACATGACCTATATTCTCACAAATAAGAATTGCTTTAGTCATCTAGGATACTCTCATAAAAAAATGTCAGTAAACTATAAAATGAATGCGACTAATCGCACAGCTATACGATATATTGTAGTTCTCTTTGTAGCTATATGTATTCTCGGTTTTCTTAACCGTAAGGAGAAGTATGTCGCCGATGGCTCTGGACGTTTAGATTATCACTATGTTACTAAAGAATATGACACAAACCCCACTCGTCGCGTTGGTGGATTCTTTGATACTTGTTCGCCTGAAAATATGGAGGATTGTCAACGCAATAATCCTTACGAAGGTCTTCCATTGCCCTAAGTGGTTTAAAAACAGTGTAAATATATAGAATAAGAACAATGAACTCAACACGTGAGTTTGTTATTGGTAAATTATCTACCCTTCTCGACATCACAAAAGATGATAAGATATGTACAGATCTCGAGAAGTGTATACTGAATCATTCACATGATAGATGTCATAGTCAACCTGCATGGGATAATCCCCACTTTACAAGTATTTATAAGCATAAGTTTTTGTCTATTCAAAAGTGTTTAATAAATTCGGAAGAACTAAAAGAAAAAATTAAATCAAAGGTGGTAAGTGTTATAGATCTAATGGATATGAGACCTGAACAATTATGGTCGGATGGTCCATACGCCAAATTACAAGAGGAAAGAATTCATAAAGATTTGAGAAAGCAATATCTCGCTAAAGAAGCTAAGGAAAACCTAGTTGGATTCTTCAAGTGTGGGCATTGTAAATCGATGAAGACCACGTATTATCAAATGCAAACGCGATCAGCTGATGAACCTATGACAGTGTTTGTAAGCTGTCTCAACTGTGGAAAAAATTGGAAATGTTGAGTACGTGTTCAGAGTCTGTAAGATCGGTTGGCATATCACCAACTGATAAAATGAAATTATAAGGTAATTGTTGTTTCATAATACCTTTAGTTAATGGACTACTAAACCCTATATAATCATACGGAATACCATACTCGTATAATTGTTTTATAGTTCGTTCAATATTATGATCTAAAGGTGGGCGAGCTGTTATGATAATAATTTTGTAGGTCATACCAAGTGATTCATGTAAAAGTTCTATTATTGGTTTATTAGGCTCCCCATTTGTGAAAATAAGAGTATCATCTATATCAAACATAACCGCGTCATTTGGTGCAATTTCTCTGTTTGATATGTAATGTATACCCCAGCTCTTTAGACTATCCATTAATGTTATTAAAGATTTAAAATTTAAACATAATAGACATGATTGTTGACGTCAACTGTGATGATGATACGACACAAATAGCTCGTGTTGTTCAAGAAAGCGAACACAATTATGCTGTTAATTTTCTAGAAAGAGTTCATTCAAGTGTATTTAATTTTAGCCAAAATGTTGAATCTGTGAGTAAAGAGTCTGTTTCTGGTTTTTATGATGTAGAAAATTTAGAAAAGACTGGTCTTTATGTACACACTCAACGAGGCTATGAGATTATTGATGATAGTGAGGATGAAGATTTTACATGTAGTGGAAGTGAAACTGACGAGAGTGAGGATGATGTATCACTCGTTGATGAAGATGAAACCTAAGTCGTCAACTAAATATCTGATCTAGTAACAATTATGGAGTACAAAGAACCCAAAAAGCGTGTAACAAAAAATGACAAGAAAAATAAACATCAAGTTTATTCTCAAAAGCACGTGAGAAACTTACTTAAACAAATGGAGGCTACTAAGGATAAGAGAAACGATGGCTCCGTATCAACCCCCAAATGCTCACTACTCCCAAATGGACGTGTCTGATTACACTGAGGAACAGATTTTTTCATTCATCGGTAAAACTGGTAAGAAGTTTTATTGGCTTACGAAGAAACTTGGACTTGATTACCTTTGGTATGATAAGGAGCGTAAAGTCATCGAAATTTGGGGACCACTCTACACGCATATGAACCAACAGTCCGCGCATGTAATTCGATGTGAGATCGATTTCTTTCTAACACCTAAGTTAGAGGATAACATCTCCAAAAATCAAGATGAGCATGTACAAACGACCATCCCAGCGTGTTAAAGTTCATACTTCTCATATTCGTGGGGGTATACCCGATGATACGTTTGTTGGTCGTATTGTTCAGTCCAAACCCATAATACAATTCAAGTTTGTGAAAGATCCAGTATATCACCAAGATGATTATTTGAAATTACTTGAAGAGAATTATAAAAAAATGGGTCTTCCTTACGTAAATCCACAATTACCTATAGTACAACCGAGGATATACCCAGAACCACCGAAAGAACCAGAACTTACATTTGGTGATCGTGTTCAAGTAAATCTTAGAGTGTTGAAGAGCGGTATTGTGAGAGTGAAAATTAACTCTGCTATTGCAGAATTATACAATAAATACTACAAACATGCTAAAAGACCACCGTTTAAAATGGTTCTACAAGCATACAAATCACACGGGTTTAGTAATGAATTTTTACAAAGGATTGAAAAAAATAATGAAAAGCGGAAACGGGAAGCTCTCAGGATTGAAAAGATATTTACGAAGATATTTGACAAAGAACCAATCAAAAAAGTAAAAAAGGCAAAAAAGAAAGAAGAAGAACCAGAAATAATCGAAGATGTCGTCGAACCAATCGAAGACGAGGACCAGCCTCCAAAGTCTGATGAACCCGAAGAGGAGGAAACTTTAGATGTTGAACCAGATGAAGAAGATGAAGAAGAAGTGGAGGAGGAGTATGTCTCTGATGGAGAATAAAGTGCACCTAAGTTAGCTTTATTGTTTAAATAAAATACACTTTATGAATATATTTTTTTTATCACTAATACCAATCGAAATTGCTCATTGGTCATGTGACCAACACGTCGTTAAAATCCAATTGGAAATATGTCAAATGCTTTACACTGCTTGGCATTTTTCCAATGAGGAACATATTATCCGTGAATGTGCACCATTTATGAAAGACGGTGAAACTAGAGGATATAAACCAGCACACAAGAAACACCCCATGACCATGTGGATTGCATCAAGTCATGAAAATTACTTGTACGCATGTAGAATAGGTATTGCTCTAACTTTGGAGTATACACACCGTTATGGAAAGGTTCACACATGTGCGAGACACCTCATGTGGTTGTACGATAACAAACCTTCACATTTTGAAGAAAGGCGGAGTGAGACGGCTTATTATTCTCAAGAAGGCATCCCAGAATGTATGCCAGAACAATACAGGAGACCAAGTATAACTGATTCGTATCGGTTATATTATATGATGGATAAGATGAGTTTTGCGAGATATAAAATCTTAGAACCTAATAAATGATTGTAGCAACAACTTTATTCGATCATCCCCATATTAAGGGTATTATAGAGTTTGAAGAAAAAGGTGCTAAAGTTGTAATTAAAGGAAATCTAAAATCTACCAAGTACAAAAATAGTTCACATGGAATCCATATACATGAAGCCGGTGATTTAAGTGACAAATGTATGGGTGCGTGTGCACATTTCAACCCTTATAATAAACAGCACGGTGGACCCACCTCAAAAGATAGACATGTAGGTGATTTAGGTAATATTCATTTTGACGCAAAGGGTGTTTCTAAATTTAGAATGGAAGATGGTTTGGTCAAATTACGAGGAACCAAAGCCAATGTTATTGGGAGATCGGTAGTTATTCATGAAGACATGGATGATTTAGGAATGGGTGGTCACAATGACAGTTTAACAACTGGACACGCGGGTAAGAGGATAACGTGTGCAGTTATTGGTTATTCGAAGCGAATGTTTTAAAAAAAGTTAAATCCCCTCATTTTACCCTTGTATAAATAGACAGCCTCGGGTCTTTCTTCTGGTTTTTCATAACCCAAATCTTCTAAAAACTTAGCCACTGGATTATTATCAAAATCGTGAATCTCTATGAGAATTGTGGGCATGTGCTTTTTTATCGTTTCTTTAGCACCCTCCAACACCTGCAATTCGTGTAGTTCTACATCTATTTTAATGATAGATGGTGTACCAGTATATACATCATCAAGTCGTTCACATGAGACGAGAATACCTGCACCTTTCATATCTTCCTCTGTGTGAAAACTTGTTCCCCCGTAGTTAATTTGTGTATTTGATTGACATCCACGGTTTGGTATGAACATCTCCATATTTTTCTTTTCATTTGAGAGGGCGCATCGATACACATTTATAGGATGTTTTAGAGCATTATTTTGTGCATTTTTGATAACTATTTCATGAAACATTGGTTCAAACGACACAACTGGTCCATAATCAGAAAACATTAGGGAATTGTAGCCAATGTTCGCACCAATATCTAAAATGTCTGTACCCTCTTTGTAATACGTAGGGATGTCATTTCTCATCCAACCATCCCATTCATTACCAATAGCTATATTTGGTCCAATATACTCATCATCTTTTATTATAAAAACGTTATATTTACCGTTATTAACTAGAGTTAGATCTAAACTCATACTATTTAAAAATATAAACACATCTTTAAATAAGAATGTCATGCCCACATGGTATAAACTTGATTCGTTGTACCGTGTGTAATAGTGGCCCTTTGTGTATACACGTAGACTTGAGAGAGTTGTGTGAAACATGTGGGTATTTCGAGATATGTGAACATAATAGACGAAAAGTACGTTGCCACGTATGCCGAAAAAGTGGGTTAAAACAATCCCCACTTTACTATAAAGTATGTTCAGTATTGGAAAAGGTATCGCGACACGCTTTACCGCACCGACTGTCAAAGTTGATACCAAAGAACGAAAGGTGGAATACCATCCAAGAACATATACACAGTTTATCCAAGGGATCAAGAACCGTGAACTCCCTTCCGTAATCATACGACCCAATAAGAATATAGCAGTGTTTCAGGAAGAGAATGGGGATTATGGTGATGTTTCAATCCCACAGAATGAGCAGTTGTGGCAGACACTAATGGAAAGTGAGACTGAAGTTCTCATAGATAATACCCAACCTGTATCTCTCATCGAGAATGTTGTCATGTTCTTTTTTATTGCTTACATATTTACCCTTGGTCGTACCCTATTCACCCCTAGAGGTGAAGGTGGTATGGGGATGTCAAACCCTTTCATGAAGTCTGCGGAATTTAACATGGAAAATGAGGTTACTACACGATTCAAGGATGTTGAGGGTATCGACTCAGCTAAGGATGAGCTCGAGGAGATTGTTGACTTTCTCAAAAACCCCGAAAAGTACTATGGAAGTGGTGCCCGAATCCCACGTGGCGCCCTCCTCGCCGGCGCCCCGGGCACTGGTAAGACCCTTCTAGCTCGTGCTATCGCGGGTGAATCAAGTGTCCCGTTTGTACAGTGCTCTGCCGCGAGTTTCATCGAGATGTTCGTCGGTGTTGGCGCTAAGCGCGTCCGGGAACTCTTTGAGCAAGCGCGTGAAAATCAACCATGTATCATCTTCATTGATGAGATTGACGCTGTTGGTAAGAAGCGTGGTGGAACTACTACACCTGGTAATGATGAGCGTGAGCAAACCATTAACCAGCTTCTCACTGAGATGGATGGTTTTGACAATGAGACTGGTATCGTAGTGATTGCTGCGACAAATAGGATTGATATCCTAGATGATGCACTGCTTCGTCCCGGTCGGTTCGACCGTAAGATTCAAGTGTCCCTTCCAAGTGTCAAGGGGCGCCTCAAGATTTTGGGTGTACACGCTCGTGGTAAGAAGTTTGCACCCGATGTGCGCCTCAAGAACCTCGCTAAACAGACGACTGGATTCTCTGGTGCTGACTTGGCAAATCTGTTGAATGAGTGTGCTATTCGTGCCGTTAAGGATGGTGACGGTACCATCACAAACGATATTACTGAGAATGTCTATCAGCGCATAGTCGTTGGGGCTAAGGGTGATGTTAAGTATTCTTTCCGTAAGAAGGAGCTTGTGGCGTACCATGAGGCTGGACATGCCATCATAGGTGTCCTCGTGCCAGACTATGACAAAGTTCGTAAGGTTTCTATCATGCCCCGAGGTGCTGCGGGTGGTGTGACCTTCTTCCAACCCTCTGAGGATAATGCGGACAGTCCATTCTACACGAAAGAGTATCTACTCGCACAAATCCTCGTTGCCCTAGGTGGTCGTGCAGCTGAAGAGGTTATCTATGGAGCCAATCGTGTCACGACTGGTGCGAGTTCTGATTATGCGAGGGTCTACCAGATTGCCCGTGAAATGGTAACAACCTATGGTTTCGGTAAGAATAAGTATGATTACCGTAACCTATCTCCATCAGCCGCTCTTAAGGTGGATAACGAGATTGAAAACATCGTGTCACAGTGTTACAGGTATGCACTCAAGATGTTGACGGATAACAAGGACAAGTTGGAAGAACTCAAGGATTTACTCATCGAGGAGGAGATCGTCGATGGGGAAGTCGTGTATGATATGCTTGGACAGGGTCGTTGTAATTCGTTTGACTGTTCGGTCAGTTTTGACTAACGGGGTCTATTTTCGTTAGACAGTTCTTGTTCTACTCTAACCTTGGTTCCTATCTTACTCTGAAAATTGTTGTAGATACTACCTAACTTTTTAAAACTTTCTTCACTACCACCTGGTCTTTGTGGATGAAGTTTCATGGATGCCTTTCGATAAACCTTCTTACCCTCGTTATTCTTCTCTGTCTTACTTAAATATGTTTTCTTTTGGATCTCTTTAAATTTGTTATCTACATTTTTGACGACGGCATTCGCTGCAGCTTTCTTGGCATTTGCAGCAAGTCTCTCAGCGTTCTCAGCAGCCTTCTTGGCTTTCTCAGCGTTCTCAGCAGCCTTCTTGGCCTTCTTGGCTTTCTCAGCGTTCTCAGCAGCCTTCTTGGCCTTCTTGGCTTTCTCAGCGTTCTCAGCAGCCTTCTTGGCTTTCTCAGCGTTCTCAGCAGCCTTCTTGGCGTTCTCAGCAGCCTTCTTGGCTTTCTCAGCGTTCTCAGCAGCCTTCTTGGCGTTCTCAGCAGCCTTCTTGGCGTTCTCAGCAGCTTTCTTGGCAGCAGCAATATTACGATTCGACTTTTCTCGTTTGGCTCTAGCTGCAGCCTTCGCTGCCGTAGCTTCGGCTTTAGACCTGTTAACAGCCTCCTGTCGGGCATTCTCCTCAGCCTTTTTAGCGGCATTCTTAATAGCCTTCTCTCGGGCTTTCTCCTCAGCAGCCTTCTTAACGGCATTCCTAATAGCCGTCTCTCGGGCTTTCTCCCCAGCCCTGATTTTTGCTTCTTGATTTGCCATCCGTGCGTGAAATTCAGCTCTGGCTCTTAACTGTCTCACCGTATTGGGCCTCACCGTATTTGGCGCATTTGTCATCTCCACATTTGGTACAAAATCCAAATTTGGCGCTTGAGTCATGATGACATTACCACTATTGTTTAGGTTTACCATAATACTATGTACTGACAAAAAAATTAGACCACTCTAGAAAATAGGTAATTACGACACGTGTACTTATCATATGAACCCATCTTTCTATTTTTAAAAATCATTTTTCCCTCCATTTCCAAGGTGACGAGTACATTTTTACTTGGAAGTAGATACACACAGTGATCGATATATTCATCAGTCATGGGTCCCAGTAATATTTCTTGAATTTCTTGATTCTCTTGATTCTCAAATTGACCCTCGATACCAGCACCACTCGGTAACAGTATTTTACACGTCGACATGAAGCATTTACAGCTTGGAATCTTCTTAATCGTGAATTTCACGTGATGGTCGGTCTTATTGACTAACACTATGTTGCGTTTGAGACCACACAATTTATGAATCCAACGCCCAGGTAAATACGTGGGACGTCTTTTTCGTTCATTCATAGACTTGGTTTCTAATGCCATACTTCGATCCAGTAGATGCACAGGTAGAGGGGGGAGCTCAGGCTTTGGGGGAAGTCTGGGCTCTGACTCTGGCTTCGGTTCTGGTTTGAAAAACATATCAAGTACGAACCCAGTCATTTAAAGTAACATCACAAATTATTTCTCAGGTGATAGTAGATATGAGTTTGTCAAACCAGGATGCAAATCAACTCAGAACACGATTGGAAAGAAATAGCAATTTATCTGTTACATCAAAGACTAATTTGAATAGTTTTATAGAGAAGAAGAAAAATGCGTTTGATCGTTCGACATTTATGCAACAGTATAATGCTAAAATGAGAAATTTGAGGAATAGGGACGCGGGTTTAGGAATTAACAGTAAACGTAAAAGGTCGCGAGGTAATCTAAACTCCGCGATGGAAAATAGCACTGGAAGTGTATCTGGTGGGTCCGTGAATCCTGGTAAGAGGGGTCGAAACTCACCCAGAGGTCCGTTAAGTGCTGTAAGTGGTGCAAGTAGCATATCGAACAATGAAAATGTATCTAGTGGGTCCATGAACAATAATGGGTATGGTGGGTTCTCGAATAACGAAAACGGGAATGGGTATGGTGGGTTCTCGAATAACGAAAACAATTTAGAACGCAACACGAAAAGGCGAAAAAATAATTCCCAAGCGCAGGCTGCTACTAACAAGGCTGCTGCTAACAGGGCTAAGGCTAATGCAAACGCTAGGGCTGCTGCTAACAAGGCTAAGGCTAATGCAAACAAGGCTGCTGCAAACGCTAAGGCTAAGGAAAATTACAATAAATTACGAATCAAGCGAAATTCGTTACCTCGCGGACTTTATAATATTTTTTCCAATACCATATTACAAAATGCGGTTAAACAGGGGAGGTATCAAAACATGAACACTCAAATTAATTCTAAAATGAAACTTGCGAATAATAACGAAAGGCGAATAAAAATTCAACTTAACAAAATTCCCAATGGAAATTTCAGAAGAAACGTCCAATCTAAAATAAATAACGTTAGAGGTAATAACAGTAAAACTACTGCTTTATTACAACAAATTAACACGGAACAAAAGAAAATAAACGCTAACGCTAAGGCTAAGGCTGTGAGGAATAGGGTCCCACCAATGAATTTAAAAGCAAAAGCAAAGGCTGCCGCTGCTACACAAGCTGCTAAGAATGCTAACGCGAACGCCGCGAGAGCTAGGGCTAACGCGAACGCCGCGAGAGCTAGGGCTAACGCGAACGCCGCTAAGAATGCTAATGCAAACACCGCGATCGCTAATGCTAGGGTTAATGTAAAGATAAACAACTTGGCAAATATACGAGATGTGGTTACTTTGATGCTATCAAAAGATCAGTTAATTGAAATTGCTAAAAATCTTAAGGTGTCGTATACAAAAAGTAATAAAGTTCCAAAACTTAAAGATACAATTTTAAAGCATAATAATAAAAATGATTTAATCAAAGAAGTAAATAACCAATTGGTTGGAGACGCAGAATCTAAAAAGATTGCAGAAAAGGTTAACAGCTATATTTCTGGTATTAGAAATATAAAAAGTCAAACACGTCCAAAGTATACAGCTTCTTTGGTGATTTTATATATAAAAGATTTATCCAAAGCGGCGAGAACTAATGTAATTAAAAATGGTCGTAATTTACTACAACTTATGAATGGAATCAATAGTAGAACTATATCAAATAATAATATCAAAAAAGAAGAAAAAATAACTAATGAAGAGTTTACAGATTTAGTTTTCATTATGTGGTTGGATGGTGTTCATGATAAGTATATAACAAAAACACTAGATACTTGGTTTAATGAAACTACACTTTTCACAAAACAACAGAAAGCATTAATAGTTGAAGGTTGGAACACACCATTCATACAGATTATTAATTCACTAAAGCTACCAAAAAATGGCGCACCAAATATTTTGAAATCTTCTTTGGAAAATTTCTCCAGTGGGTGGGAAAGAGACGTAAAGACATACTTAACAGAAAAATATAAAAAGGATGCAATCCCCATTAGTACTTCTTTGGCACAACAAGTAACATCGTCAATTCCACAAAATATAAACATCGGTGTAGACCAAGAATATACAGATAACAACGAAAATTCAATCACTCGTTTTATACAAGATCATACAAGAGCTACTAATTCGAAGACAGATGTGAACACATTAATAACATATGGTCAAGCTTTTGATCCGGGTAGGTCTATGGTTAGTAGAGGTGTTCATGAAGATATAGAAAAGTTAACCCTTGACAAGTTGTTAAACAATAAATTTATTTCAAAGAAAAAGTACTATTTGTGTGATATGAAGATCGATTTGAAAGTAGCCGCGGAGGACGGCCGTGGTGAAACATCTGTGTTTAAATTACAAGTGCAAAAGGATTCGTCAAACAATGTAAATACATTATTCAATAATAAAAAAATACTCACCGGTATAAGTGCTAGACAAGCAAAAAATGCGAACGGTGATATTATAGCTGTTTCGAAATATTTTGGTGATGCATTACAATATTATTCTTTAGCTGTTATGGATAACCGGACGAGAACCGAAAAGACTGAACGATTTTTCTTCGGTTCAGGTGATTCTATGGCATTATTGGGTTATGACAGAGTATGTGAGATATTAAAGAAATCTATTAGAATGGTGATAGATTTTCCCGAGAAATATGGACCTAAAATTCATGTGGTTGGAATGAATGGCACTGTTCGAAATACACCACAACCAGCTTATAGTACGATGACTGGCGCAGGTGTAAAAAACAATAATAAAAATAATGCTATTTCGAAATAATTAAAATCTCGGTCTATATAAATGGATGTTGTATTCACATATGGCCGATTCAATCCACCACATCTGGGACACAAGATGATGATTGAAGAGGTTATCAACAAAGCCAGTAAAATGAATAAGATACCAGTCGTGGTTGTATCACATTCTTATGGTAATAAAAGTAATCCTCTACCGGTAGAAGATAAAACTCGAATTTTGAAGAGATGGTTCCCCCAATTAACGGTATTATCTTCGTCTAAAAATCTATCTCTCGCCAAGATTGCTGAGAATTTCGACGAAAAATCGGTTATGGTTGTAGGTGAAAACCGTAAAAATGCTTTCAGTTTTCTACCATTTAATAGGCATGCACTGAAGCGACCCAACGCTGCACCCTCAGCAACTAAAGCTCGTGCAGCTGCTGTGAATGGCAACAAAGAAGTATTCAAGAATCTAACTGGATACAATCTCACAAATAATATCCAAAATAAGATTTCAAAAGCTTCGACCATCACCAAAACGAAAAGGTCTAAGTTATAGCTTATAGATTTAAAATGATATACATATATATGGCGATTGACAAGACTATGAAAGATAAGCTGACTGATTCTGAGAAGAAGAAAATCAAGCAGGAGAACAAGGCGAAGGCAAACCCCAAGAAGGCTGAGGCTAAGAAGGAGAAGAATGACGCGTGTCGTGAGAAGCGAAAGGAGGAGGGAACCACCAAGACGTTCTCTTAACCTAAGTAAACCCAAATCTATATAAAAAATCAACTAATGAACACTCTTAACGAGACTTTCAAAAACGCAAGAGTTATCTTGAGTCTCATTTGGATTGTAGGGGAAATAAACGATAATGTCCGCAATAACCGTCGCTAGAACCCGTTTGGCTGTCCTCGGCCGCCACATCCAAACAATGGCCCTCAGTGAGAACATATTGTTCCCCACATCTAAGGCGTATCTAGATGTACATGAAGCTATGGTTTCAGGTTACACGATTCAAGTGGATGTTAGACACGATGAGAAAGTTATTGATTTTGTCACTGAGGCTATGTGTCCCAATGAGAAAAGAAATGTGTATCTGCGTCAAAAGAGGATGATGCGTGAGTTGTACCCGGAATACCTGATTACCGAGAGACACACCTAAGTAGAACTAGAATTTTTATAAAAGTATCTAAAAATGTTTGCTCTTCGAGCTCCCCTCCCAGTTCCCCGTGTACCTACTACATACAAGAGACGTAAGGTTTCTCGTGTATGTAAGAGCTATTATACAATTGACGAACAAAATACGCAATTGTTAAGTGAGAGTGACTCGAATGAATTACTTCACATCATAACTTTTCATCAACCCAATGAAGAAGAAGGTATTTACGCTGTCCGTAAATTGAACAGTGATGGTTTACCCGAAAATTGTATCGTGGCGTGGAGGAACTTTGATGATGCCTTCCGCTACAAAACGCTTCTCGATGCTGAGATGAAACGTTCATCGTATATTCAATTTGCTTCACATTATGAACTCGACTTCGCATGTGAACATGGTAACTATACGTGTCGTATCGTGGATAATGGAGTTCTCGTAACACCACCCACGGAGACCATTAAAACGACTGATTGGGAGCGTCGTAACGCTCTACTTAACGGTAGATGGTCTGTGAGAGAGAAAGATGATAGTCCACCGGAATGGCCTTAGAAGAATAATCCTCCACCATGTTTCTCAGAAAATATAGTAAACTTTGGTTTAATATCATTCAAATACTTAAAACGTAAACGTCTCCCAATAAATTTTGCATACGCGTGTGTTTCTTTCAAATTTGAACTCGAATCAAAGGGTATAAATCCATTTACTTTCTGTCCTAAAAATGTGAAAGGTTTTTTAGCTACGATCATTTTAGTAGCAAACAAGTCTCCAGTGGGTTCGTTTTTCATAGTAGCTTTACCACGTAAATAATTAGAAATACTCTGCCCCCTCTTGGTTGTTATATTTCCAGTGTTTATCAATGTGTTAATATTATTAGGTGAATATTTATATATTTTCACCAGGTCCAACCCCTTATCTAATAGTTTTTTACGCTTCTTATATCTATTCATAATCATTACTGTTTTAACTCTATTGTTTTTATATTTTTTCAAGAGTATGGATGAATTCCTAGATAGACTGTTCATGTTGGTTGTATTATACAACAGTGCATTGATTTCACTATTGGCATTCATATATTAATCTGAGATAATTATACATATGAGTGTTTACAAAAATAGGATGATTAGATTTATGTATAAAGATATCTATTTACCTATACATTGTTATGCATCTAAAAAACAGTTTTACTCATTAGTTGGTGAATGTGTGTGTATGACAAAGTGTAAGTTCATGAGTGAATCACTACAGAATCAAGACTATCGTAACTCTGTATCGGAGAAAGACCCCGAATCGAAGAACTGATTTGGGTACACCTATGATCATGCATGTCTGCGACTGTTTCGAATGATTGGAAACATTTACTACATCGCACCGTTCCATATCCATTCAAAAGTCGGTGATTGATATCATCAGTATTATGACTTCCCAAATGTGTGATAAGTTCGTCCATGGTATCGAAGTTTTTACCACACAGGTCACATGAGCAGGCGTAAAGATTTTGAAAATTTCTATGAATGACCTTCTTTTTGAAAAGATTCCATGGGAAACACATCTTACTTACCTAAGTGATATAAAGTTTTAAGTGTTTTTTAATTTAAAATGTGTAGGTTTTCGAATCTTTACTATGAAGCTACGGAGCGTCGCAGGGAATCACCATTTGTAGACTGGATAAAGATACTCCCACCAAATAGATTGGTTCCCCTGGATTCGTATGACCGTCGCAGTGATTTTCACAAAGTTGCCAATGTCGTTCTAGACGCTGATACTAGACGCCAAACTGTGATCAAGTTTGATACAACTATTAATACAGACGACTGGAAAAGTAAACAGGAATGGTTGTATCTGTTTGTAGTTGACGGTAAGATCATCAAAATTGGTGGCACCCGTGACGGTTTGAAAAAAAGATGTGGTTCATATCTATGTGGACATCATATACCCGAGCGTGGAAGAAGTGGGGACTGTTCTAAGACGAACGCCTTCATTTACAACACTTTCGAATTTTATTTAAATATGGGGTTTGAGATTGAAATGTATGCATATAGAATTGAACCACAGGTTCTCAGTGTACCAATTTTCGATGATGAATTGATTCAGGTAACAGCTCAAGTATTCCACGCGTACGAATCTCGTTATATTGAACGTTTTAAACGTACATATGGATTCCTACCAGCGTTATGTGACAATAGTGATCCAAATTATAGGGACTAATTCTCCGTAATAAACTTTTGCTCCTCTTCCGTAATACCAAAACACTCGTATGGGTTTTCAGTTGTAGAAATAGGAAAGTTTTGTAATATTCTAATATTGTTAAAATTACCCCACCGACAAATATTATTGATGAAGACGTATAACGGGTGTTCTAACATCTTCATGAATTCAATAGCCTTCTTCTTACTCGAACACCTAATGAATACGATCGACTGGGTCATACCACAATTGTCGACGAAAACCTTATATTTATCAGTTGTCGATATAAACACTTTGTATTTCTTTTGGAACTTGTGCTCCCTCGAAGCCCATACAGTTTGTTTGGGTGTATGAATAAGCTTAAACTGATGTTCATCGTCTTTTTCATCTACGATCAGGTCCCTCTTTGTGTATTTATGTAAATCACTACTCGTTTCAACCTTGAATTTGTCAAGATTTGGGTTATCAACCGTTTTAGCCAATATACTATGAACTAATTTGTCGTATACGAGTGGAATATATCTACGAATTCCCGATGGCACTAGACCTTCATACTCACGTTTTTTCCATGTACCGGAGACTTCCATATCTTTGTAGGAACTGCAATTTTGGATGAGATACCATGTAAAACTGGAACCAATCTTCTTGAAATACTTCTTAGCTCCATGAATGTTAAGATGTACAATTTGTAACTCAGTCAACTTTTTAATCAACACGTTTCTATCTGCATAGGACATCCAATTATCTGGTGTAATGAAGAGTAAATACCCATTGGGTTTTAAGAGAGATAGGGATTTATCGATAAAACTCTTGATGAGATTGTGATTCTTTGAGGCCCTCTTACCGTCTGGCATGAGCTTAGCATACGGTGGATTAGCTACAACAAGATCATATCTCTTGTCAGTTTCCAATGTTAAAAAGTCTGTACACGACACTCGTAGATTATACTTTTCTCCACAGAAAACGTTCGATACATTTTGTAACCTGGCTTCATTTAGATCGTTAAATTCTAGAATATTTTCCATGATCTCTTTTGTATCGTGATGCTCACGTAGTTTGGAAAAGATTGGAATGTGAAAGTTCCCATTTCCGCAACATGGATCAAGTATCGACAGATCCTTCTTGGACCAGAACTCGTCAGGAATCTTACTTACCATCTTAGATATACAGTCTATAGGTGTGGGTTCATCATTCGTCGACTTGTATGTAGATTTATCCATGTTTAGAACTTCATCATAGTACTTTTTCAATTCTTCAAAAGTCTTCGTATCTATCATATTACGTAATATCTCTTACGTTTTAACTTCATTTTTGAAACCTAAGTGATTTAAAGTTTGTGGTGGAATTAAGTTTATGAGCTGTATGCAATACATTGCCTTTGATTTTGAGACCTCGGGGCTTCCCGTGGGTCGTCGCCCCTTGACACCTGAGACGATTGGACAATATGACACGTGTCGAGCTGTTTCACTGTCAGCCGCCCGGTTTTCTAATCGTGGCCGTCTGATGGATACGTTTGATGCTATTATCCAACCATTGGATTTTGAGATCAGTCAAGGATCTATTGATATCCATGGTATTACGAAAGATCGTGCTATGCGTGATGGTCGACCATTCACTGAAGTATTTATCGACTTTATGAAATTCGTTGGTCCTCGCAGCAGAAATCTTGTCGCTCACAACGCTCAATTTGACACGAGTGTTTTGAAGTCTGAGATGATCCGCAACAATATTGATTTGAATCTCATCGAGGACTTCAATTTTCGGTGCACTCTCAATATGTACAAGGAGCGTTTCTTGAAGCCCATTAAGCTTGGTGTTTTGTACAAGGAACTATTCGGTGTAGATTTTGAAAATGCTCACAATTCACTCGCCGATTGTATCGCTTGTGGACGTGTGTATCCTTACCTTCTCGGTCATGAGAGAACGCTGAAACCAATTGGAGTTCCCAAGGTTATCATCGGTGCTTCATCTGTCGCGTCAGCAGTTGGTGTTGGATTTAAGAGGATGCCAGAACTTGTTGAGGAGTTGTGGAAGAAGTACAGTCCACAGACATTTGAAGGACAGACCAAGAATGATAAGGCTCTTGAGGTCATTAATTCGAGTGAATCGGTCAAAAAGATTCTCGTGGATGCGGAGGGTTTCAAGTCTGATACGAGCACTGATGTGAATCAGAAGGTTCGTGCACTCTATCACCAGATTGAGCACTCTGGTTTGGAACCCAAGGATATTGTCGTGGCTAAGGATCATATCCGTAAGACTCTCTTCACGAATCATGGGACCCGGAATGAGGATAAGACTGCTGATACTGATGCAGCCAATTTGATTGAGGATGACACATTCTATACCTACGATGTTTGTACGATTGAGGGTACACTCTACCAGATTGTGGGTCGTGTTGACCGCATCCAGTTGAATGAGGACGGTTCGAGAACCCTAGTTGAGATTAAGAACCGGGCGAACAAACTGTTTGGGCGAGTTAGGGATTACGAGAACTTACAGTGTCAAACCTATCTCCAGATGTTGAAGGATATTCAGTATTGCCGACTTATCGAGCAGTACAACGATGAGAAGAAGGCTTATCTTATTGAGAAGGACACTGAAAAGTGGACGAGTGAAGTTGTACCCAAGCTACAAAACTTCTGTGAACACTTTCACAGTATGTTGAGTGAATCGGTTTAGAGTTTTAGAATTTTATAATATTAATGTGGCTCGAGTTGATTTCTCCGTTTTACTACACGAAACAACTATGTGAAGACAATCTTCACGATCTCATGGTCTTGAACTGTCTAAATATTGTACTCACATCCATTACGATATGTGTCATTCTTCTCAAATCCCCAATTCGTGTTGTAGATAATAGGGTTGATTTAAAATAAAATATTTGATTATAATAAACCATGGCTGCCATCGCTGTAGCCGGGGTTGGAATGATGATGGTATGTTCTTCTTCCCTTACTGCCGTCATGTTGATGGGTGGTGAGGAAAAAGAAGATCCAGTTGTCCCCAAAACCCCAGTAAATAAAAAGAAAGTCTCAGATGATGATGCTGATGATGCTGCTACCGCTGATAAGGCTGCCGCTGATAAGGCTGCCGCTGATAAGGCTGCCGCTGATAAGGCTGCCGCTGATGCTGCTGCTGCCGCTGCTGCCGAGATGCTCCCCAACGGTGTTTACACTTTAAGGGGTGGACGGGGCACTAAATTATGTGCAGACGAAGGTAATCGAATTATATGTAACAGGGACGCAGTTGGGCCATGGGAAAAGTTTACAATTAATAAGGAGGGAGATAAGTATTCTCTGAGGGGTGGTAGAAACGGTAAATTGTGTGCAGATGAGGGTAATAGGGTTATATGTAACCGTGATGCAGTTGGGCCATGGGAAAAGTTTACTATTGAGAAACATGGTGATAAGTTTTCCCTAAAGGGTGGTAGAAATGGAAAACAATGCGCCGATGATGCTCATACTGTGCAGTGTAATCGTCCACACATTCTGGGGTGGGAAAAGTTCACCATCACTCCGCTATAAACATAACCTAAGTAATTATAAAAATATAAAAAATAAGCAACATAAGATGGAGAAGCTCACGCACCTTATGCAACTTATAGATGCCAACTCGAGTGTTTTACCCGAGGGGGTCTACCTCGAAATGTGTAATGATTTGAAAGGGGTCCACGATAATATGAAGGGGTTTGATGATACTGCGTCGTATGATGATGTACGTTATGCTGAAATAAGTCATGATTTGCATAGAACTGTGATGATAATTGAAAAAATTATGAAACGTATGAAGGGATACAGATTTCGAAAGAGGATGTCCAAAAAAATGAAGAGACGGGCTATCATAGATTGGGCTAACCAGACCAATCTTACATCACTCATAGAATACACGGAAGAAGCTCTACTCGAATGTACAAATTTAAAAAGTGTAAATTTTGTGTATAAGTGGTATTTAGATAAATATAACGAACAAATACGATTTAAAATAGATTCAGCAAAGGATGCATTGGAGGACTTGTATTCAGAGAGAGATCTGCATGTAGAATCATTAGCATATGAAATGAGATTGGTATAATAAAATATTTCTACATAGTAATAAAAACAAAGATGTCTATGCCCATGTTAGCTGGTGTAGGACTTTTATGTTGTGTCAGCTCTAGTGTAGCTGCAGCGGTTTACAATAAGGGAGATGAAGAAGACCCAGTTGTCCCCAAAACCCCAGTAAAGGCAAAGGCTGACGCTGACGCTGCCGCTACCGAAAAGGTAAACATTGTACCTATAACTCATACACAAGCTCTTGAGTTAGGAAATTATAGCACCCTGAGCTCTAGATATAAACCACTCTATTATGATCCATCTGACCAAAAGATCCATTACGCTGAATCCCATGGTGATGGCACCGCGGTCTTTAGTGGTACCCTACCGAACCCACCATCTGGTACTTATGAAGCTGGTTATAAAATTTGGGTAGGTTATATTGAGACCGTGCCGCACCCAGGTCCAACCAGGTATCCATTTATTGGTTACAAGGACAAAACTCCATATGTGGAACCCTCAACTGAAAGTAAAGATATCCCTGAAGAGACCCCCTCCGATCCTTACGCAGACTGGAGATTTGTAAAAGGTATAGATTACAAAGGTAAACTTCTTTTTACTCACACTATGCATGATGTTCCACCAGCTTCGAAAGAAGTATGTTTAAATAAATGCAAAGAATCCAATCGTTGTAAATTTGTAACATTTACTCAAACTGAAAATATGTGTTGGGGTTATGAAACTGGAGGAGAAGCCGTACATCATGGTAATAGAAACAATTACTTCAAACCATAAAAAAATAATATTTACTTATATTAAACCAATATGGCTGCCATCGCTGTAGCTGGTGTTGGACTTTTATGTTGTGTCAGCTCTAGTGTAGCTGCAGCGGTTTACAATATGGGAGATGAAGAAGACCCAGTTGTCCCAAAAACAGGTGTTGGACCAAGTGCTGGACCAAGTGCTGGACCAAGTGCTGGACCAAGTGCTGGACCAAGTGCTGAACCAAGTGCTGATTATACATTTACAAATGCAGAAATCGTAGGTCAATTTGGTCCTACATTACCAGAATTAACAAAAGTGTATACATCCAAGATGAAAGAGGTAACAAGTATGTCGAAACAAGGATTTCAAGTATGGACCGTTCCCCAAGATGGAACATATCACATACACGCATATGGGGCAAAAGGGGGGGCTAATAGTTACAATAACAATCCACCTGGTTCAGGTGCACAGGTCAGTGGAGACTTTACCCTCACGAAGGGTACAAAATTAATAATTATTGTTGGGCAACAGGCGAATAGTTTCAGTGGTAGTTCCCACAGTCACGGAACTGGTGGTGGGGGTGCTACTTGGGTTCTCAAGGATAACTTTACCACTTCAACGAATGATATATACATGGTTGCAGGTGGTGGAGCCGGAGCACCAGTTTTCACCTATCCATCGTCTGGGGATGCTAATGGGTCGACACAGGCAAATGTGAATGACACAGCGGGTGGTGCCACCTCTATCGACACTGAAAGGAATGCGGGTGGTGGTGCAGGGTGGGGAGGTAATGGACTTGGGACACGTGCTACAGTCCCGAGTCACAAAGATAAAACAACAGAAGGTCCAACGGGTGGGAAATCACCCATAAATGGTGCTACAGGTGGGAATTGGACATATTATTGGAGTTCTGAATTGTCTGGTGGTTTTGGTGGTGGTGGTGCGGCATCGATACAAATTCCGGGTGGTGGTGGAGGGTTTTCTGGTGGTGATGCGGGAGGAAATACCGCTAATAGCCCCCCAGCCCAGGGTGGTACATCATGGATCATGACAAGTGCAAAAAATAGACAATTTCTTGGCATCCATGACGATAATAATGGAAAAGTTGAAATAACAATCAAATCATGACCTAAGTAAGACTCAAGAGAGATCTGCATGTAGAATCATTAGCATATGAAATGAGATTGGTATAATTATGTCTCAGTTTCTTCATTTATTTGATCTTTAATCACACCGGGTCTCCAAATTTGCGAAACGTGTTTAAACAGTGATCTATTGAATGGTGAAACAATTGAGTGTTCTTCTTCAATATTTACAGCCCAATCGTCGACATTTTTTACCAAAATAGTCTCCGATTTTACCTGTTTTTTCATGTGGGCGGATGCTTTCACATAATGAAAATCATAGCATCTCCCGGGTGCGTTATGAGGTATTCGCAATTCTGTTTCTCCTACCTTTATTCGCTTTAACATTCCTGGGTGCCATCCTACTTTCCATCCGGTGAAAGCTCCGTAAAGGTCGGCTTCATTCTCACATATGTTGTCGTACTCACTAGAAATTTGATCCCACACTTCCAATAGTTCTTCTAATTTAATGTTGAATATTTTTGTTAATTTTAAATTAGAAGTTTCTGACATATCATCACGTGTGGTGTTTGTTATGTCATTAAAATTAATTCCGTTACCTTCTTCATCAATTATTTTTCCTGCACCACCACGTAATATTAGACGATGCATGAAATGGTTTAGTCTTCGATCAAAACGTCTAAGTGCGTGTGACGTCTGTTTATGACTATTGGATTTACCGGCAAAGTCAAAATGAGTACTGAGTGTTACCAACACAGTTACCAAACCACCCATAACACCAAGAATCAAAGAAAAAGTTGGCATCTCTGTAGTTGCCAATGTACCAGTGGTAAATACTGCCGAAAGAAGTACAGATGGAAAGTTTAAATATTGTGTGAAAATAGCAAATCTCGAGGCTAAATGTTTATGTGTGTCAGTTTTGGCCCATACAGTCGTTTGTAGCTCTCGAGAATTATGTATAATAATTTCAATCGCCTTCATATAACTGACTGGAGGACTCGACACATACCTTTGGGGTGTTGGTTGCATTATAATAGGACAACATTTTTCTACCTAAGTAGGGCCCTCTCCGGTCGTTTTATTCAAAACTCCCTCCACCCCCCCTTTTCAAGAACACATTACCAAATGGACGAAATTTTACAAGAACTCCGTGCATTACGTGAAGAGGTT